TTAAAGACCCTGCAGTTTACTATGGAAAGCCTGCGGGAGATGCTATTGACATTATCAACGTTGCAGTTAATGCTCAGCAGGCAAAGAACGTTTTTTTTAAAGGTTTTAAATCAAAGATTGAAAGATCACCATGGTTTGCAGGAAAGTATAATCCAAAAGCAGACTCAGTTGAGTTTGACAAATCAATCACAGTTTATTCTGGACACTCTGAGCGTGAGTCACACGAAGGTTTGAACTTGTTTATGGCAGTCCTTGATGAAATTTCTGGTTTTGCATCTGAGGTAGCAACAGGAAATGAACAAGGAAAGACTGCTGATAACATATACAAAGCTTTTCGTGGTACTGTAGATTCTCGTTTTCCTGATCTTGGTAAGGTTGTTCTTCTTTCATTTCCCCGCTATCAAGGTGACTTTATTTCTCAACGGTATGATTCAGTTATTGCTGAGAAAGAAGTAATAGAAAAAACACATAAGTTTATTATTAATGAAGATCTACCACACGATAATCCAGACAACAATTTTGAAATATCATGGGATGAGGATAATATACTTTCATATAAAATTCCTAAGATATTTGCACTAAAGCGTCCAACTTGGGATGTAAACCCTACCCGTAAGATTGATGACTTTAAGATTGCATTCTTAACAGACTTAGGAGATGCAATGATGCGTTTTCTTTGTACCCCAACGTACTCATCTGATGCTTTTTTTAAGCAAAAGGACAAGCTAATTAGCTGTATGACATTAACAAATCCTGTTGATAGTTTTAGAAGGTTTGCAGAAAACTTTAAACCAGATCCAGATAAAATTTATTATGTTCACGCTGACCTTGCACAAAAGCACGATAAGTGTGCGGTAGCAATTGCTCACGTAGATAAGTGGGTAAATATCCAGGTAATTAAAGATTATGAACAAGTAGCACCTATCGTAATAGTAGATGCAGTAGCATGGTGGGAACCAAGATCAGAAGGACCAGTTGATCTATCTCAGGTTAAGCAGTGGATTCAAAACCTTAGAAGGCAAGGCTTTAATATAGGAATGGTTTCTTTTGACCGTTGGCAATCATTTGATATTCAACAAGAACTTAAAGCAGTAGGAATAAGAACTGATACTGTTTCTGTTGCAAAAAAACACTACGAAGATTTAGCAATGATGATCTATGAAGAGCGAGTTGCTATGCCAATGATTCCATTACTCTTGGAAGAAATGTCAGAGTTGAAGATTATGAAGGGCAATCGTGTTGATCACCCTAGAAAGAAATCTAAAGACTTGGCAGATGCTGTTTGTGGTGCTGTTTTTGGTGCTATCTCTCACACCCCAAAGGATATAGATATTGAAATAGAGATCCATACCTGGGGAACAAGTGATAAACTTGCAAGACAGCAAAGAGCTATGGTAGAATTGGAAGACAGGCAAATGCCTGAAGATGTCAGGGATTTTCTTGACAATTTAAAACTAATATAATAAGGAGAAGTAAGTGAATTCATTTAAGAAAATCGCTTTGGGACTAGCTGCAGCAATGTCTTTTGGCGTACTATCAGCACTTCCGACAAGTGCTGCTGTAAACGCACCAACTCTAGCCATTGACTCAGCAACAGACGCTGTGACATCTGGTGAGTCTGCTACAGCAGTAGTAACATTGTCGTTTATTTCAGAAACATCAGCAGATACAGCAACAATTATCTCTGCTATGTTCTCTCAGCCAACAGGGGCAGCAAAGTCTGCAACCCTATCACTTCTAGAAACATCAACATCCTCAGTAGTTATTGCAGGAAATAATGTTTCAGCAAACGTTAACTCAACAGTTAACACACCAACATATGTAACAGCAAAGTTCTTGGTAACTTTGAATGCACCAACAGTTGCAGGTACATATGATGCAAGAATTTTGACAACAAGCCCAATCAATGGACCATCAGTTTCATGGACAGTAACAGTTAAGGCAGCGGATCTAACTCCATCTGCTTCAACTACTACATCTATCCTTAATGCTGGCGAAGTAACAACTGCAACAGCAGATGCTACAGTTTATGCTCCAAAGGCTACTTCAACAGATGCAGCAGCAGTAATTGTTGTTACACCTAAGAATGCAGCAGGAGGATCAGCAACTGAGTCAATTCTTGCAACAGTTTCAGGTTCAGGAATGATTGGTAGCGGATCAAATGCAACATCAATTTCAGCACAAGGTCGCTCATTGGTAATTCCTTCAGGAAACCATATTGGTGTATTTGCTGACGGTACAGCAGGAGTATCAACAATTACCCTTACAACACTTGCAGGTGTAGTTCTTGCAACTGAGAAGGTAACATTCTATGGAGATATCGCATCTATCGTAGCAACAACAGTTAAGTCTGTTATCCCAGTGGGATCAAATGTTTCAACAATTAAGGCAGTAGCATACGATGCTGCTGGAGTAACAGTTGGAGCAGGAACACTTAATGCTTTCTCAAGCGATGTTTCAGTGGTATCTGATTCAGGAACTGCAGCAACAATCGTAAATGGTGAAGCACTATTTACTCTTACAGGAGTTAAGACAGGTGGAGTTGCTGTAACTGTTAAGTCAGGAACAGTATCATCTGCACCAGTTGCAACTCGTGTAGAGGGTGCAGCAGCAACTGTCAAGTTGTCTTTTGATAAGGCTCAGTACCTTCCAGGAGAAGCAGCGACTATTACAGTTCAGGTTCTAGATGCAGCAGGTCTTCCAGTATCTGGTAAGACACACGCTAATCTATTTGCTACAGGTGGAATTGTTTCTAACTATGCATTTGGATCAGCATCTGATGTACTAACATCTGCTTCTGTAACAACAGATACAGCAACAGTTAAGACATACAAGGTCTTTATGCCACTTGTACAAAATACAATTAAGATTACAGCAACTGGTGGATCATCTCTTCCAGTAGCAGGTCAGGTTGTAGTTTCTGCAGAGGCACTTGTTGAAGATTCTGCACAGAAGGCAGCAACAGATGCAGCAAAAGAAGCTCTAGAGGCTTCTAACGCAGCAACAACTGCAGCGCTTGATGCAGCTAAAGCAGCAGATGCTGCAACTGCAGCAGCACAAGCAGCAACAGATGCAGTTGCAGCTCTTTCAGAGTCTGTAGCTAAGTTAATTGCTGGACTTCAAGCACAAATCAAGTCACTTGCAACGGTAGTTGCAAAGATTGCTAAGAAGGTAAAGGCTTAATACCTTAACAATAAGAGGGTCAGTTTTAGTGCTGGCCCTCTTTTTTGTTGCAATAAAATGATATAATAGCCTTATTAGTCATATCACCACTACGACTATAAGGAGTTAAAGATTAAAAAGTTATTGAGAGTAGCATTGGTTTTATCCCTTGCTCTATTTCCCCTGCTTTTAATAATTGATAAAGCCCACGCAGCAGAAGGTTTGACTGCTCAAGTCTATAATGTACTAGGACAAAATGGCTCTCCCTACATACCCCAGGGAGCCTCTCCAGTCGTCACGACTAATGTACCTAACATTGACTTCCAGTGGGGTTCTGGTAGTGTATTAGGTGGCCCTTCAGAGGATGTTATCGTACGATTTACTGGGTCAATTAGAAGCGATTCTACTCAAAATATATCATTTTTAGCAACAGCAGATGATGGTACAAAGCTTTACATTGATGGAGTCTTAGTAGCAGATGACTGGCGTGATAAAGGCGGTGGAGGTACTATTAGTGATCCAATATCATTTACAGCAGGTATTCCAAAAACAATAGAATTAATGTATTATGAAAATGGCGGGGGAGCAAATGTATTCCTTCATTGGGATCAGTCTGGATCTATGGATATTATTCCAGCATCAGCATTTACTTCACAATCAGCACCAGTAGTAAAAACAATAGGACCTCCAAGAAATTTAACAATAAGTAGTGGAGAAACATCAACAGTTTTAAGTTGGGAAGCACCAGACACTGGAAACACTCAACCAGAAAGATATGCAATTAGTTTTAATTGTACTGGATGTAATGGTTGGGGAATTGCTACTGGAAATGTTGGCGGACCAAACTCTTTAAATACAACAATTACAATTGACCATTCCTTGCTAGATGGTCTTATGCCAGCAGGAACAATATGGTCATTTCATATTAGATCAGATAACGATACCTTCTCCCTTTACTCTGCAAATTCAAATGTTGTTACTGGTTCTACATATGTAGCCCCTGCTCCAGAGCCTACCCCTACTCCAACCCCTAGCCCTTCTCAAACAGCAACAGTAACAATACCTACACCTGAAACAATAACAGTAACAATACCTACACCTGAAACAATAACAGTCACAACGCCAACACCTGAAACAGAAACCGTGACAACACCTAGTGAAACATCAACAGTCACTACACCTACACCTAGCGAAACAACAACTGTGACAATACCAACTGGGCCAACTGAAGCAGAAATTGCTGCAACAACTGCAGCATTAGCAGCAGCACAACAAGCAGAAGCAGCAAGGATACAGGCAGAAACAGCAGCATTAATTGCAGCCCAGGCAGCAGCAGCTCAAGCAGAGGCTGAAAGAATTGCAGCACTTCAAGCAGCACAAGAAGCAGAAAGAATTAAAGCAGAATTGGAACTAAAAGAAAAGGCTGACCGTGAAGCAGCAGAGATTGAAGCAGCAAGAATTCAAGCAGAGATAGAAGCCCAAGAAGAAGCAGATCGCATTGCAGCAGAACTTAAAGAAGCAGAAGAAAAAGCAGAAGCAGAAGCAAAAGCAGAGGCTGAACGCATAGAGGCAGAGCGCATAGCGGAAGAAGAAAGACTTGCAGAAGAAGCAAAGGCAGAGGCTGAGCGTATAGCAGCAGAAGAAGAAGCAATTGCAAAAGCAAAGGCAGAAGCAGAGGCTGAAGCACTTGCAGAAGAAAAAAGAATTGCTGAAGAAGTCGAAGCAAAAGAATTAGAAGAAGAAAAGGCTGCTGAAGAAGAAGCAAAAGCAGAAGAAGAAGAATTAAACGAAATACTTGAAGATGCAAAAGATGGTAAAGAATTAACTGAAGAACAAAAAGATGTTGTAGTAGCAGCATTAATAGAAGATCTTAAGCCAGGAGAATCAATTTCAGCAGCAGAAGTACAGGCATCTGGAGTTTCATACGCAGATCTTCCACCAGAAACACCAGTAGAACTACGCACTGACGAAAATGGAAACGCACTTATTATTACTGCTGAAGTTGCTGCAAACATAGAATTAGTTCAAGACCCAGGAGCATTATTAGAAGCAGCATTTACTGACCCAGGAGCAGCATTAGCAGCCCTTGGAAGTATTGGTGCAGATATGACTGAGGAAGAACGAGAAGAAGCAACAGATATGGTTGTGGCAACAGTTGTTGCAACAGGTGCAGCAATTAACGCAGCAGCAGTAGCAGCAGGTGGCGCTACAGGAGGTTCAGGTAGCGGAGGAAGTTCTGGTGGGGGCTCAGGAGCCAACTCACCAGGTTCAAGAGGAGGAAGAAAATGGTAAGAATAATAAAAAATATAATAAAAGATCTAATAGATCAGGCATGGACCCTTCTTGGAATGTTTATTGCCTGGGTAGTATTAGATGGTAGTGCAAAAACAATAGTTGGTTATGGAATCATGGCGACTACAACTCTTTGGATAATCACAAGTCCAATAAGAAATAGGGAGGGGGACTAAATATGGCAAGAGCAAAACAAATTGAAGAGCCTACCCAAGTTGGATCTGGCGCTATCGCAAGCATTAATAATATTATTATGCGTATTATTGCAGTATTTGCAGCATCAGGACTATCCGTAATAGGTGCTGGAGCAGTAGTAGGAATTAGCACAGCAAAGGCTGTTATTTTGGCTGGCACATTAGGAGTTGCAACAGTAGTTGAAAGACTCGCTAGGGGCTTTCTGGATGACGGAAAACTGACCATTCAAGAAATCAATAATGCGTTTTCTGCGGTGGACAAAAAGGGCAAATAGGACATTTTGGTCTGGGTTGTTTGACACGATACCCCTCTGATGGTACAATTGATTTAGGTGCTATTAAAGGGGTATTTGTGACTTGTATTGTTGCTGTTCGTAAAGAAGATAAAATTTATATGTCTGGTGAACGTGGTGTATCTGATGATGATATGATGCTTGCATCTTCCACGCCAAAAGTTTGGCAATTAGGTCCGTATATTATCGGTTATGCAGGCAGTATGGATGGCGAACGCATTCGACATAATTTTAAACCATCTATTCCAACTGGAAACAATATACAAAAATTTATGTATACAAAGTTTATCAAAGAACTTAGAGATTTTTATAATGATTGGTGGGTAGACGTTTCAAAAGATTCTGATTTTGGAATGATCATTTGCGTTAAAGGTGAAATCTTTGAACATAGTGCAGCAGACATGTCATTAACTCAATATAATAATGAATATCTTACAATGGGTTCTGGCTCGTCATATGCAATGGGGTATTTGTTTGCTACAGAAAATCAAAAGGATGCACGTAAAAGATCTATTGGTGCAGTTGCATCTGCAATTAAATTCTCAACATCATGTATGGGTCCTATTGACACAGTTAGCATTTAAGGATAAAATATAGTTATGAATCATTTAGGTGAAGAAGATTTATCAGCAGGAGAAAAAGAATTTGGTATTTGGCTTACAAATGGAATTGAAAGAGGTTGGGTAAGTAACCCATATTGTCACACACATGATGGTGGATACGAGTTTATGAGTCAAGAAGAAATAGAAGAGTGGGAAGCAGGGGGCGACCCATGCGAACACGTCATTAGGATTTTTATATGAAAAAACTTTTAACATTTATAACAATTATATTTTTTTTTGTTTCATCAATAGGTAGCGCTAACGCCGAAAATATAACTCCTAGATCTACATGCAAGATCTATAAGCAGAAAGTTACTAATCAAGACAAGGTTTACACATGCATTAAATCAGGAAAGAAGTTGGTTTGGAACAAGGGCGTAGTAATTGTTAAGCCAACTCCTACTCCAAGTGCAACCTCAAGTCCAACTCCAACACCCACTCCCATACCTGATTCACTTGGAACCTATCTAGAAATAGATGCCTGCAAAATAGTAGACGCTACAGTAAATAAAAATGTGCAACTCGTTTCATCAGGCTTTGAACGATTTACCTACAGTAATTTTAAAAATCCGCAAGAGTTGTCATTAATTGTTTTGCCAGTCTCCTTTAAAGATTTGATCTTTGATGATTCAGATTTCAAGAACTTAGAAGAACAAATGAAGAAAGTAAAAAAATATTTTTCATTTAATTCATATGGAAAAGCAAATTTAGCCTACAAGATTGCGGAAAAAGACTATTGGGTCCGATTGCCAAACACCATGGATCAGTATGGACTTTCTCCCAACGGCAAAAAGGTTAGTCAGGATTCATTGGTCCAGGAAATATTTAACAATTCAAGTAAAGAATTAAAACTTTCCTCATATGACATAGTTGCAATACAGACCAATAATAAAACGAAATACTATTTTGCAGGGGGATTGCTAAAAACAAAAGGAAATTATTTTGATTTCCATGGAGAAAAAATACATACTGTCGTATTAGATGGCGGACAAACATCGGGAACCTGGGAAATAATTGCTCACGAGTTGGGTCATGGTTGGCTAGGTTTTGAAGATTTGTATAACCATTTTGATTTCTCAAATCCAATGAAAAATTGGGATTTTATGGCTAACGCATATAACGCCGACATTCTTGGATGGCATAGATGGTCTGCTGGATGGATAGAAGATAAAAATGTTTTATGTTTGACAAAAAATTCAAATTCTTTTATAAATTTGTTTTCGTTAAATTTAAAAAATGAGAACAGGTTAATTTCAATTAAAATATCAGATGGCAAATCAATATTTATTGAATATAGAACACAATCAGAATATTATTTTGGAAAAAACACTGTTATTGTTTATTTGGTAGACACTTCAATTTGGCATGGACATGCACCATATGTTCTTATTAAAGAGTTACACGATAATAATACATCAATAACACTTGATGGTTTAAGTATTTCAGTTGCTGATTTTACAAATAACAAGGTATATGTTAAAATTAATTAGTAGTGTTGCCTCTTTAGCATAGTGGTAGTGCCCCCGCCTTGTAAGCGGGATGCGTAAGTTCGATTCTTACAAGAGGCTCGTGATTATATTAGGTATTAACGAAACGTCTCACGATGCATCTGTATCTTTGATTAAAGATGGAGAAATACTTTTTGCAGGGCATGCAGAAAGATACAGCAAACAAAAAAATGACTGGTATATCAATCAACAGTTGATTAATGATGCATTTAACTATGGCAAACCAGATAAGATTGCATATTATGAAAAACCATATTTAAAAAAATCTAGGCTGTTATTTGGTGGGTCATCAGATTGGAAACCTAAATTTGATCTTTTAGGAATACCAAGGGTAAACTTTAAACACCATTACTCACATGCAGCAGCAGGATACTATACAAGTAAGTTTGATAATGCATTGATAGTTGTTCTTGATGCTATTGGTGAGTGGAACACGTCTACAATTTGGACTGGTGAAGGAAATAAAATAAATCATATTGAATCAATTAATTATCCAATAAGTTTTGGATTATTTTATTCAGCATTTACAAAACTTGTAGGATTAAAACCAAATGAAGAAGAGTATATTTTTATGGGCATGGCTGGTTATGGTGATCCATCAAAATATTTAAAAAAGGTAGATGAATATTTTCCTGTTTTTAATGGACAAAAATATAATCTTCATAAAGGAATACATGATTGGCCACATACAATTTTAGAACAAGATAAATTTGACATTGCAGCAGCGGTTCAAAAAGTTTATGAAGACAGGCTTATAGAATTTATGAGATATGCAAAACAAAAAACAAAAAAAACAAAGTTAGTTTTTATGGGTGGTTGTGCATTAAACTGTTCTGCTAATACAAAACTATGGGATATATTTGAAGATGTTTGGATTATGCCTAATCCTGGAGATGCTGGTTCGTCTTTGGGGGCAGCAGCAGCATTATATGGCAAACATCTTGATTGGCAAGGACCTTATTTAGGTCATAAAATTGGAGATAAGTATCCAGCAGTAGAAATTTTTGAGGCAATAAAGAAAAATAAAATAGTTGCAGTTGCAAACGGTAGAGCAGAATATGGGCCTAGAGCATTAGGGAATAGAAGTATTTTGGCAGATCCTAGAGATCCTAGCATTAAAGATAAGGTAAACAAAATAAAACAAAGAGAACTATTTAGACCTTTTGCCCCAGTAGTTATGGAAGAATACGCATCAAAATGGTTTGACATGTCTTTTACTAGTCCTTATATGCAGTATGCCGTAAAGTGTTTAAGACCTAGTCAAATACCATCTGTTGTTCATATTGACGGAACAAGTAGAGTTCAAACAGTAAATAGAGAACAGCATTCTGGTTTATGGCGAGTATTGAATAAGTTTTTTTTAGAAACAGGGGTCCCAGTATTATTAAATACAAGTTTAAATATTAAGGGCCAGCCCCTGCTTAATGACGAGCATGATATAATTGAATGGGAAAAAACATATAACTTTCCTATTTACAAATAAAAGGAGAATAACATGGCAGAAAAAGGTACAGTAGAAGCGATTATTGAAATCGCTAAGAAAGAAGTTGGAACTATTGAAGGTCCAAAAGATAATGAAACAAAGTACGGCAAATGGACTGGCATGAATTTTCAGCCATGGTGCCAATCATTCGTTTCTTGGTGTGCATTTACTTCTGGGCTAGATCCAAAGAAGTATCCAAAGTCAGCATCAACAGTAGCAGCATCAGATTGGTTTAAGAAAAATAATCGTTGGTCAGATGCTCGTAATGATGATCCAACTCCAGGAGACTGGATTTATTTTGATTTCCCAGAAGATGGTGTGAATCGTATTTCACATGTCGGTATTTGTATTAAGAATAATGGCGATGGAACAATTCAAGTTATTGAAGGAAACACTTCAGGAACTGCAAAGGGAGACCAAAGAAATGGCGGAATGTGCGTAGAAAAAACTCGTGCATATGTTAAAAACAATGGCAAAAAGTTGATTAATGGAGTCGTTGCCTGGGGTCGTCCAGTTTATAAAGGTGAAGAGGGACAGCCATTAGCAGTTAAACTTGCAAAGCCAGCACCAAAGCCTGTAAAAAAGGCAGCAAAAAAGGCAGCAAAATAAGTGGAATCAAATAAAAGAAGTTTATTAAAAACAATTAGTTGGCAGTTTGTCCACATTGGTTTTGTATATGGTGTTATTTATGCATTTACTCGTGAATGGGAATATGCTAGTTTAGGATCTCTTGCATATATTGCCTGGGAATCCTGTGCATATTATATTCACGAACGTGTGTGGGCAAGGTTTAACAAGAAAATAAAATAATGCCAGACTATGTTTATAAATGTATTGAATGTAATACAGAAATAATTAAAACTAGATCAATAGTAGAGTCAGAGCCACAGTACAACTGTGAAAAATGTGGTGTGGTTCTGACTAGACAATACACTTCTTTTGGTGTACAATTTAATGGTAAGGGTTTTTATTCCACCGACAATAAGAGGGTATAATATGTTTAAGATGGGCACTGAAGAAAAAGTAGAAGAGCGTAAATGGCTGTTGACTGCACAAGATAGATGCGATGGTTGTTCTTCACAGGCTTATGTATCTGTAACTGGTGTTAATGGAGAGTTAATGTTTTGTGGACATCATTATGGAAAAATCATGAATGACATTGAAGGATCCAGAAAGATGATGGCTTATGCATATTCAGTACTTGATGAAAGAGAAAGACTGATCGAAAATCGCAGTAAGGGAGAGTCACACTAATGACACCAGACGAGGCTGCAGAATTTGCACTAATTAATTTAATTGATAAAGGTGCTGTTTCATTTGAAGGATTTGCCGAAGATGGCGAACCACTTTATCGTTTTACAGAAAAACTAGAAGATGTTGACCCTGATCTTTATAAAATGCACATGTCAATGTTGAATACAGAGGTTATGGCATTATGGGAAAAGGGTTTTGTTGACATGGATTTATTTGAACAAAGTCCAACGGTAAAGTTAACAAAAAAAGCATTTGATAAAAATGAAATTAATGACTTAAATGAAACACTACAAAACTTTTTAAAAGAACTTAAACGTGTTTACCATGAAAAAAGATAAGTAGTGCTACAATAGATACATGAATGATTTTCTTGTATCGTTCTTGACAACGATGGCTATTCTTGCTATACTTTATATAATAAAGCCTAAAGAAAAAAAGTCTAAAATTAAATATCGACAAAGCAGCATACATCATATTATTGGCCCATTTTTGCCAGACTTGGTTCCAATTGATGTAAAAGATACTCAGTTAACAAAACGTAATAGAGAAAGTATTATAGATGTTTTAATAACTGAAGATTATGCATACTGGGTTCATAAAAATATTTTTTATAAAGCCAATGTTGAAGATGGTCATGTAGATCGATCAACAACATCTCCTGTAAATACAGAAGGTATGTCAGAAGAAGAATTAAAAAAAATGCTTAATATACTAGATAAACTAACTGACAGGAGTAAAAATGAAGGTCGTGGTGCAGGGGACAAATGAGTTCAATGACTACCAGATATTTCTTCGTGCTATGGGGATTGCTCTTTCATCTATTAAACAAGATAATGAAGATTACATAGTTTATTCAGTTGGTCCACAGCAAGTTCACTCTTTTGTTTCTGAGTTTTGTAATGTATCTGAAAAAGGATTAAAGGCAAGAGGCATAAGGGTAAAGTTTTACAAAACAAATCCACAATGGATTGAAGAAAATATGAACGACATTAATTATTTTGCGTATTTTAGTAAGCCTAATCAGCATATATCAAAGTTGGCTTCACTTGCACAATCTAACAATGTTGAACTGAACGTATTCTCATACTAAGGAAATTATGAATATCACAACATTAGATCAGATGGAAAAAATCGTTTCTGCTAATTCAAGTTTAAGATGGGATGGGTGGAATGTAATTCATCTATCAAAGTCTAAAACAGCAATATACCAAACAAATGGTGCATTTGTTGATGGCAATTGGTATGTTAAAACAGTCTATGCTCCAGATCAAAATGGATGGAAGATAAGCCAAAAACATTTGGAGTTATAGTGAATAAACATTTATGGAAAGAAGATGCTGCTTGTCTTGATTATGATACAAATTTATTCTTTGATAAATATGAAGATAATCCAAACATTAGACATGGAGTAGATAATGTATGCATTGCTTGCCCAGTTGCCAGAACCTGCTTTGCTGTCGGTATATCTGAAAAAGAGTATGGAGTATGGGGCGGAGTATACTTAGACAAGGGAAACATTTCGAGAGAATTCAACAATCATAAGACCAAGCCTAGGTGGGCTGAAATCTGGGAAAATTTAACAATTGAGGGTTAAATGTTAATAAATAATATTCCAATACATATGCATATCAATTATGATAAAAATATTAGATACCTTGAGTATCAGTCTAACAACCATGTTTATGTAGCAAGGAATAATGATTTTATAAAAGAAAACAATTATAGTATATTAGACCTAACTTCAACAAACAATAAAATACTTATAGGTTTACATCCAAGAATATATCATAATTTAATAGACAATCTTGCAAAAATTTTATATTTAGACAAAAATTTTAAGTCTAGTCCTTCGTGGGGTGATTTTGAATTCATTTTAGATTCTTCAGATATTCCTAGTTATTTTTATGATAAAGATGGACCAGCATTTTTTAAATTTTTTTTAGAAGTATTAGAAAAAAAACATATTAATTTTACAATAATAAACTCTTCTCCAAAAAGAATGCAAGAACTTAATAAAATTAATAATACATCACATCCAAATAAAAATGTTATTATTAAAACAGATAACTGTGCCATCTTCAAAGACACAGAACTTAAGTTGCAAAACCTTGACTTGCTTTCTAATTTGTTTAGCGAATATTCAAAAGATGAAGTTGCAAATAAAGTTGTATATTTGTCAAGAAATGTAAAATCACAAAAATATATTAATATGGATAGACAAAATAACGAATATTTAATTGAAGAATTTTTTAAAAATAATGGTTGCGAGATAGTTATTCCAGAAACATTTAAAACATTTGAAGATCAAATAAAATATTTTAGTTCTGTTAAAACACTAATCGGTTTGACTGGAAGCGGTTTGTTAAATATGTTAATGATGCCAAATAAATCTAACATTGTAGAAATATACACACCACTAGAGACATCATCATATAATGTTGAGACAAAATCTCGTATGAAAAGGACATCAACTCATGGACAATATAGAGATATAGCCTGGTCAAAAAACCACACATATATATCAATACAAAATGAGTATAATTCTAACTCAAAAGATTTAGTAGATAAACTAGAAAAAAATAAAATAGTTGGGGTGTTATTAAACAATGAATCTTTTTAAATTTCATAAAAAAAATATAAACTTAAATGATTTTATTGTGCCACTATGGGCATTTGATAATGAAAAAATAAAAACAAATTGTTTTGTTGATAGACCTACATACGACTCTCAAAAAAAACAAAAAATAAATTATTTATCAGATGATCCAAGTACATACTATTTAAACAATTATGGATTTAGATCAGATGATTTTACTGATAAACATAATGGCAAGCATATTTTATTTGCTGGATGTTCAAACACCTTTGGAGTTGGAATGCCACAAGATTATTTATGGCCAACTTTAGTTTATGAAAAAATAAAAGAAAAAGAGTCATTAAGTGGTTTCTATAATCTTGGAATTCCAGCAGGATCAAACTTTGAAATAATAAGTAACATTTTTAAATACTGTAAAATGTTTGGCAATCCAGATTGTATTTTTATTAACTTTCCAAATATTGGAAGAGACGTTATTTATCTACATGATGATGCACAGCAGAATCATCAGACAAACTATCTTGCTACTATTTTATCTCATAATGTATATTTAATGTTAGAACAGTATTGTAATTCAAATAACATAAAATTAATTTCTTTTACTTGGACACAATTCTTACTTAACAGATATACTTTAATAAAAAATAAAAATATAGTTGACTTATATAAAAATAAATCTGATGAAAAACTTTATAACTATTTTAAAACTTTTTATCAAATAGATGAAAAAAAATTTTTTAATGATATATTTACATGTATTGATCAAAATAAAAATTTAGATTGTTTGATAGACGCTTATGACAAAAGAGATGATCAAGAGCCACATTTTGGATATGCGTTTCATTATGCCTGGTCTGAATTTGCACATTCGTTGTATATGATAAAATAATATTATGAACAAATTAATTGTTTTTGATCTTGATGGAGTGTTAATTGACAGCAAAGAAATACATTTTGTTGCATTAAACTGTGCCTTAAAAAATGTTGATAAAAAATATATCATATCAAAAGAAGAACATTCTAAAATTTATGAAGGCCTACCAACAAAAGATAAGTTAAAAATTTTAACAAAGAGTAAAGGTTTAGAACAAAAATACTATGAACAAATTTATACTGAAAAACAGAATGCTACTAAAATTGCATTAGATGGTCTATCAATAGATTATGAACTTATTGATTTGTTTAAACATATTAAAAAAAATAATATGTTTATATCTGTTGCAAGCAATAGTATAAAATTAACAGTTGAAAGTTGTTTAAGATCTCTTGGAATTATTGACTTTGTAGATTATATAGTAAGCAGCGAAGACGTTAAGTTTGCTAAACCACATCCAGAAATGTATTGGAAGGCAATGTCATTTTTTGGTCTTTTGCCAGAAGATACAGCAATATTTGAAGATAGTATTGTTGGAAAACTTGCAGCAATAGATAGCAAAGCAAAACTTTTTGAAATTACAAATAGATCTGACTTGTGTTTAGAAAAAATAAATATTGCAATTGATTATTTAAAAAATTCAAAAAGTATGTGGAATGATAATAGTTTAAACGTTTTAATTCCAATGGCTGGAATGGGTAGTAGATTTTTTGATGCTGGATATTCATTTCCAAAGCCATTGATAGAAGTTGATAATATGCCAATGATACAGGCTGTAGTAAATAGTTTGGGTATTAATGCAAAATATACTTATGTTGTACAACAAGAACATTATGATAAATATGGTTTAGAATACTTGCTTAATAGAATTACACCTAATTGCAACATAATAAAAATAAATGGAATTACAGACGGTGCTGCAAGAACCTGCTTAATGGCCTCCGAGTATATAAACAACAATAGTCCACTTTTTATAGCAAACTCAGATCAAATTGTTGAATGGGACAGTAAAAAGTTTTTATATGATTTATATAGCAAGAATGCAGACGGTGGAATAGCAACATTTAAATCATCACATCCAAAGTGGTCTTATGCAAAAACAGACTCAGATGGATTAGTTTTAGAAGTTGCTGAAAAAAAACCTATTAGTGATAATGCAACGGTAGGAATATACTATTGGAAACATGGGTCAGATTTTATAAAATATGCAAAACAAATGATTAATAAAGATATTCGTGTAAATAATGAATTTTATACATGCCCAGCATTTAACGAGGCTATTTTAGATGAAAAAAAGATTTATGCTTTACCAGTTGAAAAAATGTGGGGAATAGGTACTCCAGAAGATTTGAACTATTATTTATATAATAGGAGTAAGAATGATTAAAATAGCACACAGAGGAAATGTTGATGGTCCAAGTCCACTAGAGAATAGTCCTGGGCTTATTTACCATGCAATACAAAAGGGATTTAATGTAGAGATTGATATTAGACTGATAGAATCTACTTGGTACTTAGGTCATGATTTTTCACAATATCCAGTAGGAGATAGATTTATAGATGATATTAAAGATGTGTCCTGGTTTCATTGTAAAAATATCAATGCTTTAAATGCATTAGATAGAAATAAACATATGTTTTTTTGGCATCAAGAAGATGATTTTACTTTAACAAGCAATGGGTATATATGGACATATCCAGGAAAAAATGTTACAGAAAAATCAATTATAGTTGATTTAAATTTAGATTATAAATATAATAATGTTTATGGCATTTGCACAGATTATCCAGGTCTGGTAGAATAGAATACTAAGAGATAGGTTTAATCATGTGGTGGTCGTGGGTATTAGCAGTAATAGGAGTAGCAGGCATCTACTTTGTAGGTCGCAAAACGATTTGGGGTTGGTTAATACTTTGCGCCAATGAGGTGTTATGGATTACATATGCACTGATAACAAAACAGTATGGTTTTATATTTTCCGCCGTTGCTTATGCTGCAGTTTATATAAAGTCATTCTTTCACTGGAAAAGAGAAGAATAATGTATACAGACGCAATGAGGCGAGCCGTTAGATCTATTGCCCCACCAAATGGATTTGGTGTAGATATTATTGATAATGAGCATTTTATTACAGTAAGAGCAGACGAAGCAAGTTTTATGAAGTTATTTGACAGAGATAAGAGACTTGCTGTAGAATATATGGTAAGGGTTAAAAAAGCCTTAGAAGAAAATGGGGCTATAGTTATGTTAGTTAGGACGGGTGGAAAATGATTATACAAATAATTGGTATTCCTGGATCTGGTAAAACCACTTTGGCGACAAAACTATCTTCTAGAATTAATGCTATTCATGTTAATGCTGATTATGTTAGGTCAACAATTAACTCTGATTTAGGATTTTCTATAGAAGATAGAGTAGAGAATGCTCGTAGACTTGGTGCTATTGCAAAAATGTTATCAGAGCAAGGTCAGGTTGTAGTTGTAGATTTTATTTGCCCTACCGAAAAAACAAGAGATGCTTTTGGTAAACCAGATATTTTAATTTGGATGAATAGAATTAAAGAAGGAAGGTTTGAAGACACAAATAAACTTTGGGAAGATCCCATTCTTTATGATGAGTCTTTTGACAGTACAATAGAATCAGATGATAGGGTACAATATATTATAGATAAGTATAATTTACCAGACTGGAAAGCCCCTACAACGCTAATGCTAGGTCGTTACCAGCCTTGGCATGAGGGTCATAATGCATTATACTTTGAAGCAAAGAAAAGAACAGAACAGGTGGTGCTTGGTGTTAGGGATACTCAAGGGACTAGCGAAAAAGATCCGCTCTCTTATGAAGAAGTTAATGGATATATTAGGAAAGATGCCAGTTTAAACTTTCCATTTGTAATCAAAATGCCTAACATAACAAACATAGTGTATGGACGTGATGTTGGATATAAGATTGAGCAGGTTGGTTTAGATAAAGATATAGAAGCAATCTCTGCTACAAAAAAAAGAAAAGAATTAGGATTATGATTATCAAAAAAATTGTATGTAAATTTAAAGGTCATGCTCTTGTAGATGCTGGAGCATGTCCATTTACTGGTAATACATATGTTGGCTGTACTCGTTGCAATACCCTTAAGGTTGTTTAATGCAAACATTTCTTCCATCTAGTAATATTTCATATACCGCAAAATCCTTAGACAATAAAAGACTTAATAAACAAATCCTTGAGGGGTATCAAATACTCAAGGTGTTGTCAGGAGAGTCACCGTCTGGGGCATGGCGTAATCACCCTGCAGTGCTTATGTGGAAGGGCTATGAGGCTGGTCTGTGGTCTTATATACAGCACATGATAGAAGAGGCTAAGGTTCGTGGGATTAAGACAATAAACAATGAAAACAACCTTAATGATCTTAAAGAAAAATGTTCGGATAGATGGGGAAAAACTCCACCATCATTCTGGCTTAATGATAATAAGGTAATGCGTATTACAACAACTCACAAGGCTAATCTATTTAAAAAGGATCCTATTTTTTATAACAAGTATCAGTATGCAACAATTAGTCCATACAATGAACCATGTTGTGAAAAATGCAATTACTATTGGCCAACACATGAGGAGCGAAATGCAGTGGTATAACTGGGTAATTATTGGGCTATCAGCATTTAATATTTATATGATTTATAGAGCATATCAAATACAAGGTGCTCTCAATCAAAGTTTATTAGATAATCAAATTGCTATTGCCATGATGTCAGCAATGAAAGATCAAATAGAAAATTCATCAATGTTTAAAGATGAAACTAACGAAGGATTTGTTAAATTTTTATCAGACTCAAGGGAATGGGCATTCAAATATATTGAGGATACAATTGATATTGTAAATAATGTTATTGAAGATTGTCGCAAAGAAATGAATAATACTAGGGTTGATGATTTAAATAGCCCAACATTTTTGTCTAGTGTGATAGGAAAACTTCTTCCTATTGTTCAAGACAATGGAAAAGGTTCAGATGATAAATAAAATAAAAAAACTAATAAATAAGATTAAATTAAAAAAACAAATTAGAAATAAAAAAAATTTTACTTATTAGTTTTAGTGTATAATAATAATAGAAAGAGGTGAGTAAATGAATCAAGCACAACTAAAGGCTATGGGAGCCTCATACGGACGCTCTGTACTTGCTGGTGTAGTTGCACTATACACAGCGGGAGTTACCGATCCAAAGGACATGTGGGCTGCTCTGGTGGCTGCTCTAGTCCCAGTAGTTCTTCGTGCAGCAAATCCAAAAGATCCAGCATTTGGCAAGTTCGATGCAATCGCAAAGGATGTTGATGATGCAATGAAGACTATTAAGCCAGTGAAAAAGAAGGCTACAAAAAAGGCTACTACAGCAAAAAAGGTAGTTAAGTAATATATTAATAAGTGTGGGGCAGACTTTAATTAGTCTGCCTCATATTATTTTGGAGATGTTATGAATTTTGTTTATATATGCAAAGATGGAAACAACGAAGAACTTCGTTATTCTATAAGGTCTGTTGTTAAAAATTGCAATGTAGACAGTCTATGGGTAGTTGGTGGTAAACCAGATTGGTATGTTGGGCAATATATACCAGTAAATCAAAAATATTCTAAATATAAAAATGCTTTTAATAATTTTAAAACAATATGTAACACATCTGATATCCCAGATGATTTTGTTTTAATGAATGATGATTTTTTTATTATTAAACCAATTGATACAATAGTTTCATATTACAGTGGCACATTAGAAAATAAAATTGATGCTTATGAAACTATACTTGGAAGAAGTTCTTATATAAATAGATTAAAAATAACACAAGATAAACTTTTACAGATGGGTATTGATAATCCATTAAACTATGAAATACATGTACCGATGAAAATGTCAAAAGAAAAATTTGATAATATTTTAAGAATAAATCATAATTTGTTGTATCGATCTATTTATGGCAATACATTTAATGATGAGTCAAAAGAAATATCAGATGTTAAAGTTTATAAATCAGAAAATTTTGCACCATTATCTTATGACTACGAGGCAAACAAATATCCATTTTTATCAACGGAGAGTGGATCATTTTTAGAATTAAAAGATTTATATTTATCTAAAGAGTTTAAAAATAAAACAATTTATGAAGAGTAGTTATTCATTAATTAATTTAATGTATTGTGGCAGTAGTGCCTCTGGAGCAAAGTTTTCATATCCTATGGACAAGGCTTCTTCTTTTTCAATATTTTTTTGTTCATTACTAAGTGCAACATAATTATCAATAAGTCCTGCTAGTTTTTTTAAATCTGCTTCATAAACATTTATCATAGTTTTTGCTTTAAACTGTTCAATTAGATGTGACTCTACTAACCATTTTTTTGGAAGCACTTTATGGTTGGGGGCGATATTTGTCATAAAAACTGGCAGGGCACTAAGCAAAGACTCATTCATAGGTAAACATAGTCCAGCATATCTTCTAGGCAAGACCATAGCATCAAAGCCAACGTACATTGACTCTCTATCTACACTATCATTATAATCTAATACAATACGATCATCATTAAAGTTTAGATCAAGTTTGGTTTGCGTCCTTATTACTAGTTCATAATCTGCTTTAGAATATTTCAACATATTAACTATTGTGTTGGTTCCATTTCTATCTTGTGCAGCACGTTTTCCACCAATGTGCAGTATGCGATTATGAGTTTTTGATCTATTAATTTTACTAGCACCGTCAAATAGATTTGTGTTTGTTGGCGGTGGCAAGTGAACTACTTTTGCTTTTCTGCCAAATTTAAACTCAATATCATCTATTTTCCATGAACTAGGAGATACTAAAACATTTGGTAATTCCATATTCTTTTTTGATAGGTTCCCAAAAAGTTCGTAATTATACTGAAGAATTGTTTTAATTCCTTTATCTCTAGCCTTTAATATCAGTTCGTCATTGTTGTAGAATGTTTCACAACTTAATACAACGTCTATATCTTTTAAAAATCTATCGATATCCCTGCTATCTGGTATACCAAGAACATTTATTACTTCATATCCGTTATACCATTCAGGATGTTGTTTATTATTGTTATGTTGAGAAAAATCAATTAACATTACTTTGCTAGGTTTTAACATATCTGTTAACTGTTTTGTTTGGTATCCCAGCCCAGTATTGTCTGATCTAGCAATAATTCCAAGTCTCATTCAGTATATCCCCATACGTCATCATCTGATGTGAATTTTCTTGTACCCCTGCGTCCGTCTAAATGGTAAGATCTTTTAATATTATTTTTTGGATGGTAGATCCAAAGTTTATGTTTGTCCCATCCTTCTTTATCAAATACGTCATAGGGCAAAATATCATCTTGTATAGCGCCATGGATAATGTCTTCTATAAACGAATGATCCTTTAATCTTGGCATAATCTCATTTCTATAATACGACACTAAAGATAGGTGTGGTCTTTGGCTCCATTGTGCTGTTTTCATAAAATCATCACTAAGACCAAACATTAAATGCTCATGTGATCTTGGAATAGATGCTTCAAAGTGAAATCTAATTGTTTTTGCTTCATTATACTCAAACATATCTAAACATTTTTGCCAATCTATAGGCTCTTCAGTAACAAGTGGAGCATCTCCCTCAACATACAATAATATTGATGTAGTTATTAAACCAATTGTTTCTTTCATCATTGTTGTCTGATGACTATGTTTGTCAAAAATTATTGGTAAAACATTTTTCCATTCATGCAAACATTTCCATAACACTCTGTTCTTAAATTCATCATAATCATTTTTTCTATTTAGTCTTTCTTCACGCAAGCCATCTATCTGCAATATGATTTCGTTATCAGGAAAATGATATCTTACGGAGTTAATTGTTTCATCAAGGATAGAAGTGTCTGGGTGATCTGGAAGAACTGATGTTACAACAATAATTGTTACGTCATTCTTATGCATATATCTCCTTCATAAGTTTAATTGCAAAATCTCTTTTATATTTAATCCACCAAGAAACTACATGATGCATATTGTTTGGATAATCCTTTAATATTGATTTAATAATCTCTGGCAATTCTGACCAATTACTAGTTGATGGAAATGGCAATGTTTCATCAAAAATATAATGATAAAAATTATCTTTATGCCCTTTAGAGTTTCTTAAGTCTGCAATAGGCAGACAAAGCATTTCAATTGCTTCAAAAAATCTAAATGAATCCATACTTACAGCGCCTGCAGGAGCGGGAGCAATTTTAGCACTAAACAAATTTTTATAATATTCTTTTGGTTCATCGCCTTTGGCAAAGCCATCAGTAGGTTTATAAATAGAATCTTTAATACTTGGCATTATGTCTGCTAATTGCTGTCTTCTCTTATGTGTAATTTGCCCAGCAAAGCATGCAGTATGTGTTTTTTCTGTATATTCGGGGATGTTGTCTTTAATATGATGTGGTGCACCTATAGGAAGTTTATTATATTTTTGGTGTTTTCTTGTCGGGCATTGAACCCAAATAGATATATTTCCATGCGTTATTTTATCAATATCAAATAAATTTCCTTCATCTCCAGTTATAAATAAAACTACTCTGCCTATATTTTTTAATTCATCATTTATACTATCTTCTTTACCAGCATTACCTTGTCCAGGAATAACAACAAAGGCTCTTTCTTCTTGTGGCAATGTATCAACAACAACTTCTTTTATTTTATTTCTTTCAAATGTTTGCTTTAATAGACCGTAATCCCATTTATCATTAGCAGAATCAAGTGGATCTTTAGAATAAATATAGGCAGTTAACATTTTTATTTCTTTTCAAAATACCAATGTGCTTCATGATTTTTTGCTAGAAATTCTCCAACATATCCAAGAGATTCTAGATAAGATATAGTATCTTCAGGTGATGTATTGTAATCACGCAGACCTAAATCATCATGAATTGATACAAATATTTTTAAATTATTATTTCTTAACGTGTTTTCTGCACCTTTAAATACAAGAAGTTCTGCACCTTCTACATCAATATTTAAAACATCTGGAACAATGCCAACTTCAGAAACATAGTCATCTAATTTAATCATAGGTATGTTTGCAGAATTGTCATGAATATAGACATACTTATTGCGATCAATAATTGCACCAAGATAATCTTCTCCCCACGCATTAAGATCACTACCTTTGCGAGTATCAGTTGTGTTGTCGCTAATTAATCCAGCATACATTCCTAACGGATCTACTGAATAATTTTTATACCAAAGAGCATGAATGTTTGGCCAAAACTCTGGTGTTGGTTCAATAAGCACCATGTTTTCTGGTCCAACTATATCAGCATAAACTAAATTACACCATCCAGATTCTGTGCCAATATCAAAAAATACATCACCTTTCTTAAGGTGAGTCTTCATGCTATGTATTCTTTCTTTTTCCCAATAATCCCAAACATCCCAACTTGCCAATGGCTCGTTTAATTCAAGATTGTAATCATAGTTTCTGGTTTCACCTTGACGAATATATGGAACTGTTTTCCATACGATATCAGATCTTTCTATAAAGTTCATATGTTTAACTCCTTTAGTATAGTTGCCCATCTATGTATATATGTATGCTCTTGCTTAGTTCTTTCATGACCATTTAATCTTATATCTTCCCTGCTAAGGTTGTCTTCAAGATATTCATCTATCTTATCTGTTAAATCTTTTAAGTTTCCATGTTCATAAAAAACAATTTCACTTTCATCTTCAAAATATTCTTCAAGACCTTTAATACGAGGGTAGATAGTAAATCCACCACGACCAGTACTTTCAAACAATCTATCGCTTGTATAGTAAGGATAGTTAAATCCTATATTTAAACTATCTCCAATTGCTATCTTACTTTTAGCATAAATTCTATTTAACTTATCTCCACGGACAGTTCCAGTATCACCATCTCCACCTACATGTAAAAATCTTTTACCATAAACATTTCTTAAGTGATCTATTAGTTGCGGTCTGTATGGATATTCATGGTGATATCTTTTACTACCAACAAATATCACATCGTAATCAAAGTCTTGAACATCATAGTCTGGATGAATGTAGCACTCTTTATCATATACTCCAGCAGGAAGGAAGTGTCCTTTTACATTAGTGTTCTCATTAAACCAATCAGTCATTAATTTATCTGTTGCAAAGAAGTGTCCAATTGTTTTATAGAAGTCATCCTCTTCTAAGTCTTTCTGTCTTTCTAAACCAAGCCATAGGTCTAAATGATATGTCATTGTGGGGATGTTGGCCTTCTTTAACTCTTCTAGCACGTAGCCCATACCGATTCTTCCTGGAGTGTTCCAGCCATGTGTATGCACCCATATAAAGAGATCACTGTTCATTGCTTGTTCAAGAACAAAACTATCCTTAATTGTTCTTTCTTGCAATCTACAAACAGTATGACCTAAAGATTCTAAAGAGTTAGCGTGATGATTTTCGCTACTATATGGTACTTCAAAATTGCCTAAAAAGACTATGTTTGCCATTATTACCTTTCAACTATAATAGTATACCAGAAAAACTGGTATAATTATAGTTATGCATATTACTGAAGGCAATTTCGTTATGGGTAAAACTACAGAAGGTATTATTCATGGAGTTGTTGAACATATAATGATAGAAGGCGGAACACTAGGAACTCCTGGATCTGAGTACGCTCTTGAGTCAATGCCACCAGAGAACCCAGCAATGTCAGTCAGAATTTATAAAGAAGAAGATGGTAAGTGGGAACCAACCGCTTATAGTATTGGAATGATGCACAATGATGCAAAAGTAATAGATATGGAGAATAATTCAATGGAAGACGATAAAGAAGGATCAGGCATGGATGCATATGACAATTCAATTGGTAAAGCAGAAAAACCAAATTATGGTGATTTCATTAAACCAAGAAGTGGTGGATCAAGACCATCAAATCCACAACTTTATGCTAGAGTTGTGCAAGCAGCAAAAGATAAATTTGATGTGTATCCAAGCGCTGTTGCTAATTCTTGGGTAGTTCAAGAATATAAGCGTAGGGGTGGAACATATAGTTCAGAAAAAGTTACAAAGTCTATTTGGGATAATAGCATGTTTGATCCTAGAGGTTTTGCTAAATAATGAAGAAATCAAAATATGCATTTAATCCAATGCAGATAAAAGATGGATGGATTGTTCGTATGACTAAGGATGGTCGTATAAAGTCTCGTGTAGAGCCATATACGCCTGGTAAACCAAAGGAGAAGAAAAATGGCTGATACCTATAGCCCAACGTCTGGCATGAAGGCTGCTGCTCGTAGAGCGCTTAAATGGAAAGAAGAAGGAAAAGCAACTGGTGCTGGTACACCTGTAGGCTGGGGTAGAGCAACTGACATTGTTGCTGGAAGAGCATTATCTTTAGATACAGTAAAGCGCATGTATTCTTTTTTTTCTCGTCATGAAGTAGATAAAAAAGGTAAAGATTTTTATAACACGTCAAATCCATCTAATGGTCGTATTATGTGGGATGCTTGGGGCGGAGATGCAGGATTTTCTTGGTCTCGCAGAATTGCAGAACGTGAAAGAAACAAGGCTTTGTTTGCTGATGTGTTTGGAATTGAAAAGGCTGCCCCATGTTGGGAGGGTTATGTGCAACGTGGCATGAAGCCAGGTAAAGATGGAAAACCAGTACCTAACTGTGTTCCAGCAACTAAATCTGCAATGTTGTCTTTTGGAACAGATCGTTCTACTGCAGTACAGTTAGATTCATTCAACTGTTGTCCAGAAAAATAGTTATAAAATAAAATTAGGGTAAGATTTTTTAAGTGCTAAATTGTATAGTTCAAATTCATTTTTCATATCAATTTTTTTTGTTATATTTAAAATAAAATCATATTCTTGATTTTTTTTTGAAGAGACTATGTGTTTTCTATCAGGTTCATCTTTAATGTTTAGCACAACGTTATTGTTGTTTGGAACATTTTTTATTTTTTGTCCTATATATTGTATTATGTCTTCAGTGTTTGAATTTAAATAATTATAATCAATAATTATATCTACATTTGATAAAATATATTTATAAAATTTGTTATATTTTGCTTGACAAAATTTAATATTTTTGATTATTAAAAAGTGATTTGTTTTTTTGTCATAATAATTTTGCATAGCCACCCAAGATGCTATTGATTCTAACGGATTTCTTATTATTGTTATTGTTGTACATTCTTTATTTTCTTCTTCTTCGTGGGTATATTTAAAGTTTTCTAAAAAAAATCTTTGTTCTAGATGCTCTTTTAAAAAGTGTTGCCCAGATCTTGGATATGTTGTAAGCGTTAAAAACATTTTATTGTTTTATCAATGTTTTCATTAATTTCATACATAATATTTTCCATCATTATAAAATTCTTTTTTAGAGATAAAAGAAGGCAAAACATATCTTATTGGTCCTTCTCCAGGAGCCTTTACTCCATGAGTAAACTCTTCTGTTCCAGGAAAAATAACTAACGATTTTGATAATGGCTTAATTTCAAAAGTTTTGTTTGGAAAAAATAATTCTCCATCAATGTAGTCGTCATTTAAATAAATAATTGCTGCATATTCTATTGATGGATCAGTGTATTGGTCGTAATGTGCAGTAAGTGGAACACCAGCATACTGCCTTTGTGCTGTTCCTGGGCCTCTCATTTCTATATCTTCTGGTAAAAAAGTATTAATAATTTCAGTTAAAGATAAACATATTTTTTTAACTGCTGAAGTTCCATTATTAACAAGATGAAAATTTTTATCGCTCCAATTTTCTGTAACTTCAAACTTTCCCTCTTTTACTAATTTTTGTACATCATCTGTGCCAAATTTTACTAAACAAAACTTTTTTAAATTTTCACGATACTCATGTTCCCAATCCTCTTGAGACAAAGATTTAACATAATCTAATAATATTTTTTGTTCTGTGTCAGATAAAAAATTTTTAATAATAAAAACATTTGCAATAGGCTCTTCTACTTCATATCCAATAAAACTATTTTTAGTTAACATAATATCTCCATTACTAATTCTATCATATTTGTGCCCTCAGCAGGATTCGAACCTGCGACCAACGGATTAGAAGTCCGTGACTCTATCCCCTGAGTTATGAGGGCGTAGCGCCAACGGGAGTCGAACCCGTCTTTTCGCCGTGAAAGGGCGATGTCCTAACCGATAGACGATGGTGCCTTGCTGGTCTGGTAGGACTCGAACCTACAACATCTCGGTTAACAGCCGAGTGCAACTGCCAATTGTGCTACAGACCATTAGTACACCAGGTAGGACTTGAACCTACGATAACCGAATTATGAGTTCGGGGCCTTAACCAACTTGGCTACTGGTGCTAAGTTTTATCCGAACAGTGATTCTAATTGAAACAAAGTAGACTTACCAGTTCTTCGATCATGATTAAGTCCCTCTATTTGAGATATAAAAGTTGGAACTCCTTTTACATTAAAAAATTGAGCAGCATCTGGATTTTCATCTACATCTATCTTTGTGTATATAATTTCTGGATGTTTATCTTTAAATTCATAAACAATTGGCGCCATAGCCTTGCATGGTTGACACCAATCTGCTGTAAAGTGAATAAGTTCTTTCATAACCAAGACCTTTCTAAAGTGTTAAATAGGCTGTTTCTATAGTTCAATTGTACCAAACGATGTTATAATTGTCAACATGGCTATGTATACATATTATACAAAAATTGACAAGGTAGTTGATGGTGATACCTGTGATGTATTTATTGATCTTGGATTTAGTGTATGGCACAAAGAAAGAATTAGATTATCTGGTATTGATACTGCAGAAAAAAATACACCACTTGGAAAAGCCCTTAAAGAGTTTTTAGTTAAGAACCTAGAAGGCAAACTTGTAAAACTAGAAGTATCTAAACCTGATAAGTATGGAAGATATCTTGGCAAAATATATTTAAAGTCAGAGGTAAGTGTTAATGATCAACTTATAAATTCTGGTTTGGCAAAATCATATGGCGGAGATTCTAAAGTTGGACTTTGGACAGAAGAAGAACTTAAAAAAACTACAATAGACCTAGTCTTGGTCTAATATTTCAAAATAATCTCCATGTTTTATTGATTGATTAATAAAAAATGTAGCCACTAGTCCACACAAATTGCCCCAAAATCCTAGCAGTCTGTTTGAATTAGCATAAAGCATATAGCCATCATCATCAGGACCACTCACTTTATTTATCATTATTAGAAACTGATTCTTGACTTGGCTTTGCTGTTTTACTTAAGTAGTTTAGAAGCATGAGTTCTCTTATTGCCTGTTCCCGTCTTTGCTGCCTTGACAGGCTTGGCTTTGATTGTAGACGCTTTTTGTTTTTTAGGTAACGCTTTTGTTTGTTTTGTGAGGCTAAAGTGTTCGATTGCCGCATTTGGTTCCACCCATTCTTCTATAGTTTGTGGTTCTATCATATCATTATCCCCGCAAGAATATTGCCAGGTTGAACTATCTAATTGTTGTTCTGTGATGTTTTGACATCCATCAAACCACATTGGCTCCCTATTTGGATCCTGTCCAGCAGGGGATGACAAAAACAATGCAATTGCTAATAGTAATGATTCCATGTATTAAGTATATCTTGCAGAAGTCAGTTTGTCAATAGCGATTATGGAGCATACTTTTCAAGGTGGCACTTACATACATCCAATACTGCAAACATACCTTTATCATTTAATCCTATATCATTATAGACGGCAGGGTGATTGCAATAAGCACAGGTGTTTTCTTTTTCTATAGTGTCCATGCTACAATTATACACTATGAAGTATATTTTCTTTATCTATTTGTTTATTTTTGCAATAGCAAATTATTTAGCATGGTTGCAGGATTATTAATGAAGATATATTATTTTAGTGGTTGGTTTGAAGAAATTAAAAATGCCCACGCCAGTGGTTTTGATGGTATATTATTTGCTACTGGTATTGAAAATGCAGATTTTGTTCGTGTAGCAAGATGTATAGATAAATATCAAAACTTTACATACATGATAGCAATAAGGCCATATCTTATATCTCCACAGTATCTTTCTTTTTTATGCAATTCTTTAGATGAAATTTCTCCAGGATCAATAGAAATTAATTTAATATCTGGGTGGCCTAAAGAACATGAAAGAGAGTATGGAGGGGTAATTGGAGATGTCAATGATCTTTCTTCAAACATAGACAAATCTAACTATCTTATTAAATTTTTAGATGTATTTAGTGCAATGAAAGGACTAAAGTTACCAAAATTATTTGTTTCTACAACAAATAAGTTTACGTTTGACGCTGCAAAAAAGCATGATCAAAATGTTATTTTGCCATATTCAAGGTATATAAGCGGTGAGTATGATATAGATAATTCAAAAGCAATAGTTTCCATTGGACCTATATTTAAAGACGATGATGAAAACACTATTCATGCTAACCACTCAGACTCTACAACGTTTACTAAAAAAGAATTCGCTGACTTTTTAGATGATTTAAATAGTAAAGGGTTTTATGGTGTATTAGTGTATGAGACAAACGCAGAAAAAAAAGTTATGAACTTTGTAAAAGAATATAAGGCTTTAAAGTTCGGCGGTAAATAGAACATCAAACACCTACTGTTAATTAGATGTTCTTTTTCTATTTACCCTAAATTAAAATACTCCTGGTATCATTAAATTATGAAATCTTCTAGATTTATCGTAGCAGCAATCGCTGCATCTTTACTCATCGCCCAACCAGCCCATGCAGATCAACTTACGGGTTCTGGTTCATCATTCATTGCTAACTTTATTGATGAATGCCGTGTTCAATATGGAAAAGCCTCTGGACATAGCATAGAATACACAGCACTAGGATCAGGTGCTGGAATTAATATGTTTATGCTAGGCACTGTTGATTTTGCAGCAAGTGATGTTGCTGCTTCACAAATTAATAAAGAAAAAGATTTTGTGTATGTTCCATTAGTAGCAGGCCCTATTGCAATTGCATATAGAATTGATGGGTACAAAGGCAAGATTCAATTAAAGAAAAAAACATTGGCTAAAATTTTTGCAGGGGATATAACAAAGTGGAATGATCCTCAAATAGTTAAAGATAATACTATAAAGAAAGTAAAACCAAAACTACCAAACCTACAAATAATGGTTTTCTATCGTGCAGATAGTTCTGGAACAACTCAAGTAGTAACAGAATATCTTAGTGCTATTGCTCCATCAATCTGGACAAAGGCTCCAAACAAGTCTTTTACACAAGCATTTCCAAAAACTCAATTACCTTTAGGAACTTTTAGTTCTGTTGCTGGAACTAATCTTATGGCATCTCAGGTTGCACGTACAAATGGCGCAATAGGATATATGGAATCTTCTTATGCTACAAATCAAAATCTTGCTAAGGCATTTATTGAAAATGGTGCTGGTGTGTTTATGCAACCTACATCTGAAGCAGCCTCTGCATTCCTAAGTGATTTTGAGCCTGAAGGAAATGGCATCATTGTTCCAAACTATAACAACAAGGATAAGAAGGCTTACAACATATCCTCGTTCTCTTATGGCCTAGCACCAACACAAGCAAGCGATAAGGCAAATATAATCAAAGGATTCTTTAAGTATACTGCCACTTCATGCGCTACTCTTTCAGCCAAAAAATTGGAATACTCTCCACTTACAGGCTCGGCGCTAACTATAGCAAAAGCGCAAATTGCACTAATTGGATCTAAGTCTTAAAGTTCGGCGGTAAATAGAACAGTAAACACCCTTATGCTCTACACGAGCACTATGTGTTAGTATTCTCGGATTGCCAAATATCTCCACATTTTGTACACTGGATACCTGGTTCTCGCATATACCAAGTATGGCTACACTTATCTTCCATAAACACACCAAATTCTATTATCTGTCATGGTTTGATGACTTTCCCAGAATAAAGGATCTTTGTGATGCATCTCACATTTCACACATTCATTCTTATTCAAAATCAACCTGTCTTTCAAACCACTGAGTCATGTAATTGTCTAACCCTCTTGCAATTTCAGCAGCAGCAATACGCATACCCAAAGCATTGGTTACTCCAGGCTCAATAGGTATAGCCTCTATAGCCCTTGCTATTTCTTCTCTTAATGTCATGTCGTCTATGCTCATATATTCATTATACAGTTCGGCGGATAGGTTGTCAAGTTCGGCGGGAAGTCAATAAAGACCCTCATCACCCTTATAATAAAACAGTATGATAAGATACATATATGGAAAACAAAGAAATAAATCCTAAAAGTTGTGCTCATACTCCAATTGGATCACATTTTTATGACTATGGAAAAATAGGTTTTTCTCCATGTGGAGAGTATGTTTCTCATGAAAGTAATAAGTCATGTGCCCCTCTACCTGTTAATGAGAGTTTGATAAACCTAGATGAATGTGAATGTAGAGCAGGTTTATGTCCTTGTGGTGATTTTGTATCTCATAGAGTGCTTGAACCTTGCACTGCGGGGTAAATCAAGAAAGACCATTAATACCTATATAAGAACATAGCCCCAGTATGAAGCATTAGTCTATTTGATCCAATAGGACTTCATCTCTATAGCATGTACTACAATATGCTGCTTTGATGGTTACATATTTGGCCAAAGAGCGATCACAGATATCACATAGAAAGTCGGACATACATATAAGTATATATCCTTTTATGGCCAAGAAGTATGGTTTGGGTGTTTAATATCCCCTCGCAAATAGGCTTATATGACCTATAAAGGCTATTGTAATAGGGAGGTTTGGATGAAATAAATGTTACTGAGATAGTATGGTTTGGTGTATAGTGGAGGAAAGTGGAGAGTAATGGGTTATGGAGCGCTTAGACAGATGGGGTCGTAATGTCTAGGGGCCAAACCTCTTATCTCCAAACCTTATATCTTCAAACCATCAAACCTTCAAACCTTATATCCCAAACCCCATATCCCCCATATCATAGATATAAAGGTTTGTCAAGTTGCCAAATATGTATAACAATTTGATAACAAATTTTAGGATATTTTAAAATATTTCGTAATAAAATTATATAAAGGTTTGATAAATAAAAGAAAACCAGGAAAAAAGGTTTGGTATCGTAATGTTTTATATAGGGGTATTATTGATTAGATTGTTTACGTTGTTCCCGCCGAAAATTGTAGGCGTCAATCTCTTCCTGGGTGGCTGGCTTGGACGTCTTTGGCTTGGGCTGCTCAGGGACCTGCTCGACCTCTACTTTGGCGGGGATACGAAAGAGACGATCTATAAACTTACGTATAGGATGAATAGGCTTCTTATCTTTATCACAATCACAACTAAAGTGTTTGGATTCTAGGAAATAAGGACCATACATTTCTTTAGCAAAATGGACTCTTGGACTCATAAAACTATTATAACACTAAAGTTTCTGGGATTTTTTTTAATGTTTCGTAATAAGGGTTTGGGAAAATATAATCATGTTCGTAATATGGTTTTGGGAAAATATAATTGTCTTCGTAATAAGGTTTGGGAAAATAAGGTTTGTCCAATATGTCCAATTTGATATGATTTGCCATGGGGACCACGGTCACTTGATATAGTTTCCCGCGGGTGCCGCGATCAGGCCGATCCTCCAGGGAAGTAGAGGATCTGCCCAAACCTTACTCTTCTTTACTAGGAGCCATTTCTAATAAATCATCTAAATTATCAAAATCATATGTAGCACCCTTGTATCCTAGTGACTTACATAGTAGTGAGAATGTTTCCTCTATATAGATATTTGCTGAGTCGCCAAGTTCTCTTACCAGCCCGTCATTTACAAAGTGAGCAAGTGGTATTCCAATATCATTGTATTCTATAAAATCTCTAAACTCTGGGTCATCTCCATACCCCATGTATAACTCAGATAGAATAGCACATGCCTTATAGAAGTCTGTCATTGTAGTTCTCCATTCTTGTATCATCTAAACCTTCACGTTCTAATAATGCTGATTCCGCAACAGCCTCAAACCTACGATAAATAACATAGGGGTTAGACCTTGCTACATAGTAACCAAGTGAATCTAAGTCAAGTCTAAAGTCTGATAGGATGTCACCTATCTCTACTGCAGCCTTTTCCTCCTTAGTCTGTCTTGTTGGTCTAAATAATCTAGTCATTTTTCTCCCTTATTGAATTGTACCAAAAAGTAAAGAGGGGCGCAAGTCGCAGACCCAACGCCCCCCTAGTTAGTGAGGGAACCCATTCCTCACTGATTTAGCGAGAGCCTACCCGTTGGCCTCGCTTAAGAGCGTCAAGCGAGACATTGTCTACAAACTTGCCGTTCTTACGTAGGACCACACGTTGGGAGAGGCCATACCGTGTGTCCCAAGTTTCAAGATATGGGTATGTCTTTGCTTTTGCTGCTTTCTTAGTTGCCATTGCTGGCTCCTTTCGGTTAGGGTTGTGGTTATTAAATTGTAGCAGTTGTTGCTGCTTGTGTCAAGTGGTAGGAAATGAATTCCTGGATTGGCTTGACAATGTCATCATCCTGGACTGTGCCATTGTTAAAGTTGATTTCTAAAAATCCATATTCTTCTTCAGCACCCTGCGGGTTATTAATGCGTAGACCAAAACCAGTTTCCTGATTCCAATCTGCTCCAATCAATTGTGAGATACAAACACGCAATGCATAGTCGATATCTCCCATTTGGATTCGTGGCATTGCTACACTCAGTGCACGAGCCAAATCTTGTTTACGCCAGGTACCACCCCAGTGACTGTACAAAGTCAAGGTGTCTTCATTTACTTTAAAGTGAAAATTAGTTCTATCTCCCATTGCTATCCTCTCATAGTTTTAGTTGTATATATATTCTACCGTTACCGCTGCAGTTTGTCAACCTATGCCTGTACTAAATGGGTACAGGAAGGAAAGGCGCAAGCAGTGCATGTCTCAACTTCGCAATGCTCACAGTATTCCATAGTGTTTTCTGCATCGCACTCATTGCATAGAGAGTCGTATTCTTTCTCAATAACAGCCAAGCCATCAAGATAAATTACCTCGCCACCCCAGCCTTGCTCTTCTTGATAGGTAAGAGTAACAATACAATCAGGCACAAACTTAGATAATTTTTGGATGGCAGGAACAGGGGGAGCCCAAGCGGTATGTATAGAATAAACTAATGAACCACTAGTCTCTTCTATTAACTCAGTATCAGTAAATCTTTCATCGTCTCTAAGTCCAACATCCCATTTAGTACCCCACTCACGAACATTCCAGTTATACCAGTTATTGCCATCAAATAGTTTAGTTTTATCTGCATTGGGGTCTTCTTGCAAATTATATGTTTTCATGTCTAATGGTCGATGGATATTCCAAAATGCAAATATAGGATTACTATATGCAAACTCTTTTTTCTCCCATTTTTTAGTTTCATGATTGTAGTTATCTTGAATACTAGTATATGGTTGATTAAGTTGTTCCTTGATATCTGCTATCTGATTCTCAGGTCCCTTGATAGATACCTGATTGTATACCCAATTTGGCATTATCTATCCTCTCCACCATTAAGTATACCTTCTGCCACTGACAACAGGTGCTCTGTTGCCTCAATTGCTCCTTCAAAATAATCATCAGAAGGATGGTACTCAGAATCAATTAGGTCTATGTTATTAATAGCATCTTCCCAATCTTGTCTTAAACTAATTAGATGTATCTTAATATACTCAATCAATTGTCCCATATATGGTCCGCTTCAACTTCGTATACTTGAACATCTTCGGGTAGACAGTTATCAAAGTATGCATCATGTAACTCTTCAGGGAAATAACCCTCTAAATCTACCTTGTTATCTGGCAGGGTAATCTCATACCAAGTACCAGTCATAAAACGATATGTTGCCATTACGTATCCTTTCTCTCATTATCCATGATAGCAAATGAGATATCGTAGGTCAAACTGTATAGGTCAACAAGACAATCCATATATCCTTCTTCATATGATTTGTCCTCAAAGGTTTTGTTTTCAAACTCATGCATAATAGTCTTTAATGCTCCATGCATAATGTCTATGCCAGATGAGCCTAGTTCAACTTGTTTTTGTAAGTATGGGTCTAGTCTTGATGTTTTCATTTCGGGTTCTTTCTACTTGGTTCGTAATTAAATTTTAGCAGGTTTTGGGGAAAATGTCAAGCATTTCTTAATAAGGTCAACCCTCTTCTTCTGTAGGTTGCCCACAATCCTGGCAGGACCAGAATCCTCTTTCATCCTGGCTTTCAAAGGTTATCTTACTTCCACATGAGGTACACCTCAATCTGCACACCAAGCGCCAAGATGATGTGATTCAATAATGGCCCAAGCAGGAGCCTTGTCACTACCACGATAGAAGACGCCCTCTGGCAGATCAATCATATGGTCTAAATCCTCATCCCAATATGCGTCAATTGCTTCGATACATGGCTGGACCATAGTCAAAGGAATCGGGGGATAGTGATTACCCCGTAAGTGTATCGCTATAGCATTATCTAATTTAATCTCATCCAATAAAGAATTGCTTGCTAACTCTTCTGCTAGATTACGTCCCATTATTCTCCCCAGTATTCAACAATAGTATTCATAGTATTATGGAGAGAACAATCACAGTCTCCCCCATTCATGTTTTCCATAAATTCAAAATGTGATAGGTTATCTTCATAGATAGCCATGACTAGTTCATTTATAGTATAAGGTTTGTAGGTTGTTTGGGTCATACATATTCCTTTTCGTAGGCAGGAATTGAAGTTACTACCAATTCTAACATTTCGTCAGGGTATCTGTCAAGTACCCAATTAAGAGCCTCTCCAGCATTTTTAAAGTCAGAGGCAGTAGTACTAGTACCATAACCTTGAATGGTTGCTTCCCAGCAGTCAATACCGCCAGGAGAGCAAGAGTAATTCATTTCGTAAATTGCAACTTTTTGGGTCATATTAATATTTTACCCTGATTCCAGGAAAAAGTCAACTCTTCTTAATAAAGGGAAAAAGTATGTTTTAGATTTAAAATTTGATTTACCGTTCATCATGTGAATAACCTGTGGATAACCCCGCGGGTGTTGCACCAACCTTTGGCGATTCCAACGGGACTTGAACCCGCAACCTCCACCGTGACAGGGTGGCGATCTAACCAATTGATCTATGGAATCAGATGAGCAGTTTTATATCATGCTCAGGATATTTATTTACGCTGCTACAAAATCATTTACGATTTTCATTAAACGATTTTTTTCTGCATTAGTCGCAACATCAAAACCACTTGCTGCTGCTAACTTAGTTTCACCTTGACCTCTGAACCAGTCAATGCGTTCAGTCATTGCATTAAGAGCGCCCCACGCATTACCCGAAATCATGTGATTGAATTCGCCAGTGTAAATATCATTGAGAGTGTCAATTTTATTTGTCCACTTGGTTAGGGCTTGCTTAGAATCCTTATCAGGCTTAGGGTAAGCGGTGAGAAGAATATCGTTGAATTGCTTAGCGGATAATTCAGTCTGAATCATCTTGTTTGCCATAACGCTAAAGTCGTCCATGTATGCGTTAGCAATACCTAGAGCAGTCTTAGCGGATTGTACTTTACCATTAGCAGTTTGTGTGTGGCGAATCTTGAAGGATTGCTTTACACTACGCAAAGCAAAGTTCAATGTGTTAGCGCACACTACACGTACGGGGGTAACGCTTGCTTGAATTGAGATAGAACCATCGTGTGATGTATTGACTATCAGATAGGTGTTGATTTTATCTGCAACGCCATTAGGGTCTAGTACGGTTTCACGATCTAGTGCAAGGCTACCAAATACTACACGTCCACCTCGTAGTGAGCCAGCGGTTTCCCATCGTCCACCATCTAGCATTGCATCTGCAAAATCAAATAGTTGTTCATTTTGCAATACATTGTAACGTTCTCCAACAATACCTAAAATATCGTTTTGATTTTCGATTACGGGATTATTTCGTACTACATAGAAATAATTTTTGTCTGATGTTAGAGTAGCAGGAGCCTCGACCTCTTCTAATCTTACATTCCAGTCTTGCAGATTTGCTAACTCTAGCATTTCGCTAGTTGTTTTCTCTTCTGTAAACACGGTACCTAAACCATGCCACGCAGGTTCACGCAATGAAGCAAAAGAAGCCTCACCGTTGATTATTTCGATTTCATGAGCCATATTTTTATCCTTTCAGTTGATATTCTAATTTTATCGTAAATCAAAGTCAAAGTCAAATCATCCTAAAATATCGTTATGTGATAAAGAACACACTGTGATCAATGTCACACCCCCGCGGGTGGTGAGCAGTTTTTAGTCATGCTCAGGACTTTTTCCCCTACGGAAAAACTAGTAGGTTGCTTCTACATTAGTTGCTTCTGCTTCAAAATTTTCAACTTCAGCAGTCCAATGCGTTACATCAAGTTCATTTACTATATCTTGTGCTTCATCTTCGTTTTCTGCTTCCACAAGAATTGTTCCTTCAATTCGGAACTCAACACGATACTCACGCTTTAGCGGTTCAATGCTATTTTCAGCAAGGAAAGCATTTACATTGTCAATGTCAAACTCACAAGTAGCATCACTACGATTGCTCTCAAAGAAATAACGAATAGAGTTTTGCAGTTTTTCATAGTATTCATAGTGTCTTTGTGAGTTACTAAGAGCATCTCCTAGTTGTGATTTTAGTAAAGCAATCTCCTCATTTAGTGAGTTGATAGTTACTAGACACGAGTTATCTGGAATAGGCATATTAGTTTCCTTCTTTCTGAAGATAGTTTTCAATCTCATCAAACATTTCTGCGGTAAGTTCATCTTGGTAGCCATCTATCATGTTCTCAATAGTTTCGGCATCATACATGGTGTGCAAAACTTTTGTTAGTACCATAGCAGATAAGGCTTGCGAGTATTGGTATAACTCTTTGATAATTACATCAAGTGGCAGACCTTCTGCGATAGTTGCTACAAGACCTGAAGCCTCATCTGAAATTTCATTAGTATGGATAGCATCATTTGTTGCATCCATAATTTTCTTCATATTTGCCATAGGGGTTGTTCCTTTCGTTGTTGTTAATATAATTCTAGCGGATAGGGCTGACATTGTCTAATCTTAAATTGGGCGTTTCTGGACATTTTTTAAGAATGTGATGTTTATCACAATCCCCCGCGGGGCAAAAATGAGCAGTTTAACCTCATGCTCAGGAAGATCATCTCAGGCATACCCACGCATCATGGCCTGGGGCTTAGCAGAGATGAAAGTTGGTGAGCAGTTTAGCCTCATACTCAGGAGATTTAACTAAGGCGTATAGATAATTAAATTATCCGTGTGCCTATCTTGTTAAAGATAACGAGAAATAGCATTGTAAGTTGATGTGCTTACAACTTCCTCATCTGTCATTTTGAGAATACGGATAGCATTTTCCATTTCCTCTTTCATCTCACGATAACTGTGTTGATGGAGTTGCTCAAAATCACGCTCAGGCTCTTTTGGTAAAGAGTCCTCGTTTGTGATGATGTCGTAGTCAATGTTCAAGGTCTTATTCCAAGAACGATATGATGTGCGGAAGTTTTCTGCCTTCTTGATATTAGCAATAGCGAACTCTTGTAGTTCTTTCTGCCAATTCTTGTAAGCCTTCTGATACTTTGCTTCATTGGCTTCTTGTGAGGCATAGTTCTTTTCTAGTTCTGCTAGACGAGTTTCTAGTGCCTTGATTACTTTGCTTGTTGCAATTTTTACTGAGATTGCTTTCTGTCGTGCCATATTTGGGTTCCTTTCGGGTAAGGGGTTTGGTGAGCAGTTTATCCTAGACTTGCTCAGGTCTGGTTAGCGTTTGCTAAACCTAAAGGCTTATGCCTTCCAAGTTGTCCAACGGGTATTTCCCTCTACATCTAGTTTAACTCGCACCGAGCCAGATGAGTTTGGAGAAATCTCCAAGATGGTTCCTGTTACCTTGCTCTTTTGAGAGGTATAGGTGTCGCCTACTTTGTATAGTGCTGACTTTGCCATTTTGCTTCCTTTCTTTTGTTGTTATTACAATTCTAGCAGGGTTGCTAGAAAATATCAAATCGTAGAGCCTAGTTTTGGTGTGAGATAAATCACTTATGTCCCAAGCCAGCCAACAATACGACAATACCGATAAATAGGACAATTAGGACTTCCATAGTTCCTCATTTCTTAGTACTAGAAAATAGGATATTATTACGCTCAAATACACATTGACCGCAAGTAACACACGCTGACCCCTGTTTAGAAATGAGGGGAATCTTTTTATTATTCTCAGGACACTTGACGGCTGACTTACCTATCAAGTTTAGCATATCTTCCTTACCTAACGCAAATGTAGTAGAAAGATATGCTAGTTTTATTCCTTCTTCCGAGAGACCTTGTGCAATATTTTTGTTATCGCCGTCTGTAGAATAATATAATCCTAAATTAGAAACATCCTTAAGAATCCTAGCAGCGCTTGCTACTCTCGTGTATACCCAAAATTGAACATCTTCGTGTCTTTCAATTACTGTCTTCCAGGCCAGAGTGTATTGATCATTGAAGAAATCTCCGTCCCAGTGGATACGGAATAGCATAGGAGCGTCTTTCTTTACACAATCAGACTTGAAATCAATAATCATTTCATCTATCAATTGTACCTGGGTATCAAAATCTGCATTGCTTAGCAAATCCCAATTATGTAATAGTACGGCTTTTACGCCTTTGTAGATCTTTTCAAGTTTTCCTGCGTAGCAGACTTTTTTGCAGGTAGGGGTTTCTCCAGGACAGGAGTACTCTTTGCCTGCGGGTAGTCCGAAGGTGTTAGCAATTGTTGGAGTCTTACCATTAGGACTGACAGCATTAGTTACTTTCCTATCATTAGAGCGTTTCAGGGTGTGAGTTGGGTTCATATTAATATTCTACCTTTCAGGGAGATAAATGTCAAGTTTCTTATGCTTGTTTTTTCGGGAATATTTAGACTTGTCCCGTAAAGGGGTAGCAGCATTAGATCTACGTAACTCTTGTATTCTACGTAACTCTTCGCTTGTTTTTTTCCACATATAAAAATAATATCATAAATAATCTTAGAAATCAAATCCTGGGAGATTCTGGACAAATCGGACATCGCCCGCGGGGGTTTTTATATTTTACATCTTAAACATTACTCATTAACCAATCTTCCATTTCTGGATCTTCTTCTAAAGAAATAAATGGCTCTTCATCTTCTAACTCCCAAGACACAACGCCATTCAATTCAGCCCTTTCATCACCGCATGGTTCTTCCCAAACTTCGGGGGTATCCCAAATAGTATAGCGTTCCCAACTATATTTAAAATTTTCCTGTGTCATTATTTTACACTCACCATTCCACTACGATAAAAGTTTTTTGTATAACATTTGCCAGTTGGCGTGTAAAGATTAACTGTTGAGTATTCATCAGCCATTCCCCAATCAGTAAATAGGAAAAAGTTTTCCCATGCGCCATATTCGTTTTCATAGCGTTGCTCCCAATGCGGAGCGTTCCCGTCATAGGCGCAGGTAATTAGATATTCATATTCCATTAGTTGTAACTTCCTTTACATTCTGAGCATAGATAATTTATTTTGCAGTAGCAACCTACGGCAGTAGGCGTATCAGTTTCATAGTAGTCGTCATAGTAGGTCATTATGCGTTCTCCTTAGTGTATTCGTTCATTTCATTTTCAGCATACCATATTGAATAGTCATTAGCAAATACCTGACCTTTTTCACAATCAGCGCAGAAATCATTTATAAATCCATCGCTATCCATATCAGTAAAGATAACGCCCTCATCATAGCAAGTGTAGCAAATTCCTATTTTATCAAACAAGTTTCCCATTAGTTTTCCTTTCTTTGGAATAATACAATCCTAGCATATTTGACTGACATCTCATAATTCATTAAGGGGGTTTTGCAGGTTTTGGGGTGTGATCTTAACCACACGTAAAGGAGTTGTGGATAACTCACAACGAGGTCGGGCGTGTCGGGGCCCGCGGGCAAAATTTAAGCAGTTTTTATTCTTGCTTAGGAATTTTTTTTATTTTGTTAAATCATTTTTTATTTGTTGAAAATCTTCTTTTAGCATTGGTAACATCATTTTAAATAAAATGAAAACGCTACCCGCTAAAAATAGTTGAACGATTGTTGTTAAAAATCTATTCACGCATTTACCTCAATTTCTTTATAGCAAGCAAGAGCAAATTTATTTGCGTCAAATCTTGGATTATCACTTTCAAACATTAGCGAAAATTCATCTACCAAATCAGCAAATAAAATTTCTGCCTGCTCATCAAAAATAGATGTAGCAAAATAATTGCTTAGAATTTCAGCAGTTGCGACATAGTCTTTTCGTGTCATCATTAGTCTGCCACCTTTAGAATTGCATATGAATTGCCTTCATTAAGAAAGTCAAGGATTGGTTGAATTTTTGGTGCAACCAGTTCTTTTAACATTCCTTCAAGCATTTCTTTTTGCATTTCTCGTGAAAGTGAAAGCAGTTGCATTCCTATTGGGTGATTTTCATCAACCTCGGTAACGAATTGTAGCGAGTGGGTTATTTTTTTCATTGTTTTTATTTCCTATTCTTTAGTTGAGTTAAATTATATCAGTGGGCACTGACAATATTGGTGAGAGTTCTTACTTACGACATCGGGCGAGAACACTCTCTAAACTGCCCTTGTTTCGATTTTATTTAATTAGAAGTTTTTACCGCTATGGTGCGATAAGCATTTCTAAATCCGATTTCAGGTCGGATTTCTACGAGATAACTTTCGCAACCATCATACCATACGGCTTTAGGGTGCGCTTCTGCTCTAACGATCTTACCCGTTAAGGTTGCAGACTGATATTCGGTTCCCACTAGTAGGGATTGGACTGAGTAAACATTGGCTGACATAGTGCCACCTCTTTCTTTTTTTGTTATGTATTTATCTTACCAGATTGGACTGACATAATCAAATCCAAAAACGGACATTTAGGACATTTGGAATGTGAGGTTAATCACACGACCTTTTAGTCTATTGACCATTTGCTGAGAACATCTCCACGATCCTCATCATAGAATGAGAATGCTGAAATGTTTTGCTCGCAAACTTCGCAAAATGTAAAGTAATCGGAACAATCGAAATTGTGAGCAATTATTGAAATTGCTTTACGATTAGGGGTGTGAGAATTACCATTCACACATTGAGTTTTATTTAATGTAGTCATTTTGACCACCTTTCTTAGCGGATTTCTTTACCGCTTGTTTTCTTTATATTTATATTATAGCAGGGGGGTCTGACATTTGCACACATTATGTCAAGTAATTATCAGACAAATCGGACAACTCTCAATGTGTGTTACATCACATATCACAAATCGGACATTTTGGACAGGGGCCCGCGGGCTTTTTTAGACTATTTGTCTAAACACATCCTATAGGATTTTACCGCATTGATTACACGGCAACCCTCTTGCATCTGATAGCGCATCATATTTTGTATTCTTCCAACAATGCATGCACACAATTACGAATTCCATTTTATTTTTCTCCAATCTCATCAAGGTCTGCCTTGAACAATTTATAGATTCTTTTCTTTTCTTTATCTGAAGTGTTAGCCCATAGATAACCTAGTAAGTAGTGTGTTCCACTATCACGATCATTGTTACGAATTTGACGGCATATAGCCAGTGTGTCTTGTAGTTCAAGGCTCATTAGTTTTCACCATTTTCTTTTTGAGAGTGGATAAGTTCATTTTGCTTTTTAGCATTTTCAAGAATTGCCATAGCGTCAATTTTTGACATCTGACGTTTTGTTTTTACGAATTGTTTATATTCATCAAGGTTCATTATTTGTTTCCTTTCAAGTGACCCGATATTCCAAGAGTATCGCAAGATACTTGCAACACTACTGATTTAGGTAGTGTATTTTTTAGTGCGTCAATATATGTACGCACATCTGACGAGGTACTGAAAGAAATATCCTTAGTAGTACCATTAAACGTAGTTAGTTTAAGTTTTATCATTTATTTATCCCCCTTATAGAGAAAGTCCCAAGCCTCACGGCAGATTAAAATTGATTTGCAATTATCGCAACATGTTGCACCATTAGGATTAAAATTTACATCATATGCATCTACATAGAAAGTATTCTTTCCGCAGATAGATTTTAGTGAATAAATAGCGTTCATTACTTTACCTCCAAAGGCTCAAAAACATTAACGGAAGTTTCAAGGATTATCCAACCCTCAGATACTTTTTGATCTAAGTAGTCGTTCATAGACTTTTCATCATTGAACAATCCACCTAAATTAGATGAAGTGTAATTGCTAGAAGTCTGCAATCCAGACCAACGCAATTCATATTGTTTAGTAGTTACATTTACATTTAGTGAAGTCATTCTGGACTTCCTTTCTTTAAGGGGTTTACTTCTTTTTCAACCTTCTATACCTAGAAGTATAGCAGGGGGGTCTGACATCTACTGACCAGTAATCATACCAAAACGGACATTTTGAAATGTGATGTAGGTCATGTGGATAACTCACGCTCAATTCTGGATGTGATGTACATCATGTGGATAACCCACAACGAGGTCGGGCGTGTCGGGGCCCGCGGGTAAATGTGGTACAGATCACACAAAAAATGTCCGATTTGTCCGTGTCTAAACTTGACTTTTTGAGATTTCTATGCTAGTATTACTACTATAAAATTAAATAAGAAATCCTAGTGAGCCTCTGAGCCTACCAAATAAATCTAGAAATAGAGTGAGCGTAGCAAATAAGAGCAAATAACCTAGGTCAAGGAAAGCGATAAACACAAGGTTTATCACATTAAAAGAAAGGTAGTTACTAAATGACTACATTATCACTATACGACAATATCGAAATTGGAGATATTATTACAATGCCTCTATCTTTTGCCTTAGTTAAATCAGGCAAGATCGTTAAGATCAAAAAGTCTAATCAACACGCTAAGAGTGTGTTACTAGAATCAGGTGAGTGGTTTCACCTCTCACGCTACAAATTAGATTATTTTTTAGGAGAGTAACCAATATGGGTAACATTATGGATATGTTCGATCATCTTTACATCTGCGATGAGTGTGACACTCTCGCAAGCGTTATCCAAAAGGGTAACACAATTACAATTAACCAATGTCTATGCACTACTAAAGGAAACTAAATGAAAGTAACACTAACAACAATGTCAGGTAACACTCGCAACATTAACCTCATGACTAAGCAAGAGGTCTACGATTTTATTGAGGTATTTAAATCAACACTACTACCTAACCAGCGTGTAAAAATTACATGCGATCTATTATGTATTGACGGCTACGTGCAGGGGAATACATTATAGAGGTGGCACCCCTAAGAAATAAACAAGGGTGCATAGTGTAAAATAAAAGTGGGTGCATAGTTTAAAATAAAAGGCCATGCATAGTGGGCATATCTCTGCGGTGTGCTCACTAATTTTTTTGTGTGTTTTTTTTAAAATCATGTATCATACATCTTTACAAAATATTCAGATTTTCTCAAAACCAAAATTTTTCAGATTTTCGGGTATAATAAATACATGGGTATATTAGATAATTTCGAAAATGCCTGGGACATAGATTTCCAGGAAGAACCAAAGGCTCCTGAGTTCGAATCAAGCCATATTCCTAGAACAGACAATATGGGTAGAGAAACATGGGTAGAGATTAACAAGACACACACTCCTCCAAACCCTTTATGGCTAGAAGATAAATGGGCAACTCAATTATTCAAAGAAGATGTTTGTAATCATTGTAGTTGTAAGGAAGAGTAGTGGATATAATCTGGTTTGACAGATATTCTACAAATATTACTGGACTTATAAAAAAAAAGAAAAACCTGCAGTATAAAAAATTTGATGGTGTAATGTATCCATACACAATCTATAGCAATGACTACTTTACAAAAATATCTAGAATAATGGAAAAAGATAACTTTAAATTTATAGTTGCAATTAGGCCTCACTCAATCTCGCCACAGTATCTATCTATGATATGTTCTTCTATAAATGAAATTAATGACAAGGCAGTATCAATTAATTTTATAAGTGGATTTATCTACGAGAAAGAAAAAATTTTTGGCGGTATATTGTCTGATCTAAACGACAATTCATCAAATATTGAAAGATCTAACTATATGCTTGAATATGCAAAAGAATTTAAAAGAATAAGCGATAATGACTTTTACATTTCAACAACAAACAAAGAGGTTTTTAATGTTTGTGCAGATAATGACTTTCCAATGATTGTTCCATATTCTTGGTATAAAATAAATAAGTTTGATCTAACTGACAAAAAGTATGTTATCTCAATTTGTCCTGTAATAGGAGATGATAGACCAGACAATGTAGATCTAGAAAATTTTTCAGAAAATGAGTTTATTGAATTTTTGAGGGAATGCGAAGCAAACAACGTTCATGGCTTACTTCTTATGGAAAACAAGTATAACTCTCAATATCCAACAATATCTAACCTAGTTAGGATATATCGTAATGAGTCTACCACTTACCCAATGGACACTTAGCCTGTTCAAGGGTAGTCTTAAGTTTCATAAAACATCCACACTTTTTACATGTTTGAGTTTTTGGTCTAAACCAATCACACGATTGACAGATTTCTAGGCGGGCAGCAGCAAGACCTTCTGGTGTTCTTGGCGCATTTGGATTTAATAAATCCCAAGGCCCTACCATTCTACTTCATCCTTATAAGTCACGCTATATTCTCCTCCATATACTTCTGCGTATGAGATTATATCTTTATTATATCGTATACAGGTTGTTTTGTCTATTAGGCCTGTTTGGTATTTGTATCCCCTGGTTAATTTATTAGGAAATGCAAATGACCATGCGCCTTGATTATCTAATGCCTGGTTCATTTGATCAATATACTTTTCCTTGCCTAATCGTCTTGAAACAAAACCTTGCTTACCTTCCATATAACCCATATGGTTTTCCACAGATGTGTGGACATCATTGTTCATAACAAATTGAACTTCTGGACAATCCATCAACATTGACCAATGCTGCATGTTAGGTGCATAGTTGACTTTATTCTTGTAAGTCGAATCTGCATATGCCATGCATAGGTTGTCAGATAGGGATGTTTGAGTCTCTATTCCAAACGCGAGAAGGAAACACGTTGCAAATGGAAACTTTTGATTGTATTGCTTGACTTCGTAATGCGTATTTGGATTAAACGATTCGACTGAAATATTGTCTTCCATAAGTCGCATATGGTTTCCAATTGATACATAGTCTGGAGAGTTCATATCGCAGTCAACGAATAGACAGTCTTTTGGATCAATGCCATCCGCGAGAACTAAAAGATTTTTATCGTATGTACCTACCACTGACGAACCATTATATTTTGATAACAACATTGCCGACATGAGTCCATCGATATCTGGCGAGACTATCAACTTTTTGGAGTACGCAATGGTATCCAGAATTTGTTTTTTCAAAACACTCCTAAAAATGTGATAGAATTAATTTTATTATGACAGTGCAAGATTGGGCTTCCCTTTTAGTAGCCATCTTAACAATTGTATCATCAATCGCCTTTGGAATCAAGTGGCTTGTAAAACATTATCTTTCTGAACTCCGCCCAAATGGTGGATCTAGTGTAAAAGACCAGGTCAACAGGTTAGAAATTAAGGTTGACAAACTGTATGACATTTTAATTGAAAATCGAGTTTCAGATTCTAATAAATAAGATATACTCTATATACTATATATAAGATATCTTCTATATATTTAACTTAAAGATAGTTCTTTTTTCTTATATATTTAAAGTATACACCAACTTTCTAAGTTTGTCAAGTTTCCTTCTCCTGGCTAGAAAAAATTGATTATTGTGTTATAATTTTACGTATGAGTACAATATCTTCTATTGAACAGGTAGGCGCAGAGCCAATCAATATTAAATGGAAAGTAGTTCGTGGTGATACCGCAACTCTAAGGGTAGATTTTTTAGAAGATGATGAAACAACAGAAATAGATATTGATGATTGGACAGTTTCAGCAACGTCATACGATTCTTCTGGGGACTTGTTAGACGAACTCACTGTTACTAAATATGATGGATATATTATTGTTACAGCCCCTTCAGACTTAACAACGTTCTGGGGAAATGGTTATAAAAATGTTGTAGCAAACCTACCTTTTGACGTTCAGATCATTACAGATGATGATATTGTTTGGACTCCAATTATTGGAACAATTAGTGTATACAGTGATATAACTCCAGGTGGACTATGATAATTAAAATTACTTCCCCTGCAGTAACGCCAGCAAAAGTTATAAAAGTCGATGACAAAACATTTATAATTAAAACTGGTGAATGATGAGTATTAGTCGTAAAGCAGAAATTCCAGGTAATCAAAAAAATAAACCTTCTTATGGCAAAGTTGTTGAAGAAGAAAAAACGGCTCCAGAGCCCGATATAGACTATAGAATACTTGTAGGGCCACAAGGACCTCAAGGACTAACTGGAAGGGCTGGAGAGGCTGGTCCAAAAGGCGATAAAGGGGATCCTGGAGAAAAGGGAGAAAGGGGACCAAAGGGTGAAAGAGGACCTGCTGGAGAAACTTTATATATAAATAAAGAAGGTGCTGAAATACAACCAACAAAATCTGGTTGGGCATATTACGAAAATTTAAACCAAGAGCAAATATTTTTAGGATTAGATAAAGGTGACGAGGGCTGGGTAGACCTATTAAATGATTCTAAAGGACAAACAATAGAAAAACATTTGCCAATAGGAAAAGTAAGTTTGTGGAATACAGAAACACAGAAGTTAAATTTTAAACAATTAGAGATTGGCACAAGGGTAGAGATAGTTTATAATTTTGAAATAGAAACATTTGATAATAATGTTGAGGTTTGGCTAAGGACCTATTCTATTCCCGCTGTAAATGTTTCACAATTTGTTGCTAATCTAAAATATAAGTATACTTATGACTTTTCAATTTCTCAAACACTGTATATTTTAAATGAAAAAATGAAACGAGCAAATGTTGTTCCACAGATAAGAACTGATCTAGATTCTGCCGTAAAGGTCAAATCCTTTACAGTCCATATTTCTTAGTGGTATAATAAATACATGGCATTTCCAGGCACTTATAATTTTGACTATTATCGTGGCGATACATTTAGGTTTGTTGTATCCCCAAAAGATTCTACAGGAGCAGCATTTGCTCTTTCTGCTTATAAATCAGCAAGTCCAGCAAGAGATGCAATTTTTACAATAGCAGACGCTAGAGGCAGTACCAGAGAATTAGTCCTAACATCTAACGGATCTTCAGATTTAGGTGCATCTATCAACACTTCAGACAATACAATAACATGTACGATTACTCCTGATGGAGGAAGAGATCTAGAGGGTGGCTCAACTTATTATTATGATCTTGAAATTTATAATGGCGCAGCACTTAGATATACTTTATTAACTGGCACAATTACAGTTCAAGATGATGTTACTGGGGCAGTTTAATGCCAGAGGTAGTTGTCCTTGATCCCGAACTTTCTGTTTATGGCCCAGTAGAAGAAATTACTGTATCAGTTGACATTGGACAAACTGGCACAAGAGGAAGCAAACAATTTGTTGGAACTGGGTTGCCAAGTGGTTTAACAATTGCAGAAACTCCACTAGCAAACGATATGTATTTAGATGTTTCTACTTCAGAACTTTATCAGTATATTGATAACGTCTGGACTATTGTTGGTAAGTTTGCTCCACTAACATATAACGTTAATGAAACTGTCACTTTTATTTCTGGAAGCGCAGATTTTACATATGACATTAATGATATGTTTGGAATAACAGAAACAACTGGAAGTTTTGTTGTACATCACAACATCATTGGAACAACAAATGTTATAGCCTCTGTGATAACTCAGCCAACATTAACCGCTACTGATCTAGACTTTACAATTAAGGCTAAGTCTTTGAGCGGATCAACCTGGTCAAATTTATCAGGGGATTATGATGTAATGATTTCAATTAGCATAGGGGAAGACAACACATCTTCTGCTTCTTAGAATAACTATGCTATAATATTTAGACTATGGCAGCCACAAATATAGGAAGTTCTAAGTATCCCCTAGCAAAAATTCCAGCAATGGCTGATCCAGCCGACATACAGGTTGCACTTAAATATTATCATTGGGGACAAGAAGCAGAGCCAGAAGGCACAGCAACCGCAGGTATTTCAAAGTATCTAGATGATATAGATACAAGAATTGATGCAATTGATGCAACTTTAACAAATGCTGTAGAAGAAACTGTCATTGACGCTAAAGGCGATCTTTTAGTAGGGACATCAAATAATAATTTAGATAATTTAACAGTTGGTAGCGATGGACATATTTTAACTGCAGACTCAACACAGGGCACATTTGGTCTTAAATGGGCTGCACCTACAGCAGCATCAGTTTCAACACCTGGAGTTGTTCAATTGTCAGATTCAACATCAGAGACTTCATCAGTTAAAGCAGCAACACCAACTGCAGTCAAAGCAGTTCAAGATACTAAATCTGCATTAGATTTTACTATTTTAGAAAAAACAGCAAATCACGCATTGGTTTTGTCAGATGCATATAAAATTATTGAAATGAATTTAACATCAACTGCAAATACAGTTACTATTCCACTTAATGCAACTCAAGCATTTGCAATTGGTTCACAAATTACAATTATTCAAACTGGAACTGGAGCAACAACAGTAGTAGTCACTGCAGGAGTTACACTAAATTGCACACCTCAAGTTTCTTCAAATGCAGCAAAATTAAGAACACAGTATTCATCTTGTACATTAATTAAACGAGCAACCAATACTTGGATTGCAATTGGCGATCTGAGTGCATAATGCCATTACCACCAATATCTTCAGGTAGTGGAGGAATACAACCAGGAACTCCAACAATTGGAACTGCAACAGAAGGTAATGAAACAGCAACAGTTTCATTTACAGCACCAGCCTATTTAGGCAAACCAATTGGAACAACTTACACTGCAACTTCAACTCCATCAGATATAACAGGAACATCTTCAACTTCTCCAATAACTGTTAGTGGTTTGTCAAATGGAACAGCCTATACATTTAAAGTAAAACTAGGAAATGGTGTTGCTACATCGTTAGAATCTGCAGCAAGTAATTCTGTTACTCCAGTAGCCCCAGCACCACCACCGTTCCCACCACCGTTCCCACCACCGTTCCCACCACCGTTCGCCGTTGCCCCACCACCGTTCCCACCACCGTTCCCAATACCACCATTTTTCCCAGGGTTTGGAGTCTATTCAGAATATTCCATTGCAAGCAATACTGGAATTATAACTATTAATGGAAGAAAAGACGCTAAAGATATTGTAGTAGGAGACGTTTTGGTTGCTATGGATTTAGATACCAACAATGTTTCTGATTGGACAACTTGGAGTAAAGAAGATTTATTATTAGATGAAACCAATTTAAGAGAAACAGAGGTTGTTTCTATTACCTCAAGACCTATCGGTACACTTTATATAATTAACGGAGATGCATATTCGGGAACGCATTATATTTTAACTAAAAAAGATAATGTTGTTAAATTTATACAAACATCAGAAATTGATAGTTCATATTTTGTATACTCTTTTGCTGATCTACAGTTTGTTCCAATAGAAGTGTTCGATATTATAGAATATGAAGATACGGTTTATTCAATCAATTGCGAACCATATGATAATTTCTTTACAGAAAATATGTTGGTTTTTGATGTTAGGGATAATATTTAATTAAAGTTTTTTACACGCCAAAATGCTGGCGATGTATATCTGTTGTTATTTAATACTTTTGTTACCCCATGAGTATAATGTATATCTCCAGGAAAAAATATTGCAGAACCAGCCTTGGGCTTTATGGTTATATCCTGGTTAGTAAAGTATATTTCTCCACCATCATAATTGTCGTTTATATACATTAGGGATGCCACATCATTTTCAGGATAAGAATTTGGATTACCATCTTGCTCCTGTTTGTCTGCATGAGGAGGCTGATCGTCTCCAGGTCTCCAAAGAACTATTGATGGTGAATTTTCTTGTAAAACAAAGTTAAATCTTTTTTCTATTTCTATTTTTAATTTTTTTTGATATTCTAAAAGTTTAAGAAATAATGCCTTATTACTATTTTTAAATAACTCTGAACTATGAACCCTGTTGTCCCAGTTGTCATCAGGTATGGATAAAAAATTTTCTATTGATTTAGAGTAAAAGTAAAATTTATCTAAGTCATCTGGACTTATAAAATTTTCTAAAACAATGATATTATCAACAGAGTCCCCAAAATAGCCAGGTTGTACCTTATACATATTGTCCATATATGTAGTATACTATATATTGACCAAAAAGGAGATTAAATGTTATCTAACTTTATAGAAACAACCACTATAGAAAATCCTGCGCCTGCTGTATTCGTTTATAAAAATGCGCTTAATAAAGACTTAAATCTTGTTCAGCGACTTGAAGATGTTATTGAAAAACATGGCGATAATTTTTTCAAATGGAGCGAAGCACAAGTTGGTGATTATGAAACAAGAAAAGATTATAGAGATTGCGTAGACTTTAAAGTAAGAAAAAATGATTTTGTAAATAACCCAAGAGCAACTATGTCAGATTTAAGAAAAATATACTTTGACATAGATGAACGACTACAGGAATGTGTAAAACATTATTCTTCACTTTTTAATTTAAACTTAGAGTATCAAGAAGCAGTTAATTTTGTTAGATATGGAAAAGATCAACACTTTCAGGTTCATTCAGATCATGGTTTTAGTTATGTATGTACTGTTTCTACAGTTATGTATTTAAATGACAACTATACTGGAGGAGAATTGTTTTTCCCATACATAAACTATACTTATACTCCAGAAGAGGGAGATATTGTTTTGTTCCCATCAAACTTTTTATATTCTCATGCTGCTTTGCCTGTAAAAGAAGGAATAAAATATTCTGCAGTAACAATGTTTGACTATAATGATAGGGTACACGGAGCAAACTCTCCACTAAGGCAAAAACAATAAATGTATGAAATCAATGCATATGAAGTAAATCCAGGTTTAGGTGCAAGAATAGAACAACTTTCTTTAAAAAGAGACTGGATGGATAAAACATTTGATCAACATGCATACAGGTGTTTTCCTTTATCGTTAACAAATCAAATGGGATGGGGATTTTCATTCCCCAAAGATATTTCTGTTGTTTGGGATGGAAACGACTCTTCTGAAGGAAATCACATAACGGTTTTAAAAGGTAAAGAATTTGTTGACACTAACAGAGGAACTGCAACACTAATTTTTAATATAGGTTGGTTTTTTGAAACAAATCCAGAAACTAGTTTATTGTTTTTTGGTCCACCAAATTTAGACATTGATGGCGCAGTTCCGTTAACAAACTTAATTAGTTCTAGTTTTTGGCAAAAACCTATACCAGTATCTTGGAAAATTACAAGGCCAAACACTGTTATTACGTTTAAAGCAAACTCTCCAATTATTTCTGTTTTGCCAATATCTTTAACAAATTTACAAAATTCTACAATTACTTTAAATAATAATCCACATAATATTAATGAATACCATAAAAAAGTAACAGACTATGGAAATGTAATATTAGAAAATAATAAAATTCCAAAGTTTTCTGATTTTTATCGAAGCGCTACTGATCAATTTGGCAATTCTGTTGGATCACACGAAGTAAAAAAAATAAAGTTGCATACCAAAGACATAAGGAAAAAAAATGAATAAAAACGGAATAGAGTTTTATTATAATGTTTTGAATAATTCAGATTTATTAATTAAAGAAATTAATAAGTATGAGTGGACAAAACCACTAAATGTAAAAACAGAAGATAGATCTAATTCAGTCATATACTTTCAAGACAAAGAGTTGCAAAAAGAAATTTTTAAAATTATAGATGAGGCGCTGCATAGTTCTTTAAGTGCATATCGTGATTTATATTTTCTTCCAGAACTAACATATCTTACAATAGAGGCATTAAAATACGAGCCTGGAGAAAAGTATGTAATGCACTATGATGATGGCTCAAAGCATGTTTCTAACAGAGTTACTAGTTGCGTTATATATTTAAACGATGACTACGAAGGCGGAGAGATAGAATTTTGCAACTTTGACATTAAAGTTAAGCCAGTAAAAAATTCTATGGTATTATTTCCATCAAACTACCCATATATGCACATAGCGCATCAGGTTCATTCTGGAACAAGATATGCAATTAACATATTTTTGGAGTATAAGTAATGGAAATTATAGAAGATATTGCTAAAATTATGCAGTCAAAGGGGTATTGCGAAAAGTCATCTTATCAATGGATATGTTATGTTTTATCTTCAATGGTTGATGCATCAAACTTTGACAAAGTAAAAGAAATAGCAGAGCAATCAGAGTTACCTAATTAAGGAGAAAAAATGAAAATAGGATCTACAAAAAATATTGTTATAAAAGAAAATTTTGTTTCAAAGAAAGATTTAGACATTGTATTATCATCAATAGACGATACAATTTCTTGGGGTTCTAATTCAATGGCTGGAATACCAGACAAAGTAACAAGAAATCTTGCTTCTGAAAAGCCAGAGGCCCATGCCATACTAAAAAAAGCAATTGATAGAGTACAGCAAGAGATAGAACTTTATTTTGGAAGACCTCTTGAAACAAATTCTGCTGGAATAAGAAGATGGGACGCAGGAGAGTTTCAACCACTACATGCAGATGGAGAAGATCCAGAAGGACATCCAAATGAAGCATTTATAGTTGACTATGGGGCTGTTATATATTTGAACGATGACTACGAAGGCGGAGAGATATACTTCCCAGATCATAACTTAGACTTTAAACCTAGTGCTGGTACATTGGTATTTTTCCCATCAAACACAATGTATATACACGGTGTGCGGGAGATAACAAAAGGCACAAGATATACCACACCATCTTTTTGGATTCCAACTAAATACAGAATATTTGAAAATGAAATTAGAAATAAATATGTTAATAAAAATTAAATATTATTTGTATAAATTTAAAAAAATATTTAAAAAAAAGGATAAAAAATATGAAAAATACATATACTAAAACTATAAAAGAAACTATAAGTGACTTAGGTTTAATTGGAAATGATGTAGTTGATCATGAAAATGTTAAACATTTATTTTTAAATGATTGGATTATTACAAATAAAAGAAAACCAGGTTTGTATCCAAATGGTTTGCTATGGACGGGACATTATACAGAAACAGAATTTTTATTGGACCAGTCTAATTCATATATTATAAATAATTTAGGTTTTAGAGGAAAAGATTTTAATGAAAACAATGAACTTGTTTTTGGTGGCTGTTCTTTTACATTTGGGTTGGGATTGCCAGAAAAAGAAATATGGGGCAGTCAAGTAGCAAAGGCTTTAAATGTAAAGTATTCAAATATAAGTCAACCAGGAGACTCTGTTGTTGCAATTATAAATAATATATATAAATATTTTGAAGAATATGGTCATCCAAAAACTCTTTTATGTTTGTTTCCAGATTTTTATAGATTTATGGTTCCAGTAAATACTGAAACATTAATAACAAAAAATACTTATTTTCCAGTACATCCAGAGAGTATGTTGTCTTCAACTCACGTAATTTATCAAGAATCAGAAAAATATTCTAAAAAACCACATTATTCTGAAGATGTTTTTTCTCCAGATTTACCATTTTTTTACTCATATCAATATATTAAAATGTTAGAGCAGTATTGTAAAGAAGCAAAAATTTTATTTTTATGGTCAACGTGGAGTGGTTTTTTGTATGACTTAATAACACAACAAGAAAATGTATCAAATAATTTTGTTTATTTAAAGTCTAATAGATGGTACAAAAGTGATGATGGACTTGATGTATATTTAGACGAATGTAATAAACACGAACATTTAAGACATTTGTATCCAAAAAATTTTGATACATCAACAGACATAGAAGATGAAAAGTATTATTCAAAAAAGGCAAGGCATAGTGGAGTTCATAAACATATGCATTGGGCAGAAGGATTTTTAGAGATAATACAAGATATTAAAAATTAATATCTTTCCATCCACTCTTTAGTTTTCCAGGTAATGCCTTTCCAGGCAGACCAATCTTCACCACCATTACTCATATGATAAGCGATTTCTGCATTTCTAACTGGATCAAACAGATCTTCGTTAGACTTTAGATTAAACTTGCTTCTTCTTTCTTCGCCCAGTCCTCCAAGCATATTGATTTGAAATAGGCCATAAGAATTATCTCCAGTCTGTCTATTAGGATTCCAAGAGTTAGGAGTGCCCATAGATTCTTTCATTACCGTTGCCCAAGCAACCTTTAGTGAATATCCTTTAAAGCCTACTTGCTTTAATATTTTAATTAGTTCGTCTTTTTCAAGGGGGGTTCCATATTTGTATTTTTTGTTAATTTTATTATTTTCTTCTTTAGAAACCAAAAAAACCTCTTTCGAGGCGTTTTCCTGCTCCTGAGCCTGTTCTATACTCAAATTATTTTTGTCACTTATTCGTGTTTCAGCATTAGCAACGTTTGACAATGTCGTTACTAAAGTCAGTATGCCGAGTATACTAATGACCTCTTTGTTTCTTTCGATAAATTTAATCATAGTTTCCTCCTTAGAAAACAAAACACCATTTTTTATGGTGTTACCTACCAGTATAACATGAAGTTTTGTTTTTTGTCAACTTTTTACATATTCTTGTAATTATGTTATAATTCTTATATGGCTAATTATAGAGGTGCTGGACAATCTGTTTATGATATTGGTGATGCCCCGCCATTAGTAAAATGGACAATTGTAAAGGGAGATACCGTTGCATTTAGGATATATGTTACAGATGATGCTAAAAATCCACTTGTAATAGCCAACTGGACAATTGCTGCAAGATTTAGAAGACCAGATATAGAAAATAATTTTGATCAAGATTCTGCTGGTACAGTATTTACAATAACGCCTGCCCCAGACGCGGGAGATGAAACTGGAGAATTTACAGTTAAATTAACATCTGTACAGTCAGCACAATTAAAAACTGGAGATGTTTTTGATGTTCAACTATCTGATGCAACACGAGTTTGGACAGTTGCTAGAGGTCAAATGGTTGTTTTAGAAGACGTAACAAGTTAATGGCTTCTGTTGCAATATTTGATAAACAAACAACAATATTAAAATCAATTGATCAACACACATTTCCTAAAGTTTCTATTGAAGAAAAGATTGACAGAGGGATAACAATAAATGAATTTTTACCATTTAGAGTAAGAATAACTGATATAGATATTATAGCCTTTAACGCTAATAATGCGCCACCAATTCCCTTACAAATGATTGGTGTAAGCAACTATATTTTATAAAATTATAAAACTATTAAAATAATTATGTTATAATCTAGGTATGGCAAAAATATCATTAGCATCAGTCAAGGCCTTGTTTCAAACAGGAGATCGTCCTACTCAGCAAGATTATGAAGATTTAATTGACTCAACATCAGCCCAAGCCACAGACTTAGGAACTACTGGTAATAATGAATCAACAATTAACGGAATTGAAAGTTCTACGGTAGTTGATAATTTTAACGCAACAGAATGGAGAATGGTTAAATACCTAATCTCAATCAAACATACTTCTGGAGGCGCTAATAAATATTACGCCACAGAGATTAACATATTAATTGACGGTACAGATGTTAGCGTTAGTGAATATGGAACTATAGACAACGATGGGAATATTGGCACCATAAGCGTCTCCCGCGCTGGAAATACAGTATCCTTAACGGTTACTCCAGTAGTCGGTACAACACCTATAACCGTACGTTATGCACGTATAGGATTAAAGGCATAAAAGGAGATAAAAAATGGCAACAGTAAATAAAGATTTTAGAGTAAAATCGGGATTAGTTGTTGAAGGATCAACAGCAACCGTTAATGGTAAGAATGTTCTTACCGCAGGAACCGTAGATGCTAAGGGTGACTTAATTGTTGGTAGTGCAGATGATGCAGTAGCACGTTTAGCCATTGGTACAAACGGACAGGTCCTCACAGCAAATTCAAGTGCAACATACGGAGTTGAGTGGTCAGCCCCAGCAGCCGTTGGTGTATTTGGTTCTTCAATTTCATTTGAAGGTGCAACAGCAGATGACTATGAGACAATTCTTGAAGTAGCAGATCCAACAGCAGATCGTACTATCACACTTCCAAACGCTACAGGCACTGTAACACTTAATGATGCAACACAAACATTAAGCAACAAAACAATTTCTTATACAAACAACACAGTTACAGTTCAAGTAGCAAATGTTTCGGATTTGACTGCAAGTGCTTCTGAACTCAACTTAGTAGATGGATCATCTGCAGGGACTATTGCAAATGGTAAGGCAGTTATTTATGGAGCAGCAGGAGAAGTAAATGCTACAACTCTACAAATTGCTGGTACATCACTTACTGCAACCGCTACAGAACTTAACTACGTAGATGGCGTAACTTCAGCAATCCAGACTCAGTTGGATGCTAAGGCTACTTCTTCAGATCTTACAACTCATGGCAACCTTACAGAAGCACATGGTGCAACTGGTGCGGTAGTTGGAACAACTAACACACAGACACTTACAAATAAGACACTTACAAGCCCAACACTTACAACTCCAGCACTTGGTGTTGCTACTGCTGATTCTATCAATGGTACAACTATTCCAAACACAAAGACTCTTGTTGTAACAACAGATAAGTTAAACGTACTTGCAGCAACATCTTCATCAGAACTCGCTGGAATTATTTCAGACGAGACTGGTACTGGAGCACTTGTTTTTGCTAATACACCAACACTCGTAACACCAAACATTGGTGCAGCAACTGGTACATCTTTGGTTCTTTCAGGGGACCTAACAGTTAACGGTACAACAACTACAATTAACTCAACAGAAATCACAGTTGATGACAAGAACCTTACACTTGGTGCAGTAACATCTCCAACAGATGCAGGTGCTGATGGTGGTGGTATTACTCTTAAGGGTGCTACAGACAAGACTTTCTCATGGGTAGATGCAACTGATGCATGGACCTCATCTGAACACTTAAACCTTGCTTCAGGAAAAGAATTTAAGGTTAATGGAACATCACTTAAAGATGCAGCCGAAACTCTTACAAACAAGACAATCAGCGGTGCAAACAATACACTTACAGTAAGAATTGCAAATGATGTTTCTGGTTTGGCAGCAGGTGTTGCAACATTTTTGGGAACCCCTTCTTCAGCAAACCTTGCTTCAGCAGTAACTGATGAAACAGGAACTGGTGCACTGGTATTTGCTAATACACCAACTCTTGTAACTCCAGAACTTGGAGCAGCAACAGGTACTAGCCTTGCTCTACCAGATGCTCTTGTTGGATCTGCAACAGCAACTGCTGGCACTTCAGCAACAACAATTGATACATTCTCAGCAACAACATATTCTGCTGCTAAGTATGTTATTCAGATGAAAAAGTCTGGCAACATTGAAGTAATTGAAATGCTTGTTGCTATAGATGGTGACAATAATGTTTATGTAACAGAGTATGCTAATGTTATAAGCAATACAGAACTTGGAACAACAAATGCTGTTTATAGCGGTGGAAATGTTCTTCTTCAAGTTACTGCAGCAGCAGCAGATACTTCTGTTAAGGTTTCAAAGACATACATAGAGGCATAAAAAGGAGATTAAATGGCAACTGTAAACAGAGATTTTAAGGTAAAACATGGCTTAGTCGTAGCCGATGGCGGTACTTTCGGATCAACGGTTACAGTTGCCACTCCAACTCAAAATACACATGCAGCAACAAAAGCATATGTTGATAGTGTTGCGGGTAGTGCAGGAGTAACTGTTAGCGGAACAGCACCAAATTCTCCATCAAATGGAAATCTTTGGTTTGACACATTAACAGAAAGAGTTCATGTTTATTATGGATCTCAATGGGTAGCAATTGCAACTCTTGAAGATGCAGAAGTATTACAAGACCACATTCACAATACCGCAATTGATGGATCTGGTCTTATTGTAAGTACATTTGTTTCTGGAGGTGCTTATAATGAACCAGGTGTTCTAGTAAGCGCAGGAGACTATAGCACTTCATCATGGGAAAATACCTATGATGGAGGAGTTGCAACAGATAACTTTAATTAATTATCTGTTATAATAAAAATAAGAAATTTTCTGTAGGAGGAAAATAATATGGCAACAAGAATGCAGCAACGCAGAGGTACTGCAGCACAATGGACATCAGCAAACCCAATACTAAATGCTGGTGAAATCGGATGGGAATCAGACACTAATAAGTTTAAGATCGGTGATGGCACTAACCACTGGGCAAATATTGACTACTTTATTGACCAATCCTCTACAGTAAACCCATCATTTGGTTCAAGCATTACATTTGAAGGTGCTACAGACAACGCATTTGAAACAACTCTTGCCGTAACAGATCCTACAGCAGACCGTACAATTACATTTCCAGATGCAACAGGCACAGTTGTTTTGTCCGATGGTAGTGGAAACGTTACCGTTTCAGGAGATTTAACAGTAAGTGGTACAACCACTACTATTAACAGCACAACAATTAATGCTACAACAGGAATTGTTTTTGAAGGTACTACAGCAAACGATTATGAAACCACTTTAACAGTAACAGATCCTACAGCCGATAGAACTATTACATTTCCAAACGTAAGCGGAACTGTTGTTACAACAGGAAACCTTAGTGCAACTGGTGCAACATCAACAGAATTAGGATATCTTGCTGGTGTTACTTCAGCAATTCAAACACAATTAGACAATAAGCAAGCAGTTGTTGCAGATGTATCAAATACTGAAATTAGTTATCTTAATGGTGTAACCTCAGCAATTCAAACTCAGTTAGATGCTAAAGCAGCACTAGCAGGTCCTACATTTACTGGAACAGTAACTCTTCCAAGTACCACATCAATTGGAGATCTATCTTCAACAGAAATAGGGTACCTAGAAGGAGTTTCTGCTGGAATTCAAGGACAGATTGATGGAAAAGCAGGAACAGGTCATACACATGTTCTTTCAGCAGGTGCAACAGATGTCACTGCAACAGCATCAGAAGTTAATTTAATAGATGGATCTATTGCTGGAACAATTGTAGATAGCAAGGCAGTAATTTATGGTCCAGCAGGCCAAGTAAATGCTACAACTTTACAAATTGCTGGCACTTCTATTACTTCTACAGCAGCAGAACTTAACTTAGTAGATGGATCATCAGCAGGAACTATTGCAAATAGCAAAGCAGTTATTTATGGCTCTGCAGGCGAAGTAAACGCCACAACTTTACAGATTGCTGGAAGTTCTATTACTTCTACAGCAGCAGAACTTAACATTCTTGATGGTGTAACCACATCAACTACAGAACTTAACTACGTTGATGGGGTAACTTCAGCCATTCAAACACAGTTAGACGCTAAGGCTTCTCTTACTGGAGCAACATTTACAGGAGCCGTTTCTGGAACAGACTTAACTCTTTCTGGAAACTTAACGATTAATGGAACTACAACAAACCTTAACTCAACTAACCTTGTTATTGAAGACAAAAACATTGTTCTTGGAGATACAGGAACTCCTACTGATACAACTGCAGATGGCGGAGGTATTACACTTAAAGGCGCAACAGACAAAACCTTTAACTGGGTAGATTCTACAGATTCTTGGACATCTTCCGAGCATATCAACCTTGCTTCAGGAAAAGATCTTAAAGTAAACGGAACTTCAGTTATTAGTACAACTGCTGGTGGATTTATTTTTACCGACGGTACACAAACAAAAGAAGGTGTTCCATCACGGACATCAATTATTCAGAAGACAGCAGAATACACCCTTTCAGCAGCAAATGAAAGAGACTCATTAATTGAAGTTTCACATACAGGTGGAACTGCAGTTAAGGTTTTAATCCCAACAGATGCTACACTTAATTATCCAGTCGGAACATCAATTGATATTCTTCGAACAAATACTGGCGAAGTGACAATTGAAGCAGTAACACCAGGAACAACAACAGTAAATGCAACTCCTGGATTAAAACTTCGTGCACAATGGTCATCAGCAACATTATTTAAGAGAGCAGCAAATCTTTGGGTTGTAATGGGAGATTTAAAAGCATAATAGTTTGATATAATAGAAAAGAGGAGTAAAAATGGCAGTTAGTAAAAAAAGAGGTATCAAGTCTTCAGCACAAGACAACTTTTTGCAACCAGATAATGTTACTTCCTTAAGTGGTACAGATGTAGGAACATCTCGTCCTTATCTTGCTACTGCTAATACTACTTCAGCAGCATCTGCAGCAGGCACAGGTGGAGCAGTAAGCCTTACTTGGACATTGCCAGCGGGATCTCCAGCAGCAACTGCTTATATCATTACAACAACCCCCTCAACTTACGAAGTAAATACTGGCTCTTCCACTCCTTCTTATACTTTTCAGGGATTAGCATCAAATACTTCATACACATTTACAGTAAAAGGAACAAACGCTGCAGGAACTGCAAGCGGAACAACTTCTTCTTCAGTAACTGCAACAACAGTTCCACAAGCGCCTCAAGGTGCGGTCGCCAGTGCTGGTGTTAACCAAAACACAATCAGTTGGACAATTGGTGCCACTGGTGGAAAGGCTTTATCTAAGCATAACGTTACTGGTTCTGACGGAACTTCTTCTGGAGATTTAGCATCATCAGCAACATCATCAACTATTGCTGATACAGCAGGAACTTCACAGACTTACACTGTTACTGCAACAAATGCTAATGGAGCATCATTAGGAGCAACAACTTCTAGCGTTACTACACTTTCACCATTCTTCCCATTCTTCCCATTTTTCCCATTCTTCCCGTTCTTTCCGTTCTTCCCAAGTTTCGCACCACCACCATTCCCACCACCATTCCCACCACCATTCCCACCACCATTCCCACCACCATTCCCACCACCATTCGGACCATTTTTCCCAGGGTTTGGATTCTCAGAGTATTCCATTGCCAGCAATACAGGCATCATGACTACCAATGGCAGAAAAGAAGCCAAAGACATAGTTGTAGGAGATGTTTTAATTGCTATGGAACTTCCAGAACAAGCCTCAGCACATAACGCTGATTGGTTAAATTGGACAGCAGAAGACTTAATCCTAAATGAAACCAATTTAAGAGAAACTACAGTTTATGCAGTATCATCAAAGCAAGTAGATAAAGTATATCTTCTTAACGGCGATGCATATTCTGAAACGCATTATATTTTAACTAAAAAAGATAATGTTTCAAAATTCTTAAGAATTGATTCAATTGATGACACATATATGGTATATTCATATGAAGAGTTAGGGTTTGTCAATATTGATTCATTAGACGTTCTAAATTATGAAGAAACAGTATATTCGATTAACTGTGAACCATACGACAACTTCTTTACAGAAAATATGTTAGTATATGACACAAGAGATCAAAGTATTGAATAAAAAGCGCAGTCTCCTTTAAATAATTCTTATGCTATAATTAAATAAAGGAGACTCGCTAATGATTGAAGTAAATGAATCACAAAATCCTTGGTTTACAAAAGATAGGTCAGAATCTGCATCTTTTAGAATGCCAGACAAAACTTTTAATAATATTAAAGTAAGCAATCCAGGATTAGGTTTAAATATCTATAATAATGCAATTTCAAAAGAAAATTGTGAAAAATATTTAAGTATATTAGAAAATAATTTAAATGGACAAACAAGGTATAAGTGGAATGAAGCAAAAGTTACAAACTCAGATCAACCAATAAAGTATGCTAGAAACTGCTCTGATTTTAAGTATAATCCTTATTCTCTGGGAGCAAGAGATGAGCAAAATGCTGAATTAATTGATATGTATGAAGAAATTTACAATACTTTAAAATTATGTGTTGATGACTATGCTCGTTATTGGGGAATTAATGTGGTCTATTATGAAGCATTTAATTTTGTAAAGTATGAAGGTGTAGGACAGCAATTTAGAATTCATGCAGATCACGGTCCAGCATATAATACAACAGTTTCTGTTGTAATTTATTTAAATGATGATTATGAAGGCGGAGAATTATTTTTTCCAAGGCTAGACAACTTAGTTTATAAACCAAAGTTTGGTGATATAGCAATTTTTCCATCTAATTATATTTATGAGCATGCGTCAATGGACATGGTTAATGGAACAAAATATTGTATTGTTATTATGACAGATATTAATGAATTGGGACATAAGTATACTTACACAGAAAGGCAACAATGATTAATTTTGAACCAAATGTTGTTGAAAATCCAACTTGGGATAGTAAAGAATTACTTGCAGATGGAATAGCAGTTTATAGAAATGTATTTAAAAAAGACATGAAAATAATTAGTAGACTAGAAAATAGTCTAACAGGCAAAAATCCAAATTATTTTTGGAGAGAGGCTTTAGTTGGATATGCCCAAAAAATTCCAGAATATAGAGACTGTGTTGATTTTAAATATAGAAAAGAAAATTTACTGAATGATAAAAGCGTTCAATCAGTTTTGCTGCAAGAAGTCTGGCAGGACTGTTATGACTTACAACTTCCAGCAGTTAAAGACTACTCTCATTTTTTTCGTGTTGGAGAACTAAGATACTGGGAATCATTTAATTTTATAAAATATGGTCCAGGACAACATTTTCAAGAGCATCATGATCAAGGTCCTACATATAACTGTGTAGTTTCTTTAGTAGGATATTTAAATGATGATTACGAAGGTGGAGAGTTGGATTTTAGACTACAAGGAATAAAAGTTAAACCACAGGCAGGTGATTTATATATTTTTCCATCAAACTATATGTATCCTCATACAGCAATGCCAGTGGTATCTGGAACAAAATATTCGTTAGTAACAATGCTTGATTATAGCGCAAAATATCATAGGCCAGACCTTCATGAAGAAACAAATGACTAATAAAGTTTTTAATGCATACATGATGCCAAATTCTGGTGTAAACATCTCTCAAATTTCTGCTAAAAGAGATTGGATGGACAATGTGTCAAATGCACACGCATATCATTGTTTTCCGTTATCAATTTCAAATACATTAGGTTGGGGAATTAGTTTTGATGAAGATATTAGTTTTATTTGGGACGGAATTGATACAGATAAAGAGGATGGTCATATAACTATCCTATCTGGTAACAAATATGTCAATGAAAATAGAAGAAGTGCAACGCTAAGTTTTGATACATTTACTAAATTTATTACTGATGAAAATACAACTTTGTTAACAATGCCAGTTCCAAATCTATTTATTGATGGAATTCATTTATACACAACACTTATTTCTACTTCTTTTTTTAGATATCCATTGCCACTAGCAGCCAAAGTTACAAAACCAAATGTTGTTATAACAATTCCAGCAAAAACTCCTATTGCTGCTATTGTTCCAATATCTTTACAAAACATAAACCAATATGAATTAGATATTAATGATTATGTTTTTTCTAAAGAAGATGAAATTAAAAATAAAAAATATGGAGAGGTGTCTCAATTAAAAAATAGAGTTGGTGAGTGGACACACTTTTACAGAAATGCTACAGACGAATCAGATATTCCTGTAGGAAAGCATGAATTAAAAACAATTAGATTAAAAACAAATGATAAAAGAAAAAAATAATGGACATTAAAAAAATAATTTTTACTAATAATAGACCATGGTTAAACCAAGACAGTCTATTTAAGCCAACATCTATACTTAAAACTATTCCAGAGTGGTATCGAAAAATGGATAGATTTATTAAAAATCCACAAAATAATGATTTTTATATTGGGCAAGATGGTGGCAAAATGCCAACTTGGAAGGCCTGTCCAGCAGTTTTTGACGTAATGGGATCTGGATACACATATTTAACACCGTGTGATATTAATTTTATACAAAGTGAAAATGGATTAAGTGTTGAAATAGAAGACTTAAAATATAAAGATTTTTGTACACCAAGAAGCAAAATGGATGGTTTTGTTACACCACATGGATATAGAGATGATCATTTTGCTTGGTTTGCAGATTGGGGAATTCAAGTTCCAGAGGGTTATAGCGTATTGTATACACATCCTTTAAATAGGTTTGAGTTGCCTTTTTATACAGTTTCTGGAATTGTAGATAATGATAAGGTCTTGTTGCCAGGAAGCATGCCATTTTTTATAAATAAAGAATTTTCTGGAATATTACCAAAAGGTACTCCAATAGTTCAAATGATTCCATTTAAAAGGGATAATTGGGAAAGTGAATTCAATATAATTAATTCAAATGTTATAGTTTATAAAAATATTGCAAATAGTAAAATATACAGAAAACCAAATGGTGGAGTATATAAAAATAAAATTTGGGAACAAAGAACATACAAGTAGTAGTTTTTATATATTAAAAACTCTACCTAATCTAAAGATGTAGAGTTTGTAGAAAATAAAAACTCTGCTACAATTAGTTATTATTCAAATTCAATTTAATTAGGAGATTTATACTTATGTCAGATGTTTTTTCTTTTCGCCTTTCCGATGATTTTGTTACAAAATATGCAGAAATAGAGCCTCCTTTTGGCTTTAAGGATGCTGGTCTTAACTCATTAGGAGAGATTACTTTTATCCGTACTTATTCCCGTGTAAAAGAGGATGGAACTAAGGAAAGATGGCATGAGGTTTGTAAAAGAGTGATCGAAGGTATGTATTCAGTACAAAAGAATCATGCAAAAGAAAACAGACTACCTTGGAATGACTATAAGGCACAAAAATCAGCACAAGAAGCCTATGACCGTATGTTTACTTTGAAGTGGACTCCACCAGGAAGAGGTCTATGGGCTTTTGGTACTCCAATGACAATGGAAAAGAAAAACTCTGCTTCTCTTCAGAACTGTGCGATGGTTTCAACCAGAGATATTGATCGTAATGATCCTGGATCTTTATTTGCGTGGGTTATGGATGCTTTAATGCTTGGAATCGGAGTTGGATTTGACACGGTAGGTCAAGAAAAAGATTTATCTATTTATGCACCAACAGAACCAGCATCTGTATATGATATTCCAGATACTCGTGAAGGTTGGGTAGAATCTGTTAGGCTTTTGCTTAATTCATTCTTAAGAACAAATCAACCAATTCAAGAATTTAACTATGATCTGATCCGTCCTCTAGGAGCACCAATTAAAGGCTTTGGTGGGGTTGCAAGCGGTCCAAAACCATTGATTGATCTACATACAAGGATACGCAAAGTTATTGGCTCCAGAGCAGGAGAGAAGTTAGATTCTAGAGCAATCGTAGATATTGTAAATCTTATTGGAACATGTGTTGTTTCTGGAAATGTTCGAAGATCTGCAACTCTTGCTCTTGGAAATCCAAATGATAAAGACTTTATTAATCTTAAAAACTCAGAAGTATTTCCAGATCGTAACTCATTTGATTCAGAAAATCCAGGGTGGGCATGGATGAGTAATAACTCAATCTCTGCTGAAGTTGGAACTCATTATGAAGACTATGTAGATTTAATTGCAGATAACGGAGAGCCTGGTTTTATTTGGCTTGATGTTGCAAGAAATTATGGAAGATTAGCAGATCCAGCAGATGGAAAAGATTATCGTGTTATGGGTTTTAATCCTTGTGCGGAACAACCACTAGAGTCCTATGAACTTTGTACACTTGTTGAAGTTCATTTAAATCGTCACACAGATAAAGAAGATTTTATGCGTACACTAAAGTTTGCATATCTTTATGGAAAAACTGTAACATTACTTCCAACACATTGGCAAATTACAAACGGTATTATGCAAAGAAACCGCAGAATTGGAACATCTTTAACTGGAATTGCATCTTTCACTGATATTAATGGAATGCCAACAACCAGAGAGTGGATGGACGAAGGATATAAAAAGATTCGCCATTACGATAAGCAATATTCAGAATGGCTATGTGTTCGTGAGTCAATTCGTGTAACTACTGTAAAACCTTCAGGATCTGTCTCATTACTTTCTGGAGCATCTCCAGGAGTTCATTGGTCTGTTGGTGGAGAATATTTCTTACGTGCAATTCGTTTTGGAAATACAGATCCAATGTTGCATTTATTTAAAGCAGCAGGGTATAAAATTGAAGATGATTTAGTATCGGCAAATACTAGCGTAGTATACTTCCCAGTGTCTTCAGGACATCCAAGATCAGAGAAGGATGTAAGTCTTTTTGAAAAGATTGGTCTTGCTGCAACTACACAAAAATATTGGTCAGATAATGGAGTCTCTGTAACTTTATCTTTTGACAAAGAAACAGAAACAAAACATATTGCTCCAGCACTTCACATGTATGAAGGTCAATTAAAAGCAGTTTCATTCCTCCCAATGGGAAATCATACCTATCCACAACAGCCATACACACAAATTACTAAAGAAGAGTATGATGTTTATGTTGGAAAGGTTGCTCATATTAACTTTGATGCAATTTATGATGGTGTTGAAAATCTTGATTCTATTGGAGAAATGTACTGTACTACAGACTATTGTGAAATTAAAACTGTTTCCTGATATAATTAGGCTACTATGACAGTTTTATCAAATCTGTATGCTGAAAAACTATATGCAGAGCATCCTATTGCCATCTGGCATTTAGACGATAGTGCTGATTATATTAGTTTGATTAGTGATGCAGTTAGAGCAGATTTATTTACTGGGTACGAAGATTGGACTGTTACAAATGCAGTAACAACGTATTCTCCAGCATCTGCAGTAATTAAATCAATGTCTCCGTACCCATTTCCTGAAGAAGATATTCTTTCTGTTGAAATTATAAATGAAAATAGTCCAATAGTATTAGAAACTCCAGGCTTTATAGGTTTTGATGATCTTGACATTAATCTTCAAACTTTTTGTATTGGTGCCTGGGTTTATTCAGAAAGCAGACATCTAACTAAACTTTCTATTGGCTATAAGTATTCTGGTGGATCAACAGTATATAAAGATTTAAATTTTTCTAATACACAAGAAAAAACAGGATGGTTTTTTGTCTCTGGTACTTTCGACATACCTGCTGGAGTAACAAATGAGGCAATTGATATTCTTGTTAAAATAACAACAAGCACAGCAGGCTCATCATCATCAGATTATCGGTTTAGTTGGCATGGGCTAACAATGGGACAATTATGTGAAGAATACCATGCGGAATCATTAGGTAAACAAAAAATAAATTTACCATCTTCTATAAATTTAAATTTAGATGGTGTAGTAGTTGCAGATGCATATGGTCTTTCAGATCGCAATGGATACTATGTTGTAGCAAATAATAATCTTGTTGCTAGGGATGGATCAATTCCACTTGTTTTTGGATCTAGTGGTTCTATAGAATTGATACCACATGAAGAATTGCTTACTACCCAGTCATGGGATCAAACTGCAGAAGAGGATTGGGCATATTGGGAAGAAAACGAAACATGGCAAAGTTTAAGAGATCTTGATCAAAGTGAATTTATTATTAGTGCAAAACCATCAATTATTTTTCCAGGTTGTGGATTTTTAAACGAGGCGGGTAGAAATCAAGATTACACAGTAGAATGTTGGCTTAATATAGATTCTAATGCAACCACACCAAAAAGAATATTTGGTCCAATTACTTCTACAGATGGTTTATATGTAGAAAATGCATTTTTAACTCTAGTAGTTGGAAATAATTTTGTTTCTCATTACGTTGGCGAATGGTTTAGGCCAATGCTAGTTCATATTAGACTTATTAAAGATTCTGCTACTTTATTGGTAAATGGAGAAGAAGTTGGACAATTATCTTTTACTACAAAAGATTTAACTTTGCCAGAAGAATTTACATTAAATGATAAAAGCAATGACTGGATTGGATTTTATGCATATAAAGATAATGTTGTAGATCCAATTATTTTGGGATCATTTTCTATCTTTCCATATTCTATGTCAACACTAGTTGCTAAATCGCATTATGTTTATGGACAAGGCATTCCATTGTCTTCTGAAGTTATTGATAGTTATTATGGAGGTACATCAGTAGAAATTGATTACTCTGTTTCTAAGTATAATAATAATAAAACATACCCATTAAATCTATCGTGGCAACAAGCAGACATCGATAATTTAAATGCAACAGATACATCATTAAAAACTCCAGAATATAGTTTGCCAACATTTAATTTAGGAACAAAAACTTTATCAGAGTTAGAAGAAGATAGTTTTGCAATACAAGATGATGGCGAAGCATTTTTCTCTCTTAATCCTAACTCAACATGGAATACAGTAAATTCTTCTATTTATTTTAATGATTTAAGTTTTATTCAATCACCAATTAATGCTATATATGGTATTTTTGAGTTTACAAGTTCTTCAACAGATCAAACTTTGATTTGTTTATTTCAAGATAACAACAATTATTTAAAAGTTAGAAGACTTGCAAGTAATGGAAGTATTAACTATGTCTTTTGTTATAATGGAACAATTTCTACAATTGCATCTGGTGTAATTCCATTACACGAGTTTGTTGCTGGTTTTGAGTTTAGTAAACTTTTAAGCAATAATATATTAGGGTTATCTCAATTTTTATCTAATTCATTATCTTTAAAAATGTATGTTGGCAATGATTTTGATGATAACAAGTTTACTGGTAGAATTTATACTTTTGGAATATCAACTATTAAAAATTCTTTAGAAATAGATCATCATTTTGCTTCTAATGGTACTGCAACAATAAATGCCTATTCTTCTTTGCTACCACATATTGCAAGTTATACACTCTCTCCATTTAAAGAATACGGTAAATTCTTTTTAGATATTTCAGTGGCGGGATACTGGAGAGATTATCTGCCAGTATCCTCATTAATGTCTCAAGTAGCAAACTCAGAAAATAATATAGTTAGTGATTTAGATTATGTTCAGTTTAACATTGATTATCCGTCTCCATCAGATATCCCAGCAGCAGGACAAAACTATTGGACTAATTCTTCTGTATCAAATACATATTCTACATCAGACGCATCTGTCAGATCTTACATAGCATTTGACTATACATCGAATGGATATTCAAAACCAGATGAAGATTATACAGATGTTTCTGCAAACCAGTCAAGAGTTTTAGATTTAAATACAACATCATGGACAGATAAAAAGTTTGAGTTAGTGGATGGCTATTTAATATATCCAGATAAAAATGTTAATTTAGAAAATATGTCATTAATATATTTTGTTAACTTTAAAGTAAAAAGTATTTTAAAGAAAAAAGTTTTTTTGAGAAAACTAGAGTTTGCTGCAAGAACGCTAAACTATACATCTAGTACACCAATTGGAACAAAATATGGAATAGATCTTTATCCATTTAAAAAAGTTGGATTTTATACTGGCCATAAAGGAAAAAATCCATTAATTATTGATAAAGACAATACTCCATATTTATATTTAACAAGAAAGAGTGGTCTAGAATTACGAAATGGTATCAATGATATTGAAAGAGGAGTTTCAATACCAGTTTCATCAACACTTATAGATAAATATTCTTTAAGTGCTATACAAATGTTTACAAGATGTGACCTTTATGCATTTCCAGAAAATCCAGTTAAGATATTTGAAGTTAATTATAAAGGAGATTCTTTAGATTTCTACATCCAGTCAAACTCATCAACTGGAAAGCGAGGAGTTATATTTAGCAAGTTAAGGTCATCTGGTACTATTTTTACAGATTTGTCATATTATTTAAATGGTAAATTAGTTGGTCAACCAGTTATTGATATTCAGCAATGGTATTCTTTTGGTATATCATTTAACTCATCTTTAAATTTTGATAATTATTCTGGAAGTATTGTTTTGAAATATTTGATGATGTTTAACAATATTTCTTTTTATCAAGGAACAGCCTTGCAGGTAGTACAACGCCTTGTTTTAAGAACTTGGCAGGAAGTTGAAGATGAAGAGGCTAGTTGGCAGGGGTGGGAAAATGAAGGAGACTGGAACAATATGTTAATTAGGTCTAGAGATTCTAGATATATTGTTAATCCATCAGAAGTCTATAAGACATATATTGGAAATAGAACAACTGTCGTAGATGATTTTAATAATGATTTTAGAATAGTATCAAATAGCGTTGCTGCATATCAGGACACATCCTGGCAAGAATATATTGTCACCCCAGCATAATATGGTATACTTGTGGTTATGAATAATTCAAAACCAGAAAAAGTTGGTAAAACTAAACTCAAAGTAATTGAAAAAGGTTACGACTGGGGTATTTATATTTGGATGAAGCCTAATGGAAAGGCGTTTGGAGATGGTCATGGAAACCTTCTTAACATACCATCAATGCGTGGCGATATACAAAAAATGGCTGAGTTAAGAAGATCAGCGGAATATTATGGCTGTGAAGGTGGTCATGCAGAATTTCATGCAGGAATTAAAAGAGTAAGTGAGATGGAATATACAGAGCAACTATCAAGAATGCGTGAAGGTCTTATTCCAAACATGAACGATCTTGGTGCAGTTTATGATGCACAGCAAACATTAAAGGAACATGGTGAAGAATAATGAATGAAGATTACATTATTGGCGCTTCAATTAGCGATCCAGTAGAAAAAGATGACACCTTTAAGAAAAACGATATTTTTGGAAAGTCTTGGGATGATTTAAAGGGTTTAGCAAATTTAGATCAAAACTTTAAAAGACGCACATCAAGAAATTTAGGCAAGGCAGATACAGCAGCAACTGCATATCTTAATAGTGCAAACTCAAGTCCAGCAGGTGTTGAAGATGCACGATCAAAGGCTATTAATCCTGGTGCAGTAATTAGAAATGGCTACGGATTATTTGATGTTATTACACCACCATATAATCTTTATGAATTAGCAAATTATTATGACACTTCTTTTGCAAATCATGCAGCGATTGATGCAAAAGTAGAAAATGTTGTTGGTCTTGGATATGACTTTGTCGTTGGTTCACGTACAATGCTTAAACTTGAAAATGTTGAAGATGAGACATCCTTGGGTAGAGCAAGAAAGCGTATTGAACGTGCAAAGATTGAAATGAAAGATTGGCTAGAGGGCCTTAATGATGATGATAGTTTTACGAAAACAATGGAAAAAATCTATGTAGATATGCAAGCAACTGGCAATGCATATCTAGAAATTGGTCGTACTGTTGCTGGAGAGATTGGGTATATTGGACACATTCCAGCCACAACTATTCGTGTTCGCAGACTAAGAGATGGTTATGTTCAAATTATTGGTCCATCTGTAATTTACTTTAGAAATTTTGGGGCAAAGAATCCAAACCCAATTACAACAGATCGTAGACCAAATGAAATTATTCACTTTAAACAATACTCACCATTAAACACATATTATGGTGTACCAGATATTATTGCTGCATTGCCAGCACTTGTTGGAGATCAACTAGCAACACAATATAACATTGATTATTTTGAAAATAAGGCAGTTCCTAGATACATAATTACTCTTAAGGGTGCAAAATTAAGCGCAGACGCAGAAGATAAGATGTTTAGGTTCTTACAAACTGGATTAAAATCACAATCACATAGAACGCTTTATATCCCACTTCCTGGAGATAGTGAAAATAATAAAGTTGAGTTTAAAATGGATCCAATTGAAAATGGAATTCAAGAGGCTTCATTTAATGAATATAGAATTAGAAATCGTGATGACATTTTGATTGCTCATCAAGTGCCCATTTCTAAACTGGGTGGATCAGATAGTGGATCAATTGCTGCTGCTTTATCACAAGATAGAACATTCAAAGAGCAGGTTGCTAGACCAGCACAACAAGAATTAGAAAAACTTATTAACAAAGTTGTTCGTGAAAAAACAGATATTCTTGAACTTAAGTTTAATGAACTTACATTAACTGATGAAATTGCACAATCTCAGATTCTAGAAAGATATGTTAAGACTCAGGTTATGATGCCAAACGAGGCTAGAGAGGCTATTGGCTTGCCACAAAGACCAGATGGAGATGCACCATTTGAGATGTCTGCAAGACAAGCAACAGATGCTAGAGCAAATCTTTCTGGAAATAGAGAAAGAGACTCTCAAAGAACAAATAACAATTCAGACTCTCCATCCACAATTTCTGGACGTAATCCACAAGGAGAGGGAAGGTCTTCCACATAATATCAACAAACTGATAAAATAGTTGATATAATGGATGTGATATGAGTATCATAAATAAAGCCCACTGGTCAACACAAGGAGACAACGTAAGGTTGTCAATGCCTTTTGCTAAAGTTGATAAGGAACGTAGAATTGTATCAGGTTTTGCAACACTTGACAATCTTGATGTACAAAACGATATTGTAACAAATGACGCTAGTTTAAAGGCTTTTTCTCAGTTTAGAGGGAACATCCGTGAAATGCATCAGCCATCTGCAGTAGGCAAAATGGTGGCATTTAAAGAAGATAAATATTTTGATCCAGAGTCAAAGAAGTTTTATTCTGGTGTTTTTGTTTCTGCATATGTATCAAAAGGCGCACAAAATGCGTGGGAGAAAGTATTGGATGGAACATATACAGGTTTTTCAATTGGCGGAAGAATGAATAAGTGGGATGATGGCTATGATGAGAAAATGGATAAGCCAATTAGAATTATTAAAGACTATGATCTTATAGAACTTTCACTTGTTGATAACCCAGCAAATCAATTTGCAAGCATTATTTCTATTGAAAAAGTAGATGGGATAAATGTTTTTAAGGGTTCTGCAGCAGATATTGTTGTAGAAAACGTATTTTGGGACAAAGAGTCTGGCCTTGTTATGGTTTCAGAAAATGAAACAGAAGTTAGCCCCACTTCTGGACAAGCAATGAAAAATATAGGTTTTGTTGAGAAAAATGATGATGAAAAAACAAACATGATAAAGTTCTTAGTTGATAGTGCCAAAGGTATTAGTCCAACTGAGATTCAAAAGGAGGTAAGTCCTATGACAAATGAAACAACAGAAGTTGTTGAAGATGTTGAGGTCGCTCCAAAGGCAACAGATGTTGAAACTGTTACCAAGAGTGTTGAAGTTGAAGAAGCAATTGTTGCTGAAACAACTGAGGCAGCCGAAGCAGTTGTTGAGACTGAACTTGCTAAGTCAGATGAAGTTGCAAAAGCAACTGAAGAGATTGTAAAATCTGACGAGGTGGTAGTCAATGCAGTTGCCGAAATTAAAGAAACTCTTGCGAGTGCCTTTGGCGATCTAGCAGCAACTATTAAGTCCTTGAATGAAGAGACCATGAAGATGGTCCAGACTCAAGTTGCTGAATTAAGCAAGTCCATTACAGACGTATCTAAAGAGGTTAAGAACGTCAAAGAAAGTAATGCTGAGTTTGGAAAGAGAGTCGATGCTGTAGAGCAAGACACTGCTTTCCGCAAATCTGGCGATCTAGGCGAAATCGTACAGGAACCAGAAATGGTTCAGAAATCCTTATGGGGCGGTCGTTTCCTCGCAACCGACCTATTTAAGTAAGGAAATTCACTAGGAGGTGAACAATATGTCAGAAGAAATTATTAAGAATCAACCAGGTAGCGCAGGCGCATCAGACTCGGGTTTATATAACGCGGATGGTGGCTTTGCTTCTGGTGGAATCGGTGGTGTTTCTACTCCAGGTGCAAGCACCTTGGGTAACATCCCAACCGCACAATTCGGTGTAACAACTGGTGCAAACGCTGTAAATCCTTCGGGATCTGCTGCTAGTGGAATTCTGAGACCAGAACAGGCACGTCAATTTATTGATTATGTCTGGGATGCTACAGTTCTCGCTAAGGATGGCCGTAGAGTTACTATGCGAGCCAACACAATGGAACTTGAAAAAGTTAACGTTGGTGAGCGTGTTCTTCGCGCTGCTGCTCAAGGAGATGGTGCTTTTGCTAACACAGGTGCAACATTTACTAAGGTAGAATTAACAACCAAGAAGATTCGTCTTGATTGGGAAGTTACTACAGAAGCACTTGAAGATAACGTTGAAGGTGCAGCACTTGAAGATCATCTTGTTCGTTTGATGACCAATGCATTCGGTAATGATATCGAAGATTTGGCTATCAACGGAGATGGTTCAACAGGAAACTTCTTGTCAATCATGGAAGGTTTCCACCACTTAATTACAACTAATGGAGATGCACACGATTCTGTGCTTCCAGCAGTTACATCCGATAACTGGACAACTCCAGTTATGCAGGGTATTATCAATGCAATGCCACGTAAGTATCGTGCACTTAAGAATAATCTTAAGTTTTATGCAGGTACAGATGTGTTCCAGAGCATTGTTCGCAACAACGGTACACTTGCTGATGCTATTTCTGAGGCTTTTTCAAGCCGTACAGGTAGCACACAAGCAAATCGTCAAGCGTATCTTGATGGTCAAGGACAGGTTATTGGCAATGCTCGTACCACTCGTGTACTCGGCATTGACGTAATGGAAGTTCCTTACTATCCAGCAGATTATGTCGATTTGACATTCCCAGCAAACCGTATCTGGGGCTTCCAACGCGATATCACTGTAAACCGTCAGTATCAACCAAAGAAAGATACTATCGAATACACAGTGTTTGTCCGTTTCGGTATCCAGATTGAAGAAGAAGATGCAATTGCCTATAAGGACATTGCTGCTTCCTAATCACTAAAAAAATTAATTAGGGCAGGGGATTCGTCCTCTGCCCTTTTTAACAATCTGCTATAATTAAGGTACTATTAAGGAGCGTAACACATGGCAACTACAAACAAAAAGGTAACATCAAAGGCTGATGTTAATGATCAAACAGTCATTTATTCTGAAAAGAATTTATATTTTGAAGGATATGGACATGTTGATCAAGGATTTTCTATTATTGATAAAGGAAATTTAGAGGTATTTTTACAATCTAAGTCTGTACGAGAGGTTAGCGCCGTTGAATTAGCAAAATATTACGGCAAAAATAAATGAAAATACTTCGTCTTCCCCCTTACCCGTTAAGCATTTCCTATGATGTACCAGCAGCATCTACAGCATATGATTTGATTATTGAAGACGAAGATAGAGATGTAGTTATTTTAGAAGAAAGAATAACATCAACAACAGGCAAAAAAATAAACTATGCGTTTGAAACAGATGAGTGGCATTTATACGATAAAGTTTATGCGTTAAGAATTCAAGAGGTTGATGAAGATGTTGTTGTAGAAGATATGCTTCAAATTACAAGGCCGTATGTTGATCCAGCAAGCCTTGGCACAACAGCAACAGAAATAGCGGAAATTACTCAAAGAGAATTAACAGCAAGATTAATTATTGATGCTATTACTGGTGGATTTTATTATAAAACTGAAACAATAGAGCATACTGGTCTTAACACAGACTATGCTCCAATCAAACATAGAGCACGTAAAGTATTGAAGGTATATCAAAACAACGAACTTTGGTATGACTCTTCCTTGGCAGAGCCAGCAATTTTTGGAGTTACTTATAAATTAAGTGACAACAAAACTGCTATTATTCAAGAAATTACAGGTGCTTACAATAGAGCAGATCAAGCACCGCTTATGCTGCCTACTGCACAATCAGACTGGCTTGGTCCAATTGGCTGGGGCAATACATTTTCTAAGGGTTCAGACTATACGTTTGTGGTAGAAGCAGGATATAAGGTTGTTCCTACAGATATAAAAGAAGCAACATTAATGTTAATGGATGACATTAAGTGTGGAAAGTTAGATTATTTTAAGAGGTATGCCTCTGCATATAATACAGATCAATTTAGAATTCAGTTTGATAAGACCCTGTTTGCTGGTACTGGAAACCTTATTGTTGATAAGATTCTTGAGAGATATGCGAGTAACATTATTGTTCCTGGGGTATTGTAATGTCATGCAACGAAATAGATTTTATGTACCCAATGATTGCAGATATATATCATCCCATTGTTGAACAAGATGTTTATGGTCAAATAAAAAAAGACTGGGGATTTGACAGAACTATCGTAATTAGTTTAAATCCAGTAGGCTCAGCATTTGAAGAAGAGGTAAAACCAAAAATATTTGTACAGTACGAAAACATGCTTCTTGGCAGAGTTAAAAATGATATTCGTATAGGAAAAGATGGAACAAATAATTCAATTACAAATATTTTAATTACTAATGTTCGTAACTGTTCTGGAGAAGTTATTTATAAAGAAACATCTGGTGCTAGAGAAGATCGTGGAACAATATTTGAAATTGCAACTCTTGAGCCATTCACTGGTCCATTTGGAAATATTGAATACTATAAAATACTTGTTAGACGAGCAGAAAATCAAGGCGTTGATGATTAATGATAACAACAAGATTAAATTCTTTAAAGTTTGAAAAAACTATGCTTAATGTTGTTGATTATTCAATAGGATTTATTGATGGAACAAAATTGGGTGAGTCAAGATTTATGACAAATTTAGCAAAAGGAACTATAGACGGTTTAAAAAAATATATTGATGTTAATGCAAGAATGAGTCCAGGGGCGTTACATCATATTTATGAGTGGGATAGAATTGCAAGCCCATCAGCAAGACTATATGAAATTAAGTATATTGTAAATGATATTGGAATTTCTTTTAATTCTACCTTTACTCAGTCAAGATCAAGAAAAAGTGGATCCTCTGTTCCGTTTTATGACAAGGCTAGAATAATGGAAAATGGAATTCCAGTAACCATTAGACCTAAAAATAAAAGTGTTCTTGCATTTGAAGACAATGGAGAACAGGTGTTTACCAAACAACCAGTTACAGTAGAAAATCCTGGAGGAGATCAAGTTCAGGGGTCATATGAAAAAGTTTTTGATTCATTTTTTAGATCATATTTTAGTCAGATATTTTTAAGATCTAGTGGCCTTATTGACTATTTAGAAAGTCCAAAAGCCTATAAGAATAATTTTAAAGCAGGATCTAAGCAAGGCAAATCAAAAGGAATACAAACAGGATATAATTGGATATTGAATGCAACAATTGGGGTAGAATAAGAGTATGAAAGACATAAGAGACCTTCCATTTCCACCTATCTGGATTAATGAATATATTAAAGAAGAACTAAACAAGTATGGCTTTAGTGTTCTTACAATTCCAAGCAGTCCGAATGCAATAGATGATTTAACAAAAAACAGAGTTGATATTCCACAACAATATGATGAAAATGGAACTGCTCTTTCAGTGCAATGGGATATTGCTATTCAGTATGATAGGCTCCTAAGATTTAGAAGAGATGCTTTTTATCCTATGAAGTGTGAACAACTCTTATATTATGTCTATTCAGTCCCAAGCAAGATCATAGATGCTGGAATTATAATTTCACAACTTCTTGATAGATCAGATGCTGCTGCAGAGGACCTAAATAGATGGTGCATGGCTAAGCAAAACGGGAATAGCCCAATAAGTGATTCAGCCGTACCAATTACACATAACGTATATTTTCATGACATTAAAGTTTATCAATTGGAAGAAGTTAGAGACCTAACTGAACTTGCTGCTTTAAGAGGCTTGACGCTCAATAAATTCGTTATTGAATATGACTACCATTCCATTAATCAGCAGAAAATCATTAATACTGCCATCCCAGATCCTGATATTAATTATACCTAAAAACACTGATATACTGGGTTTAGAGGAAACATCGCCTTGTTTACCACTACACAACTTAATACAAAACTAAAAAAGAGGTGAATTAAATATGCCAGCATATTCTCGTGGTACATCCACTAATATTATCGTAGGTGCAGCAGCCCTTTTCGTTGCTGATGCCAATCTCAATACCACTACTAACGCTATTCCATCGTTTGTAAGCACAGAGTCTTACAAGTCTACTCTTTCAGCAGACCCAGACTACACAAACGTTGGTTATACAATGAACGGTATTGAACTTCAATTCCAACCAGATTTTGGTGAGGTTCAGGTCGACCAGATTCTAGACGTTGCAAAACTCTACAAGCAGGGAATGCAAGTAAATCTTGCTACCGCTTTTGCAGAGGCAACTCTTGAGAATCTTCTTCTTGCTACCGCAGGCCAGGATTCCGACCTTTCAGGCAACAAGGCTTCATCAGCAGGTCGCACTCTTAATCTCTCCGCAGGAGACATTGGAGAATGCCCAGTTGAGCGTGGTATCGTTGCAGTAGGTCCAGGAACTGGTGACTGTGAAGATTCTGGAAACGTTGAGCGTGTATACGTTGCGTATCGTGCTCTTTCCATTGAAAATGTTACAGTATCTGCTAAGCGTGACGAGGCTTCAATGTTTGAAGTTTCATTCCGTCTTCTTCCAGATGACTTGACAGCAACATACGGCAAGATCGTTGATCGCACTCACACTGCATCATAATCTTAACTGATTGATAAGGCCCATCTTTTATAGATGGGCTTTGTCTTTTTGTGCTAAAATTATGTAAATGGCTACAAAAATATATTCTTCAAAAAATCTTGAGTTATTAAATGGCAGGTACATTGAGATGGTGCCATTAAAAATTAAACATTTGCATGATCTTATGGACGAATTTGAAAATATAAAAGATGTAAAAGATGATATGGATGCAGTTGATGTTTTGGTTAAGTGCGCTGCTATTGCAATGAGACAATATTATCCCGAGGCTAAATCCCTGGAAGATGTAGAAAATTTAGTAGATTTACATATGGTTTATGAAATATTAGAGTATGCAGCCAATATTAAAGTAAATAGTAAAGATGATAAAGATGTAAAACAAAAAACTATGGATGGTGAAAAAGCATCTGGATGGTCAGATTTAGATCTTGCAAAACTAGAGTCTGAAGTATTTTTAATAGGAATTTGGAAAGATTATAGAGAATTAGAACTATCTTTATCAATGCCAGAACTTATGGCAACCCTTGCTTCACGAAGAGAGTTAGATTATGAAGAAAAAAAGTTTTTAGCAGCAATACAAGGTGTAGATATTGACAAGGGAAAAAATCAGCAAAATGAATGGGAAAACTTAAAGGCTAGAGTATTTAGCAAAGGAAAAACATCTGATGGTAATGATGTTTTATCATTACAAGGTGCAAATGCACAAATGGCTGGGTTTGGAATAGGAATGGGTTTAGAGTACGAAGATCTTACCCAAAAATAGTGTTTTATGCTATAATTGATTTACTATGTTGAAAGGAACAATATAATGGCAGCAACTACTGCAAAAGATGAAAAAACTGTAGTTCTTATTGATGGAACTAAGATTGCACTAAGACCTCTAAAAATATCATTGCTTAAGCCTTTTATGAAAAAGTTTGAGGAGATTGCAACTGTTTCTCAGGATAACGAAAAGTCGCTTGTCGTTCTTCTAGAATGTGTAAATATTGCATTGCAGCAATATAAGCCAGAATTAGCAGACGACATGGAAAAGTTAGAAGAAATCTTGGATCTTCCAACTGTATATAAGATTATTGAAGCAGCATCTGGAGTTAATCTTCAAGAGGCTGACCTTCTAAATATTTAAAACTAAAGAGGTGCTGTGAATGGCTGATATTCAGTCCAATATTCAAGTTAATATTGATGCTAGTGAAGCGTTAGCACAATTAAAAGCACTGCAACGACAAATATCAACATTTCACACCTCTTTAGCAAAAAATAGTGCTCAGGCAGCAAGGGCACAACAAGATTTACAAAATAATTTAATTAACTCTATCAATGCTACGGGTAAGTTTTCAGCAGGCATTAGAGAAATAAAAAGTACAACAGAATCATTTACTGATTCTTTAGAAAGAAATAAACTTTCTACCAGAGAATACTTTAGGTTTGCTGCTGGTTCTACAAGAACTTTTGGTAAATTATTTAAATCTGAATTTGACACAATTGGCAAGGTTGCTGAAGAGCGTGTCAAAACAATGCAGACCCAGTATATTAAGATGGGTCGTTCAGCAAACGGAGCGCTACAGTCTATAGCAGTAAGACCGCTTACTCTAGACATGCAAGACTTATCAACAAAAATTGCTCTTGCTGCACAAAAACAACAGTTGTTCGGACAACTATTAAAACAAGGATCAACAAACCTTTTAAATTTTGGTAAGAATACACAATGGGCTGGTCGCCAACTCATGGTTGGTTTTACAATTCCTCTTACTATTTTTGGTACTAAAGCATCTCAAGTATTTATGGATTTAGAAAAACAAGCAATTAGATTTAAGCGTGTTTATGGTGAAATATTTACTACAACAGAAGAGACAAATGCTGCTCTTGAAAATATAAGATTGCTTGCTGATGAGTTTACAAAATACGGTGTTGCAGTTGTAGACACTATGAAACTTGCAGCAGATGCAGCAGCCAGCGGTAAGATGGGCGCAGACCTTATGGCGCAAGTTACAGAAGCAACACGTCTTGCGGTTCTTGGGTCTGTAGAGCAGTCAGAGGCTTTATCTACGACAATTGCATTACAAGATGCATTTGGAACATCAGCAGAAGACCTTGCTAGAAAAATTAATTTTCTTAACGCAGTTGAAAACCAAACTGTTGTCAGCATTGAAGATTTAACTATTGCAATTCCAAAGGCTGGTCCAGTTGTTAAACAACTTGGTGGAGACGTAGAAGATCTTGCATTCTTCCTTACAGCAATGAAGGAAGGTGGAATTAATGCTTCTGAAGGTGCAAACGCATTAAAGTCTGGCCTTGCAGCATTAATTAACCCAACTGAAAAAGCATCAGCAATGCTTATGGAGTTTGGTGTTAATATTAATCAAATTGTTGAATCTAATCAAGGAAATGTTAAAGGAATTGTTTTAGATTTTGCTGCTGCATTAGATACATTAGACCCACTAACTAGAGCAAGAGCAATTGAGCAACTTTTTGGTAAATTCCAGTTTTCAAGACTTTCAACTCTATTTCAAAACGTAAGTAAAGATGGAACACAGGCATCACGAGTTTTAAATTTAGTTTCACAATCAACCGAAGAGTTGGCAATTCTTTCTGAAAGAGAATTAAAAACATTAGAAAATGCAACTGGAACAAAATTTCAAAAGGCAATGGAAGGTCTTAAATCAGCAATTGCGCCAGTTGGAGAACAGTTCTTAAAGGCAGTTACACCAATAGCAGAGTTTGTCGGCAAGATACTCGAAAAGTTTAATGGTCTTGGAGACGGAACTAAAAAAGCATTAGTTGTAGTTACAACAATTATAGGAGCAATTGGTCCAGTATTCCTTATGACTTTTGGTTTGATTGCCAACGGCGCAGCAAATATTATTAAACTATTTACAACAATGAGAAGTGGATTTCTTGGTCTAGGAAAACAATCTAACCAGTTAGCATTTCAAACTCAATACATGTCTTCTGAACAAATTGAGGCTGCTACAATTGCTGCATCTTTAAATCAAGCACATTCAAAATTAATTCAAACATTTACTTTAGAATCTAGTGCAGTTGATGGATTAACAAATGCATATAGACGTGGTGTTGTTGCAGCAAATAATTTTGCAATAGCAAACCCTGGCATGCTAGGGCCAACTAGAAGAAAGAAATTTGCAGCAGGAGGATTTGTTCCAGGATCAGGAAGTGGAGACACAGTTCCTGCAATGCTAACTCCTGGAGAGTTTGTTGTAAGAAAAGATGCAGCACAAGAAAATAAAGGATTTTTACAAAGATTAAATAAGGGTGGTTTTGTATTAAGGAACGGGGGGACTCCTAGAAGATCTCCGTTAACAGGAGAATATGATCCAAGTTTAAACTCTTTAGAAAAATTACATTTTACAAGTGGAAAAGATTCAAACTTGCATACTATGGGTGCAAAAGCAGGATATAAAATCGATAGTGGTTTTACTATTTTAGGAAATCATGGTTATAATCAAATAAGCGAAAGACCTAGTCTTGATATTGCAAGACCATATCCTTTAACTTATGAAGATGCAATACGATCAAAAGCAACTATTCAAAAAGAATTACAAAAGATGGAGTCAAGACCTCCACAACCACCAACTAAGCAAAGTCTTGTGAAATTAGAAAGAGATACTAAGTTTATGAAAATGGCTTTAGCAGATCTTGATACTAATTTAAAAATACACTCTAATCCTCTTAAATGGAAAAAAGAAATGGCAATGCGATATGCACTTGCTGGTGCAATGTCCGAAGGAGAAGGAATAGACGGTAAAACTTACCGAAGACTGTATAAACGTTTTATGTCTATTCAATTAAAAAATACAGAAGATATATCAAAAAATATAGTTAAACTTGCTGCAAAAGATTATAGATTAGGAATGTCTAAAGATAAGGGCATGACATCTAGAGGGAAGATAGACCCTAGTAAAGGCCAACCAAGACTTAAACAAACAGGAAAAGGTGGTATTCAAGGCCATGTACTTAATGCACTAGGTTCCATACATTCTAAAAAATCAAACTCTACTGCATTTATGGGATTTTTTCCTAGAAGGCAATCTGATTTTGATGCACTACCAGAATCGCATAAAAAAATGTTAAGAGCACCAAATATGATGTTTAATATGTTAAAAATGCGTGGAGTTGGATTTAGTAAATTAAATGTTGCCAATAGGAAATATGGAACTCCAAAGAGATTTGCATCTGGTGGCTCTGTTCCAGGGTATGGAGAGAAGGACACTGTACCAGCATTACTTACCCCAGGAGAATTTGTAGTAAATAAAAAGGCTACACAAGAAAATGGTCCAATTCTTGAAGCAATGAATTCAGGTAAGGTTCAATATAGGTCTAAAGGAACCACAGGAGGACCCACACCTTATGAACCGATTATCCCTCTTCCACCAGGCCAAGGCAATCCATATGCAGATATTGGAATAAGTCCACAAAGCGCAGATAGTGCTGGTAAAAGATTTAGTACTGTTGTAGAAAGTGGTTTATCAAAAGCAAGTACAGCGTTTGCAAATGTGCTATCACGAGCATTGCTTGGAAGTACTAGAGATGCACTTAATAATCAAGCATCAATGCAAAACCCTGTTTCAACACTACCATCTGGTGAACGTGTAAGTCCTGGAGGAATTGCTATTCCAGTAGGTGTTGATTATCCATTTGAAGATAAGGAAAAAGAAAAAACTAAGCAAACAACTAAAAGAAGATTTGGTAGGTTTGGTAGAGGTGCGGGTGGAGCAGGAGGACAAGATGTTGAAGCAATGAGAGTAAGAAATCAAATGCTTATGCAAAGGGCAAACATGGCTGCATTTGGTTTAAGTGCTGTTGCTCAGGGTGCGTCATTGATGGGTGGAGGAATTGCAGATAAGGTTGCTCCAATGATGACGGCTGCTAGTGGAGCAATAATGGCCATGTCCATGATTCAGGGACCAATAAGTGCTGCTGTTGTTGGAATTGGAGCAATTGCTCTTTCAGCAGTACTGGTTAGAAGAAGTTTTGATAAGGCACAAGATGAAACTCTTGCATTTGCAGAACAAATGGGAGCAAGTTCTAAAAACATAAGAATGTTTGCAGAAGCAGCAGGAAAAGTATCTGCTGGTGAAGTTATGGAAAGAAGAAGAAAAGAAAAAACTGGAATCTATCAAATTCAACCAGGCAAAAAAACATTTGGACAAGCATTTGCTGAAGGTGAGCAGGGTAAGCAAATGGCTAAAGATGTTGGAAAAAACATTAAACAAAGTGGACAAGCAGGTGCTCAAAGTGCACTTGTTTCACAAATGGCAACAGCAGTAAGTTCTGGAGCAATGAGCGCTGAACAAGCAAGAAGCGTTGTTGCAAATATTGCTCAAGAACTTGGAGATTATTCATTTGGAATGAGCGTTAACGCTAAGTTAATATCTATCCTTGGCCCCAGTGGTGAAAACTTAATGACAGATCCATTAACTGTTAGAACAAAATTAGTTCAAGATACAAGAGAAAGAATGGGTCAAGCAGCAGCGGCTACTAATAGGTCAAGCAAAGTGACAGGCATGGATATGGTTAAGGCTCAAGGTTGGCAAGCAGCAGGTGCTGGCGGAGGTGCATTAGCGGGAGCAGTGGTGGGATCAATGATTCTTCCAGTCGTTGGTACAGCCATTGGCGCTGTTGTCGGCTCAATTGGCGGTGCAATTGCTGGTGCAATATATGGTAGAAAAGATAGAGCAAAAAGAATGGGTGAGAGTTCAGGTGCTCAAGTAGCATTACAAAAAATTGCATTAGAACAACAACAAGAATTGTTAGACTCTATGGATTTAGAATATCAACGAAAAATAGAACTTCTAAAAGCAGAAGGAAAAATTGTAGAAGCCAAAAAACTTCAAGTAGAATATGATACAAATAGGCAAAAACTTGTTGAAGAAAATCAAAAAACAACACAACAAATTACTGAGTCATTTACAAATTCAAAGGCACAATCACAACTTATGACGGGTGTAGATAAGGCTATAACTTCTAAATATAAAGGTACAGCACTTGAAGATGTTGCTACATTATCAAAATCTACTATTGATGACATGGAACTTAAAGATGAACAAAAGTATACTCTTAAAATGCAATTAGCATCTGGACAACTTGATCCTATGCAGGTCCTTGATATTGTAGACATTTTTAAAACTAAAGAAGATCAAGAAAAATTTTTTAACATCACCACTAAGTTTGGTGGAGCAGTGTCAAATGAAGCCTTAAGCGTTGCTTCAATGTTTGCTGGAAAAGATGGCGCAAACGTTGAACTACAAAAACAAATTATGCTTGAAGTAGGAGCAGCACCGACATCTAAAGAAGCACAAGAAAAAATTGATTTTTGGAATCAGATTAGCAAAGTTGGCGGAGTATTAGACGTAAGTATAATTGGAAACGTAATATCAAAAGATGTAGATAAACAAGCACGTCTTATGGATATTTTTAAACAAGTTGATGCAAAGAAAGGCAAGATTAAGGTAGATATTGCAACTAAGATTTTAGGCTCAAGTCCAAAAGCAATTCAAACACTTAATGAAAATCTTGATTATTATCTCAAACTTCCAGCAGAAGATCAAAAAGTTTATTTAAAAACATTAATTACAACAACGGAAACTATAGATGCTAATAATCCAGAATTTCAATCATGGTTAAAAGAACAGGGTGTTAACCCAAGACAAGCGGACCAAAGCGGATTTACAGATTCTTACCTTAGAAAATATGCTGACTTTAAAGCAAGACAGGTAACAAAAACTGCAGGAGATAAGTCATCTGTTCCAGGTGGTGGCAAAGGTGCTGGTGGTAAAAAAGAAAGAGATACAACATTTGATGACTTATTAATGAGACTAAAGATGGTTCAAGACCGCAGCATTAATGCTCTTGGTGGACTTAAAGAATTAAAGAGAGTTATGTCTGGTAAAGATGCAATCAGTTTAACAAAATTTAAAGGTGTTGATCAACAACTTTTAGGAAATGGCCAAGTAAGTCAAGAATTTTTAGATTTTGTAGATTCTTTTGGTCCAGAAGGAATACAAAAAAATCTTGAAAAGTTTGTTGAAAAAGGTCAAAAGGGACTACTTATTCTCAATGAGGCTGGTAAGGCAATTATGCGTGGTATGGTTTCTGCAAAACTAGGCGAGTACCAGGTAAGCATTAGAAACAACGTTCTAGCACTTAAGCAGCAAACACAGGCCACATCAACACTTGTCAAGGCTGGATTTACTTTTGCAGAAGCCCAAGAACTTGCTAAAGATCAAACTCTTGCTCTTGCAATTGCAAATAAGGAACTTAGTCCAGAACAACTACAAAAACTTAAAGAAGAAACACAAAAACTAACTCATGCTCAAAAACAATATGAAAGAGTAGAAAAAATTGGTCTTATGGATGCGATGGATGGCCAAAAGGCTAGATTTGAAATGGTGCAAAAGTTTGTAGCATTACAAGAGCAGTTAATTGAAAATCAATATGCATCTGAAAAAGCAATTTTAAGTTCTCGTCAAGAAGCAAATGAATATGCTTTAGAAAAGATATCGCAAGAAGAAGAAAAAATTAATGAAAAGTATGACAAGCAAATTGAAGCATTAGACAAGATTGCAGTAAAACAAGAAGAAATTAATCAAATACAGCAAAGAAGATTTGGTCTTGCTCAGGCACTTGCTGGTGGAGATATGGCAGGCGCAGCAGGAGCAATTCAGGAAATTAGACAAGCAGAGGCTGCTGCACAGATTGAAAGAAAACGCAAGGCAATTGAAGATGCAAGAAAGAAACAACTTGCTGGCATTGAATTTGGTGGTAAAACAAGAGAGAAAATTGAAGCAGATAATAAGGCTATTATTAATAGCCTATCAGATATTGAAGAAAGAATTAGACTTGCTAAAAATGCTTTAGACGATGAACTTAAGAAAACCATTGGAATGACACGAGTTGAAATAGAGTCTGCAGTTACTGGAATTGCTAAGGCTCTTGATGCTGGCATTGATCCAAACAATAAAGATTTCTTGGGACAAATATTACAGGGTGTTGTTGGAGATGCAAATGCTACCGTAACTGCGCTTAAGGCTGTTGGAGTTCAAGTTAAAGAATTGCTTGCACAACAGTCTACAAAAAAAGTAGAACTTACAGGTAGTGGTTATTCAGATGAAGAGATAAAAAAACAGAGAGAAGCAGAAGAAGCAAGATTAAAAGAAGAAGCAAGATTAAAAGCACTTGCAGAAGCAGGTGGGACACCAACATCAACATCACCTCCTTTCCTAAATCACCTGAATCTACCAACACCAGATGCGCCAAAGGCTGCTGATGATTGGGCCACTCAGATGGGCAAATATTTAGGTGGGGTGCAAAAAGAAGCCCCGCCAGTGTGGGCAGCGAAACAAACTAAACCTAAGCCTCAGCCTGCAGCCTACAACCCTTTAAATTACCTACGCATCCCAATGAACTCTGGTGGAATGGTTCCTAAATATATGGCAATGGGTGGAGTTGTTCCAAAATATTTTGCAGCAGGCGGATATGGTAAAGGAACAGACACTATCCCAGCAATGCTAACTCCTGGGGAGTTTGTAGTACAAAAAAGAGCAGTTGATATGCTTGGCACAGGGGTAATGAATAGTATTAATAATGGAGAAGTTCTAGGTAACTCAGTGTATAATTATAGTCTAAGCGTCAATGTATCAAATAGCAATGCAAATCCAAATGATATTGCAAGAACTGTTATTAATCAAATTAAACAAATTGACGCACAAAGAATTAGGGGTAATAGATAATGGCAACAGCATCATATATTTTAGGTAGAAAAAGATATGCTAGGCCACAGGCTATAATTTGGTCAGAAAATTCTGGCACATTAGATGCAACTGGTATTTACATTCCTACTGGTCAAGAAATAGGTGCTGATTCATCATTAGCAACTACTTCTCAACCAGCAAATCAATTTTTAATTTTATCAGATCATAATAGATCATCAATACAATTTAAACCAACAAGAATAGAACAAAGACAAAGAATGATTAATGGAAATATGAGATCTCATCATATTGCAGACAAAATGACTATATCTATGTCATGGGATAATTTGCCATCAAGAGCATATTTAAGAGTTGCAGATTTTAATTCAACAGGCAAGTCTGATCTTACTGGACAAAATGAGTATACAGCAGACGGTGGCGCAGGCGGAGTTGAACTTCTTGATTGGTATGAAAACCATCAAGGTCCATTTTGGATGTTTTTATCATATGATAATTATAAAAATTTTGGAACAGATGATGCAGCATTCTTACACTTAACAAGTTATAGTGAAATTGTTCAGGTATATATTGCAGACTTTAGTTATGATGTTGTAAAAAGAGGTAGGAATAACCACGATCTTTGGAACATTTCTGTTGCCTTGGAAGAAGTGTAATGTTTAATAATACAGCATTAAAAAATCATTTTCAAAATTCACCAACTATTCAGTCAAAATCAAAAATAGTTGCTGAGTGGAATATGAATATGCCAGATAATATTTTTAAGTTAGGCAACTATAGATATCGCCCACAAAGTAGTGATACTAGATATTTAACAATTCAGTCAACATTTGATGCAAATGATGTCGGACAATTTTATACTGGTGCAACAGATGCTGATGTTGTAGTAGATGGTGGGGTAGATGATGATGACAACCCAATACTGTATACCGCAACAAAAGAACAACTTAAACTGTATTATTCTTTAGAAGATTGTATCAAGCCATTTAGACCAAGATCAGGAATTAACAAAACATCTTATATTCCAGGCAGATATGTCCCTTCACTTACTACTGATGCATTAAACGATCAAGGTTCTTTTTTTACACAAAGGCCAAGATATTATATGCCAGATAGAAATGATGAATTTAAATACTGGACCTCTTATAGAACCGAAAAAGAATCTACTTCTTCTGCTAATACAACAGAACGAGGTATAGCAAATAGACTTATAGGACAGTCGTATTATATAGATGATGCAGCCCCATTTGTTGTTTATAAAAATAATGTTCCATCTAATAGAGTTATTGTTAAAATGCAGACCAATGTTGGTGGTGTTAATTTAGGTCCGTATAAATCTACAGTTAGCACTTTAGCAGATCCTTTTTACGGTACCTTAAATAAAACAACTCCAACTATATGGAAGATTCAAATACTAAAAGGAAATCAATGGGTAACTGTTCAAGATTTTAATTTTTCATCAACAAGACCAGGCGGACTGCCAATTGTTCCAGATGATGGGTACGTAGAGTTATCCTATGGATTAAAAATTCCAGATCAATATAAATCTCGTTTTATTCATGCTGAAATTTTATCATCAACAACTTTGCTTCCAAAAGATGCAGTAGATGGGTATGCATATTTAGTTATAACTAGTAGTTCTGATAAAGGTACATACTATATTTGGAATAATTTAGAAAATAAATACGATCAATTTGTTCCAGAATATACATGGTTTTTGACTGATGAATCATTAGATCAAACAAAACATTTTGTAACTAACTTGGTTAATCCATCTTCATATTTAGAAGCAAAAACTAATCAAATTACATATAGAGAGTTTGAGTATATTCGTGGTGTTAGAATTGTTGTTGATTCTATGAATAAATTTAATTCAACATTTGACCTTATTGAGTTTTCTCCACGACTTAATGTGGACATTTCTGATAGAGTTGTTTCTTATAATGTTACAAAATCTCTAGGAGATCTCGGCTCTGGTGCACTTCCTATTGGACAATTGCTTGCATCAACTGGAACAATAAATATTTTTGATGAAGATCAGTCTTTTAATGAAAACTCAAATAGTTTGATTTCAGACTATATTAGAAAAAATGTTAAATTTACTTTTTATGAAAATATTATTAATGTTTCTGGATATGACTATTTAGTTCCAATAAAAACTTTATACTCAGAAGGTTTTCCTCAAGCAGATATAACAGGTGGAACAATTTCTATCAAGTTAAGAGATTTATATTTTTATTTTGAGTCAATGCCAGCACCAGAATTATTTATTACAAATGTTTCACTAAGTTATGCTGTGGCACTATTACTTGATTATGTTGGATTTAGCAATTATATTTATAAAAGAAATGTTAGCGATATTGATCCAGTTATTCCATATTTTTTTGTCAGTCCAGATAAAAATTTAGCCCAAATATTAAATGATTTAGCAATATCAACACAAACGGCAATGTTTTTTGATGAATATAATAATTTTATAGTTATGAGCAAAGACTATTTAATGCCAAGCGCATCACAAAGACCTACTAGTTATGAACTAATAGGTTCAAAAGTAACTGACACTGTCAATATTATTCAAAACAAAATTATTGACGGAAAAAAACTTGCTAATATTATTAGTCTGGCATCTCAAGATAAAAAAATATATAATGATGGAAAGATTACTTATAAAACAAGATACATCGATAAGATATATAGTCAATTAGGACAAGAAACAAATATTAGTTCTGAAGACAAATCTTGGATATATAAACCATCTTTGTTATGGCAAGTACAAGATACAAAAGAATCAAGAATCGGTAATGGTTCTGGAGGATATAGTCTTGCTGCGCTTGTTTTAAATAAAGATCTTAGCAATTTACCACCTACTGTTCAAGGTGGAGTTGTTCAAAACAATGTTGTTGATTTTGGCGAAAGTGCATATTTGTTAGTCAGATATCAAGGTTATTTTTATGCAAATGGTGAAGTTATAAAATATGATGCTGTTGAGTATAATGTTGCAGGGATTGGAAATGTTTGGATTAGTAATGATGCTGAATATAAATATTATTTATCAAATATGCCATTTAATGGAAAAATATATCATACTGGTAGAGTAAGAATATATTCTGAGCCATATTATGAACTTGTTGCTGGAACTAGTAGAATGAAAGAGGGTGCAGTAATATCAAGTGGAAGGGCGCAGTTTGGAACACAAATTGCCTATCATACTGCTGGACTTTTACAAGAATGGTTAAGTTATGATAACAGAAAAGGCTGTGTTATGGAATCACAGTATCTTTTTGGAGGAAGTCCTTTTGCTGGAAGCACAACAACTGGCCCTGCTGGTGTAAATAATGATTTGGCTAAAAAATCTACAGCCAACAGTGTTGTTAAAAAGTATTTGGGTAAATCTAATTTAACAGAAAATGAAATATTAACAACTAACATTATTAATCCACAAAAACATAAAGGAGTTATACAATCGTCAGCACTTGTCTTAAAGGGGCCAAACTTTACAAGTACTGATCCAAATTCAACAAATTTTATTACGCTTATTACTAAAAGTTTTCAAGATCGATATAATTATTTTGGTACAAGAATTAGAATTATTGGTGCATCTGTTGGAGAAATTCAAGACGAAAATAATGATTCGTATAAAACACTTACACCACTAGATGGATCAATATACTATCAAATACCAACAAGTTCTCCAAACCAACCAATTAAACTATCTGGTAATTCTGGAGGACTTGGTGTATTGGTTAATGCAGCAAATAATAATGGCTATTATTTTGAAATTATTTCTTTAGATGGTGGAACTGAAGAACAAGCAAATATTATATTTTATAAAATTAAAAAAGATTCAAGTTCTACTAAAGCAATACCAGAACTTTTGTGGAGTGGCAACGGAGATATTTTATCTGACTCTGGAAACTTTGTTGGTGTTTCTAAAAAGTTTGAAGACAAATACACAACAGTTTATGATTTGGCAGTAGAGTATGTAGACAATGCTTTAGGTCAAAATAGCAGAAGGTTTTATTTGTACATAAACAATGTTTTAGTTGCAACAGTTGATGACAAAGATCCACTTCCTAAAAATTATAATACAGCACTATTTACTCGTGGCGGATCAAAATGTATGTTTGAACATCTACTTGCTATGGGACCAAATTATTCTACTAATGGAGCAACCACTATAACTGAGCCAATTAGTAAAGTGTTTAGTGGTAACTCAATTAACATTAAGGATTCATTAAGAAAATATGCACTAAGCGGTGTTTTGCAAGATACATATTTATCTGGTGTTGGACCTGGAAACAATCCAAATTATAAAATTTTTTATGATGAGTTTGGAACTATCATGAGAGAGTGTGCATATTTAAATATTAGATTTGATAATGCATATCCAGCACTATCCTCACAGATATTAAAACCACAAGATAGAGTAAAAGATTTTACTATTTCAAATTATCAATCAAATGCTTATGGCGCAGAGTTTTTAGTTTTTAATTCAACGGATTCTTTATTAGACCTAGGAACTACATCTTTTAACTTTTTAAACATTCTAGGTATTGCATTTACACAAGATAACACTAGCACATTAACTGTTGATGACTATTTTAAGAAAACTTCAAGTTTTTCAGATCAAGAACTTAAAGGAAATGCTATTGTATATTCACCTGTTATTGAAGAACAAAAATATAACACTATTAAAAATAGCAGAATTATTTATGGAAAAAATGACTTTTCTATTGAAAGTGATTATATTCAAACATCTGATGATGCTGAAAATTTAATGGGGTGGATAATTGATAAATTAATGCAACCTAAAAAATCAGTAGGGGTTGAAATGTTTGCAACTCCAATAGTTCAGTTAGGAGATATTGTTACTATTGATTATAAAAACAATGACGATGTTGATATGGTGGCAACAACAAATACAAGGTTTATTGTTTATAATATTGAGTACAACAGAAATAATAGTGGACCATCTATGACAGTTTATTTGAGTGAGGTGTAATATGGGTACTTGGGAAGAAGAGTGGCTAGACATGACCAAAGATAAAGCAGCAACACCAGCAGTCCCACAAATAGATCAACAATCATCTAATTTAGTAACAAAAGCCTCTATTAAAATAGCAACTCCACAATATGTTAATTTTGATGAAAATGTTATAAACCCTATAGGAGAGGGAGAAATTGTAAATTTGTTTTTTGAACAAATTGCTGGCCACGAACTTTTAATATTAAGTAATAAAAATTTTGTTAATACTAAAAATATAGATTATCAGCCTATTGCAAATATTGCAAATTTTAAAAACACCTATGATCCAAAAAAGATTATAGCCCTTCAAGATACTTCAGATGTGTATTTTTTTAATTTTGCTATTAACCTTCTCACTAGAATACCAGATGTTCCAACAAGTTCTAGCACAAATGGAACTAATGTATATATAGATGCAAATGGAGATTTGGTCATAGAAACAAAAGACAATGCTTCTGATGAAAGAATTCAAATTGAAATCATTTCAGGTGGTACAATATATAATGATACATTAGGAGTTGATGAGTCTTGATAACTAACACTGGCAAAGAAATTGTGGCAAAGTACCTTTTAGGCACTGCCCCAGCATTTGCATCCTACATGGCTTTTGGTTCTGGACCACAACCATTAGGATCTGCAGACTCACATAGTTTTAATACATATGCACAAAAAGAATCGCTAGACTTTGAAATGTTTAGGGTACCGATTTCATCTCGTGGTTATGTATTTGAAGATGGAGTAAATAAGTTAGTATTTACAGGAGAACTTCCTAGCCAGGAAAAATATGAGATTACTGAAATTGGAATTTATTCTGCTGGAAGCAATCCATCTGCTGCGGGATTTGATAGCAGAAATATTGTTTTATTTTCACAAGAAGAGGCTTGGCAATCAGTAACTGCATCAACGGCAAATATACCTGTTGTAACTACTGCATTAGATCCTGGTGATGATAATGTTATTGATGTTGCCTATGATGTTTTTCAAGCAAATTCTGATAATAGAATTTTTTATAGAAATAATAGAAATGACTATCATGAAAGATGTAGGTTTTTTAATAATGTTATTCTTGTGGCTGGAGATTTTTCTAGTATTAAAGATGCTACATCTTCTACAAATTTATCATCGGCATATCATATTTTAAAAACTGGAACATCAATTAACTTATCTCAAAACTCTCTATCTGATAAAATTAAAATTGCCTTTTCTGTTATAAATAAGTCTGCAGCCCTAACACTTTCAACCCCCTACACTGGCCCAGATAGCGTAAAAATTATTGTTGATTTTATCAATACATCTACTAAAAAAGCAAGATTAATTTTTAATGTTGTTGATGCAGGAAACGCAAGCATTGATTTTTCAAGCAATAGATATTATACTATTGAAAAAAATATTTCAGATGTTGTACAAGAAGATGGATTTTCTTGGGCAGATGTAACATCTTTAAAAATATATGCTTGTGCAGTTACAAGTAATGCATTGACCGATAGTTACTATATTGGTCTTGATGCAATTAGAGTTGAAAACGTAACAACTCAAAATCCACTATATGGATTAACAGCATATACAGTAGTAAAAAATGCTGATGAGCAACCAATATTAAAAGCATCAAACACAAATAATTATATAGAGTATAGGATGTCTGTTGGTGTTGAATAATGGCAGATAAAAATATTAAAAAATCTATTATTAAAAACAAAGATCTTCCACCTTTTAGTGGGCAAAGTGGAAAAATTAGATTAAGATATAGAGTTATTTCTGAAGATAGAAACAGAGCATCGCACTGGTCAAAAATACAAGAGGTTGCGTTGCCAACAATTGCTTCTCCATATTCATATACTTTATCTGTACAACAACAGGGAAGCACTTCAATTTATGAAGTAATCTTGCAGTGGGTTCCTCCAGGAGCACAGTTGCAAGTAATGAGAAATTATGATATATTTTTAAAAACAAATACTGCGGTTGGAGAACCAGCAGTTTCAACCTATTCATATAGCAAGACCGAACAAGGATTTTTTAGTGTTAGATTTCTGTTAGATCAAAATGAAGTAGACAATTTTAATGTTATTGTTCAAAATGCAACATATGATAGGATAATAAATACCAATCAGATTTTAGTTAAAACAACTAAAGAAAATCTTTAATTCGGAATGTGCTATAATTAAATATCATGCCTGAGTTACCAATACCACAAAGAGGTCAGCCATTAGATGTTTCATACATCTCTAGCATTGTTACAACAGTTAATCAACTTTTAAGACAGTCCTCTCCAACATCTTCTAATAATACTAAAATTGTTGGTACTACCACACCAAGAACAGAGTATGCCGTTCCAACACCAGGAGCCTCTATATATGGCGAAACTGTAAACGTAACTAATGCTGCTACCACTACGGCTGGAGGAGAAGTTCCATTTAAAGTTAACTTTAGTTTTAAATATCCACCAATTGTAGTTGCAACACCATGGAATAAGGGTGGAACAGAGGCTGGTAAAAATGTTTCTGTGTTTCTTACAAATGTCACAACATCAGAGGCTAACCTTGTTGCAAAGTTTTCTTCTAATGGTGTTGCTACGATAGATGTTAATGTTCTTGTTATTGGAATTCCAAATTGAAATGTATAAAATGTAAAGGCAAAATCCTAGTAGACCGTCAATTTAGCACATCTGAGCATCTTGAGGTATACTGTATTATGTGTGGTAAAAGAAAATTTTATCATCCACCAGATAGTTCTAAAGAGGGATCATGGCTGCTTTCTCAGGAAAAGATAAGGGCAAAGACTACAATAGCGCCCCTGTAATTTCTGGCAGCAAAAAAATATGGTTTCTTAATGGAGACCTTGTAAGAATATATCACAATAGCAGATCTACTGGTACTATAACTTTATACAACATTAATAAAGATCAAAATGAAATTTGTTTTTTACATGAGTTTAAAAAGAAAAGAGAGCGAGCATATACCGTGAGTGAAACATCACAACTATTAAATAGACATAGAAAATATATGCCACGTTTAATGAAAAAAGGTATTATTCCATCTCCTAAAGGATGTAGTAAATATGGAAAAGTAGGTTTTCAGATTAGATCATATTATTCTGAAAGTCAGGTTAGAGAAATGAGAGATATTCTTGCATCAATTCATCAGGGGCAACCAAGAAAAGATGGATTAATTACAAATAATAATACTCCCACTAAACAAGAGTTGACACGCAGAATGGGCGATGGTATACTTACATATACAAGAACTGAAGATGGTAGATTTATCCCTGTTTGGAATGAAAGCATTAACTAGGCCTTTGGAGGACTAATGGAACAAAACGAAGACACTAAGGTATCTGTTACTTTAGGATATACATTAAATCTTGGCAATTTTCAATCGCTACGACTTGATTTGGGAGTAGTAGATGCAAAGAGGCAGGGTGAGACAACCAACGATGCTATGGAACGTGTCTATGGCTTTGTAGAGGCTAAATTGACTGAGAAGATCAATGAGGCTAAGGCAGAAATAGAAGAATAATGGCAGACCGCAAAGACCGAATGGCTTTGCTAAGCAGATATTCTAAGTATCATAACGAAAGATATCAGGCAAAGTCTACTTTAAATTTAAATGTAGAACAGTGGGCCTCAGATGCGTTAATTGAGTCCTATGGATTGCCAGCATGTTACGACCTACTTCAATACTATTTTAAAGTGGCACAAGATCCGTCTTGGAATTATTTTGCATATAATGCTGAAAAAATTTTAAAGGCTAAACTTGATAAAGAGCAAGATGATAAAGATCGATTAGAAAGACGTAGGAAGGCAAGGGCGTGGCTAAGTGAATAACTCAGAAGCAAAAGTAATTAATGCTGTATTAAAAGATAAGCAGATACACGTTCTATTACAGGCTAACGTTGATGGCATTCTTAGAACGCACTCAGATATCTGGAATTTTATTAGAAATTATTTTGAGCACAATAGTTCTGTTCCACCAGCATCACTTGTCGTTGAAAAGTTTAGAGACTTTGAGGTAATTGAAGATATTGGAGCAACTAAGCACCATCTAGAAGAATTACAGCATGAATATTTAAATGATAGCCTTAAAGACATTCTGCGTTCTGCAGCAGGAGATGTTCAAAATGACAAGGGTGTAGAAGCATTAAATAATTTAATTACAAAAACGTCAGAGTTAAAAAAGAATACATCTGCCGTTCGTGATATTGATGTTATTGATCTAGATTCTGCAATTGCTTATTTTGATCATCTCAAAAAAATGGAAGCAGCGGGCAATGTAGGAATTAAAACTGGCCTACCAGGATTTGACAACTATCTACCATCTGGGATTACTGGTGGACAACTAGGAGTATTCCTTGCATATCCAGGAATTGGTAAGTCTTGGCTTGCACTTTATTTTGCGGTACAGGCTTGGAAGCAAGGCAAGACACCACTAATTATTAGTCTTGAGATGTCTGAAACAGAGGTTCGTAATCGTGTATTTACAATTATGGGTGAAGGACTTTGGTCACATCGTAAAATTAGTCAAGGTAATATTGAGATAGACACATTAAAGGAATGGCACAAGCGTCACCTTGAAGGCAAGAACCCATTTCATATCATCTCAAATGATCAGGGTGGAGAGATTAGTCCGTCTGTTCTACGTGGCAAGATAGACCAATATAAACCAGACTTTGTTATTGTGGATTATCTACAACTTATGACACCAAATCAAAAATCTGATAATGAAACAGTAAGAATGAAGAACTTGTCTCGTGAACTTAAACTTATGGCTATTTCAGAAGAGGTTCCAATTATTGCTATCTCCTCTGCTACCCCAGATGATGTAAATGATCTTAGCAGTGTTCCTACGCTTGGTCAGACTGCCTGGTCTAGACAGATTGCGTACGATGCTGACTGGGTTATGGCTTTGGGTAGGGCAACTAACTCAGATATTATCGAGTGCGCCTTTAGAAAGAATCGCAATGGTTTTATGGGTGAGTTTTTAGTTCAGGTAGATTTTGATAAAGGTTACTATCGATATAAAGACTACGAAGATAAGGCGTTATAATATAATGTGTCACTTCATCATAAACCGATTAAAAACTTCTATCTTGATGGCATCATCAAGGATGAATCTCACATACCTAGACTTAAGGAAGAATATTTACGTCTTTTGGTCATACAGATGCGTGAAACTGGATATGCGCCAAGAATTGACATTGAACCAGATTTTACGCTAAAATATAATAGTGACAAAAATTATTTTGAGTTTGGCCTTACAGCATATGGAATGCACGTTGGAAGAAAGAAGATACAGTGGATAATCGCGGTAGACGGGTACAGACCAATACATATACAGAAGAACAGATTAAAAGAGTCCTTGTTGGATCAGGCATAACCGTAGAATCAGAAGTTGGTTCAGACTTTATCATATTTTGTCCATATCACAATAACACAAAAACGCCAGCAGGAGAAGTGTCTAAACAAAGTGGACTGTTCTTTTGTTTTAGTTGTCAGCAAACGGCAGATCTTCAAGAACTTATTATGAAGATGACTAATAGGTCTTATTTTGAATCTATCAGATTTATCAAGAGTAAAGAAAAAGAAACTAACATTGAAGATCTTATTAATAAAAAGTTATATAAACCAAAAGAGTTTATTCAATATGATGAGGTATTAATAAAAAGATTAAACAATCAAACGCTAGAGTCTCCTAGAGCAATGCGATATTTTGAAGGTAGAAAAATAACAAAAAGATCTATAGAGAAGTTTAGTCTTGGCTATTCTGAAAAACAAGATATGGTTACAATACCAGTTCAATCTCCAGATGGAATGACAATTGGTTTTGTTGCACGAACAATTGAAGGCAAAGAATTCAAAAATACTCCAGGTCTACCAAAAAGTAAAATACTTTTTAACCTGCATAGAATTAAGACTTCTAGCAGAGTTTATGTTCTAGAGTCGTCTTTTGATGCTATAAGAGTTGATCAGGTTGGATTTCCAGCAGTAGCAACTCTTGGTGCAAATGTATCAAGTTCTCAGATTGAGTTATTAAAAAAATATTTTAGTGAGATATGTGTAGTAGCAGATAACGATGATGCTGGAAACACTATGGCTAATAAACTTATTGAAAAAATAGGATCAAAAGCATATATGATAAAATTAGACAATAAATATAAAGATATTGGTGATATGCTGGACAGTGATATAATAGAATTGTTACAAAAATCAGACAACTTTGTTGACCAAATTTTTGGAGCAAATAGATAGTTTGACAAACACAAGCAAACAATATACAATAAACATATAACAAAGGAGAATAATATGAGCGTAGTAAAGGGACTAAAAAACATCAATGCCCTGCTCGAAAAACCAAAATCAGATGGACCAAAGGTTCGTTGGCTAAAGTTAGCAGACGGACAATCAGCAAAGATTCGTTTTATTGAAGAACTTGACGAAGACTCTGCAAACTATAACGAAGGTCGTGGACTTGCACTAGTTGTCAAGGAACACACCAACCCAAAGGACTACAAGCGTAAGGCTCTAGATACAATGGAGTCAGAAGGTCGTGATTGGGCAGAAGAGATGCATCGCAAAGATCCAAAGGCTGGCTGGAGAGCCCGTCTTCGTTTCTACTGCAATGTTCTTGTAGACGATGGCCTAGAGCCACCATATGTTGCTATCTGGTCAATGGGTATCAGCAAGCAATCATCATTTAATACAATCAAGGAATACGCAATGGAGACTGGAAGCATTTCAAATGTTGTCTGGAAGTTGAAACGTAATGGTCAGGGAACTGAAACCAACTACACACTTATTCCATCTGCACCAGACAAGGAGCCATTTGATTGGACAGGCACAGAGCCATATCCACTTGAGTCTGCTCTTCGCAAGATTCCTTATGCAGAACAAGAAGCGTTCTATCTTGGCTTTGACGGCCCATCTATTACCAGCACAAATACTGACTGGTAGTAGATGAATTACGTAGGCTTACATGTCCACACCCATTTTAGTTTATTTGATGGGATTGCTACTCCAGAAGAATACGTTGACCGAGCAGTTGAGTTAGGGATGCCTGCAATAGCCATCACTGACCACGGTACTTTATCTGGGCATAGGGAACTGCACCGTATTGCAAAAGCAAAGGGCATTAAGCCAATTCTAGGTCTAGAAGGATACATGTGTGCAGACATATCTGATACACGAGATAAGTCTGAAAGACAAGGTCAACAAGATCTTGTCTACAACCACATTATCCTTCTAGCCAAGAATCAAATTGGTTTAGAAAACCTAAACAAGATTAGTGAATTATCTTGGACAGATGGTTTCTTTAAAAAGCCACGATTTGATTTTACGATTCTTGAAAAGTACAAAGAGGGTATTATCGTAACATCTGCCTGTCCAAGTAGCGTACTTGTAAAGGCACTAGAAGAAGAAGAGTTTGCTCTTGCTAAGAAATATATATCTTGGTTTAAGGAACGCTTTGAGGATGACTACTATATTGAAGTCATGCCTCACAACGAAGCGCACATTAATAAGTATTTAATTGAACTTGCGGATGAGTTTGGTATTAAGGTTGTTGTAACACCAGACTGCCACCATGTTGACTCATCACAAAAAGAAGTTCAAGAGTTTAAGTTGCTTATGAACACACACGGTAAGTTCGTAAAAGATGCAACATATGAAAAGTCAAAGAAAAAGGGCAACATGATGGAGCGCCTTGACTATCTCTATGGCAAAGATCGTCAGATGTCATTTAACAAGTTTGATATACACTTGCTATCATACGAAGAGATTAAAGCAGCCATGGAAGCGCAGGGTATTGATAGACCAGACATATACTCAAACACACTCCTATTAGCAGAGACAGTAGGAGACTATGGAATTCAAGAAGGCTTAAACCTACTACCAGTACAGTACAAGAGTCCTGATAAAGAACTTGCAAAGGTTGCATTAGAAGGTTTGGCAGAGCGAGGTTTATCAGAAAACAAAGAGTATCTTGATAGACTTGAAGAAGAGTTGCAAATTATCAAAGATAAGAAGTTTGCTCCATACTTCCTTGTTGTGAGTAACATGATCAACTGGGCCAAGAAAGAAGAGATAATGGTTGGGCCTGGTCGTGGTTCATCTGCTGGTTCTCTTGTTTGTTATGCACTAAAGATTACAGACATAGATCCTATTGAGCATAACCTTTTGTTTTTCCGTTTTATTAACCCAGAGCGTAATGACTTTCCAGATATTGATACAGATATTCAAGATACTCGCCGTGAAGAAGTAAAAGATTATCTTGTTAGACAGTATCGACACGTTGCATCTATTGCTACTTTCCTTGAGTTTACTGGCAAAGGAATTGTGAGAGATGTTTCACGAGTACTAAATATTCCACTGTCAGATGTAAATAAGGTTTTAAAGACTGTAGACTCGTGGGATGATTTCTGTAGTTCAAAATCAACAAGAGAGTTTCGTGAGAAGTATCCAGAAGTAGAAGTCTATGGAGAACAACTTCGTGGTCGCATTCGTGGTACAGGAATCCACGCAGCAGGTGTAGTAACAAGCAAGGAACCAATTTTTAGATACGCACCACTTGAGACAAGATCATCTACTGGATCTGATGAAAGAATTCCTGTAGTTGGTGTTGATATGGAAGAGGCTGAAAGAATTGGTTTGATTAAGATTGATGCATTGGGTCTTAAGACTTTATCTGTTCTTAAGGATACAATTAACATAATCAAAGAACGAGATGGCAAAAAGATTGACCTTCTTAAGATTAAGATGGATGATGCAAATGTTTATCAGATGCTATCAGATGGATATACAAAGGGTGTATTTCAATGTGAAGCAGCACCATACACAAACCTTCTTGTTAAAATGGGTGTCAAGAATCTAAATGAACTTGCAGCATCAAACGCACTTGTTCGTCCAGGCGCAATGAACACTATTGGAAAGGACTATATTGATCGTAAACATGGTCGTCAAAATATTTCTTATACACACCAAGTACTAAAACCATTTACGGAGGATACTTATGGTTGCATTCTTTACCAGGAACAAGTTATGCAAGCATGCGTACACCTTGGCGGTATGTCCATGTCAGAAGCAGATAAAGTTAGAAAGATCATTGGCAAGAAAAAAGATGCTAAAGAATTTGATCAGTTTAAAGAGAAGTTCGTAGAGGGTGCATCTAAGTTTGTTTCTCCAAACATTGCTCGTGACTTATGGCATGATTTTGAGGCTCACGCGGGGTATTCATTTAATAAGTCACACGCAGTAGCATACTCTACACTATCTTATTGGACAGCATGGCTAAAATATTATTACCCACTTGAGTTTATGTACTCAGTGCTAAAGAATGAAAAGGATAAAGATGCAAGAACTGAATATCTTATTGAAGCAAAAAGAATGGGCATTAGCGTTAAGTTACCTCACATTAACGATTCGGATATCGATTTTAAAATTGAAGGTAAGGGTATTCGGTTTGGGCTCACTGCTATCAAGTACATATCTGACAAAATTGCAGAAAGATATATTGCAGCACGACCATTTAGTTCTTACAAAGAACTTGAAGGGTTTACATTCACCAAGGGCAACGGAGTAAACAGTCGTGCACTCCAAGCACTTAGAGTAATTGGTGCAGCAACATTTGATGATAATCCTAGAAATGATCAGGAGATTAAAGAAAACCTGTATGAATATTTAAATCTTCCAGAGTTTAATATTACAATACCTTCTCACTACTATGCATTTATTCAGGATATTGTTGACTTTGAAGAAAAGGGATCATACATTTTTATGGGTATGGTAAAATCAATTAAAAGAGGAACAGGATGGTCACGAGTTGAAATTTTGGACAAAACTGGGTCTGTGGGTATATTTGATGATGAAAATACGACTATTGAGACTGGTCGTTCTTACTTGGTTCTTTGCAATGATAATAGGATTGTATCTTTCGTACCCTCTGAAGAAATAAAAGAATCATCTCACGCACTTGTTAAGTTTCTTGGATACAAACAGTTACCATACAAGGACGATCAAATGTTTGTAATATCTCTTAAACCAAGAATTACAAAGACAGGTAAAAAGATGGCTTCTCTAACACTTGCAGATACATCTAGAGATCTTCATTCTGTCACAGTATTTCCTACGGCATTTGCAAAAGCATATATGCATATTGAAGAAGGAAAATCCTATAAGTTTGATTTTGGAAAGACAAAAGACGGAACAGTAACATTGGAGGATGTACATGTCAGTTAGTATAGAAGAAGTCTTAGCACAACTTAATCCTAAATTACGTAAAAGCATAATGTCTGGAGATTCAGTTCCAGCAACAGAATATGCAGCAACACCTAGCACTGGTCTTAATAGGGCTTTAAACGGTGGTTTGCCGTATGGTAGACAAGTTCTTATGTGGGGATCTAAGTCGTCTGCAAAGTCTTCTCTATGCCTTCAGACAGTTGCTTTAGCACAAAAAGAAGGAAAGATTTGTGCTTGGATTGATGCTGAAATGTCATATGATAAAGAATGGTCACAAAAACTTGGCGTAGATACATCTAAATTAATTGTTTCAAAGGCTAGAACAATTAATGAAATGGTTGATGTAGGTGTGCAACTAATGGAGGCTGGAGTTGATTTAATTGTAGTTGACTCAATTACTTCATTATTACCAGCAATATATTTTGAAAAAGATACGGATGAACTAAAACAATTAGAAAATACTAAACAAATTGGTGCAGAATCTCGTGATTTTAGTAATGCGTGGAAAATGATTAATTATGCAAACAATAAAGTTAAGCCAACTTTGTTTATTCTTATTTCACAATCAAGAAATAATATTAATGCAATGTATACCAGCCAACAACCAACTGGTGGTCAGGCAACAAAGTTTTACTCATCAACTGTTGTTAAACTATTTTCATCAGAATCAGATAATCAAGCATTGAAGGGAAAGATACATGTCGGAGACAAACTCATTGAAGAAAAGGTTGGTCGTAAAGTTAGGTGGGAGTTACAGTTTTCAAAAACTTCTCCATCCTTCCAATCTGGTGAGTATGATTTTTATTTTAGAGGTGATGATCTTGGTATTGATTCCATCGCTGATTTGGTTGATACAGCAGAAAGTTTGGGGATAATCAATAGGACTGGTGCTTGGTATCAACTTGACGATGGTACAAAGATTCAGGGTAGAGATACATTTGTAAGTAGAGTAAGAGAAGATTTAGACTTACAAGATATGATAAAGAATAAAGTTAATAATGTCTGAAAAGTTTAAAACTTTTACTGGTAAATTTGCATGTCAAAAATGTAGTGAAGTTGTAGATATCTGTAGGTTTTGGCTTGAAACAAAAGACGTAACTTGGATGTGTACGAAAAAACATATGTCTAAAGTAAATCTACTTCCTAAATCAAAAAGGGATTATGAAAATGAGTGAGCGTTCTGAGTCTAAAAGGTTAGGTGCTGCACAGCATAAAAACTCTGGTAGAAATACTAAAAAGGGAGATGCATCTTGGAATGGTTTTACTGTAGATTTTAAAGAAAGTGCAAAATCATTTACTTTGAATTCTGATGTTTGGGCAAAAGTAGTAACAGATGCAATCAAGAATAATAGTGATCCAGCACTTGTTATTGTTTTAGGAGAAGGAAATAAAAAAATAAGACTTGCTATAATAGAGGTAGATGTTTTAGAACAAATATTAAAAGGTGAAAATAATGTCAAATGATAGCAGTATTGTAAATAATAATTTTGTAGTTAGCAATATATTTTCAGCAGAAGAAATAAAATTATTGTATTCAGAAATTAATTTAGAAATTAATAATTTTTATAGAAAACAAGATGATTTAGGAAGACTATATTCTGCTTTGTATTGGAAAGAAAATACAATACAAAATAATGGAACAGTTGATTTTAAGATTAGTGCAAGTCTTGTAAATAAAATTATAGATACAGCGCAAAAAAGTTCAGACGTTGACTTAGAATTAGAAAGCATATCTTTTACAAGATACTCTTTAGATTACGGTAATCCAAAATTATTGCCACATGTAGATACAAATTTTAAACAACCAAGATTAACATTTGATGTTCAGTTAAAAAGTAATACATCGTGGCCAATTATTATAGAAAATGTTAAGTATGTTTTAAATAATAATGAGGCATTAATTTTTTCTGGAACTCATCAAGTTCATTGGCGAGAGAAAAAAATATTTAATCAAGGGGAACATGTAGACATGCTTTTATGTCAATTTTCAGAAAAAACGGAAAAAGATAATTTAATAAGTTTAGAATTTAAAAAACAAATAGATATAAAACAAAAAACACTAAAGTTGAAATATGAGAAAGGATTAATCTAATGGAAAAAACAACCTTAGAAATGATTAATGGTTTATCTGAAATATCAGACTATATGGAAGATGAAGATCTTACAACTGCACTTACTATGATTGCTAAACTTATTATTAAGCCAGATATCCCAATTCAGGTAGCAACATTAGAAATTGTCAGGCTTCAGGCTATTGCTGCTAAATTATCATTAAGGGCAACTTGGATGGCAAATGTTGACAAAAGTAACAGGGGAAAGAAAAATATTTACTACACTGCAGCAGAATCAGTAAACAGTTTAGTATCAGCACTAAAATATATTACCAAATAGTGTATACTTATATAAACAAAGGAATATAATGACTAAAAGTTTACTACAGCAAGTAATGGTTAGACCAGCGAAATCAGAAAATAGTATAGATGTAAATGCAGTTATTGAACAAATACAGTCTGGCTATATGGTCGGACAAGATCCAAAACATCAAAAGAAAAAAACATTTGCGCCATCAGGCTTAATTTATGGACATGGAGAATGTCCTAGATATTGGTATCACGCATTTGATGGTGTTGTTTTTGAAAGCACAAACACTCCGTTTTCAGTAGCAAATATGTCTAATGGATCTCTTTCTCACGGTAGAATTCAAGATGCACTACTAAAGTCTGGGATTGCTAAAAAGTTTGTAGATGAAGATGGTAAGGATACGACAGAGTTTAAAATTCTTAGCAACGACCCTCCTATTTATGGCTGGGCAGATGGAATGGTTGAGTGGAATAACGAAGAGTTTGTTATTGAAATTAAAACTGTAAGCAATGAAGGTTTTGAATATATTAAAAAAACAAACAAAGCAAAGACATATCATATTGCACAGTTGTTGATTTATATGAAGATATTGAAGATGTCTAATGGTTTAATGATTTATGAGAATAAAAATAATTATGAGTTGTTTATAGTTCCAATTAGTGTTAATGATCACTATAGACAATGGATTAATACTACATTTGACTGGATGAAAACCGTAAGGCAAGCATGGCAAGATAAGCAGTTACCACAAAAAAATTATAGATCAAACTCTAAAATTTGCAAAGGATGTCCGATACAAAAGGCATGCGCCCAATCAGAACCAGGGGTAATTAAAATTGGTTCGCTGGAGCAATTGAGTGAAGCCATGTGAGTGGTGCGAGAATGAATTTTCTCCTGCCGTAAGTTATCAAATTTATTGTAGTCCAGAATGTCGAGTTGAAGCGACAAAAATTAAAATTGCAGAAAAGCAAGCAATTAATAAACGCAAAAAAAGACATGGCAAAGATCGTAAATGTGCAAGAGGATGTGGGATTGTTCTTTCAGCATATAACGACTCTAACTATTGTGAAAACTGTTCTGTAGATAATAAAAAAGTTAATAAAGCATTAAAAGAGTTGAAGGGGTTGATAGACTATGATGACATACGTTAGACCAGAAAAATTTGTTGCTATTGATGCAAGCACTAATAGTTTAGCATTTGCCCTTTTTGAGTTTGGTAATTTAAAAATGATTGGAAAGATTAATTTTGAAGGAAAAGATATTTATCAAAAATGTATTGATGCATCAAAAAAAGTGCAGTCGTTTTTAAAAGATAAATCATTTATTAATACTGATTCTATAATTATTGAACATACCGTATTTATGAATAGTCCAAAAACTGCAGCAGATCTTGCGTTGGTTCAAGGCGCTATTATTGGAGCAGCAGGAGTTTCTGGAGTGCTTAATGTAGCAAAGGTATCACCAATAACTTGGCAAAATTATATTGGAAATAAAGCATTATCTAAAGAAGAAAAACTTGTTATTAGATTAAAAAATCCAGGTAAGTCAGATGCGTGGTATAAATCTTATGAGCGTAACATAAGAAAAGAAAGAACTATAAAGTTTATTGAAATCAACTATGATAAGATTATAGATGACAATGATGTGGCAGATGCTTGTGGCATAGGACATTGGGGTTTAAATAATTGGGAAAAGGGGGTTGGTTAATGCCAGAGTTAAATGCAAACATACCACCAATTGAATGTTATGTTCGTGGAAATTTTTTAAGAGATCAATTGGATAGTCATGATCAGTATTTTCCATGTGTAATATTTGGTGTTTCAAGTATTAAAGCAAGAAGCCCACTGTTTCATTTTATGATGGAAGATGGTGGGATTTGGTGGAGAATGCCAATTAATGCATTCTGCACTAAACCAGGAGTTCCAGAAGAGCCGATACATAATCTTGTTTTATGGAATTCTTTTAGTTCACACGTTTCTGTTACAAAGTTTCAGGCATTAAGCAATATGAGAATGTCTTATATTGATAGAAATAAAACTAATGTTCCTGGAACTTATCTATTTACTTTAGATTGGCATAGCCCAGAAACTAATATTTTGGATGATGGGTATTCTGAAAATCCAGGACAACATAAATGTGGACATGTAATACAAAGAGATGATGGAAATTTTGCGGTACAGCCAAACAACAGGGTAAGAATTAAAGAGCCATCATTTGTTACTAAAAAAGATCTAGTAATAAATAGGCTAATTAATACAAATAAATGGGATGTTGAAAGTTACGACAAGTGGATACTTGAGGATTCCAATGCCTATAACTATGATGTTCTTGAATTTGATGGTGAAGTATGAGCGATAGAGACATGTTTTTATTTAAAGAGGAAGATTCTGACGTAATCTTAACTGTAAGAACTCTTGCTCCAACAAAGTGGATATTGATGGATCGTGAAACTGGACAGATGTATCAAGGTAGCCCTCACGGATATTGGAATAGGCTTGATCCCGTTATTAAAGTTGACAAAGAGGCATGATGTCTGCTAAACTTTATACTTCAGAGGTATGGCTAAAGAAAAGATTTGTTATTGACAAAAAGTCTCCAGAAGAAATTGCAAAAGAGTGTGGGGCAAGCATAGAAACAATCTATGTTTATCTTGCAAAATTTGGATTAAGGAAGTCAAAAAGATGAGCGATAGTCTTAAAATCACAGTAGACCAGGTGAATCACCCTGAGCATTACACGTCAGATCCATCTGGTGTTGAGTGTATTCAAATTACCCGTCATAGAAACTTTAATATTGGAAATGCATTTAAATATTTATGGAGAGCAGGATTAAAAGATGAGTATAGACATATTGAAGATTTAAAGAAGGCTATCTTTTATATACAAGATGAAATTAATAGAATTGAAGGAAAAAATGTCTAAAGATATTGAAATAGTAGAACATCTAGATGAAATCAATAAGGTTGTTGAAGAATATTTAAAAGGTAGCGATCCAACAAAAATTTCTAAAGATTTAAGTATTCCAAGAACTCGTGTTGTTGCACATTTAAATGAATGGAAAGTTATGGTATCTGCAAATGATGCCATTCGTTCTAGGGCTAAAGAAGCACTTGCTGCTGCAGATGCACATTATGGAAAACTTATTGCAAAGGCATATGAAGTTATTGATGAAGCAACAATGA